ATGTGCACTTGCTCCCCCGACTACACCTGCGAGAGCCACAGAACCCCGGAAGAGAACGCCCGCATGGACAGGCAGGCGTCAGCTCACGGTCACGCGTTCGTCGATGTTCAGGAGGCTCAGCGGATCCTCCTCCAGGGCGCGCCGCGAAGCTTTAGCGAGCAGCAGAAGCTCGCGAAGGCAGCGGAGAGCCTGAACGCGTACCTGGCAGAGTTGGAGGGCTGACCTATGGACTTCGACAACTTCCCGTTGGGCATGTTCGAGGTCGACTGCGATGGCAGCGCCTGCGGATCACACCCGGGCTACCGCTACGTGCATCCCTGCCAGACCGGAGACGAGCCGATCTGCCGCGTGCGTATCGAGAACGGTCGGCGTGTTGAGTACATCCCGCTCGTGGAGGAGGGCTGACCGATGGCCGACAAGCATGCGGTCCGCATGTACGAGAACACGGTCGAGAACCAGAAGAAGACCGCTAAGGACGCCCTTAACGACCTGCGTCGCGCGGTCAACAGCATGGACGTTAACAGTGCGACGCTCGCGTTGTCGACCGCGCGGAACGCCGCGATGACGCTCGCTGAACTGACTGCTTCCCTCTCCGCTCTGAAGGTCACCGAGGATCTTCGCTTCCTTGCCGAGGAGGACTGACCGATGTTCACCCCTGAGGGCTACGACGCTGAGGCCGACTTCCGCGCCACTGGCAGTGTCCTCTGCGACGACTGCGGTAGCCGTGTCCGTCCTCGGACGCTGGAGTCACTGCCGCCGCACAACTGTGCCGAGCGGGCCCGTGCGCGGCGCGAGGCCGCCGCGCGGGACGGAGGATCGACCGATGCGTGACCTGAACCGGCGCAATGAGTTCGCCTGGAAGTCCTCCACGGGCCGCTACTTCCGTCTCGGCTACAGCGAGGCGTGGGCACGGCTCAAGCAGGGCGAAGAGGTGTACGAGCGGATTCTTCCGGACTGCAGCATCACAGTGCAGGAGAAGGCGCGGATTCCATGGACGCTGGTCAACCCGAATGCCGAGGAGACGTGAGATGACACTCAACGTGGGCGATCAGGTGGTCGTCGTCGAGCATGACGAGGCCACCCGCACACCCCGGCCAGGAGGGCAGAGACTCCCCGCCCGAGTTGTGGCAACGGAGGGCTCCTACCTCCAAGTCGACTACGAGGATCGTGCGGTCAACCGAGGTAGGCCAGACGTGTTCTGGGCGGACTCGCTGCGGCGAGCATGGGACGGTGCGCTCCGCTGGCGACTGATGACCGAGGAGGCGTGACATGGCGAAGCGGCCGACACCGCAGGACGGCGCCGAACTCACCGATGAGGAGTTCTGGAAGCGGTTCGAAACGATCCTGGCGTGGCAACGTGCTGGCGAGATCACATCCGCGGACGCCGTGGCGGCTATCCGTCGTCTGACCGACGAGGAGACGTGATGGCTCTGCCGACGTTCGAGGAGATGCGCCGCAACGCGCACCGTGAACTCGCTGACGTACTCGACGGCATGCGCTCCGACTGGCAGCCCGGAGCCGGCCCAACCGCCCGGCAGGCCGAGGACTGGGCGGAGGCCCGCTCCTTCATCACCAAAGCGAGAGCCGCACTCGACAGAGCAGCGAGGTAGATCGTGAAGGAACTACTTCCCATTGGGACGCTCGTACAGGTCACGCCGTTTCCGACCAGTGAGAAGCGTCCGTACCAGGCGATCGTCCGGGGTTACGACATGGGACGCACGAAGTACCACCTCGGCGACGAGTACATGCGCGGACTGTTCATGGAGAAGGGTCTGAGTTGGGCGTTCCCCGGCCAAGTCAAAGAGATCAGCAACGGGACCGACCGTTACCCGGACTGCACCTGCTGGGCTCCGGACGATGCCGAACCCGAAGACCACGACACCGACTGCCCCGAACACCCGACCGGAGAGGACGGCTGCGAATGAACAACAGCTACCAGGTCCAGGTCAGCAACGACCTCGACGACAGATGGACGCCCATGACCCCGCCAATCAACCATGGCTCTGGTGCTGGCCTCGCTGGCGACTACTGGCACACCAGCATGAGAGAAGCTCGCGTGCATGCTGACAAGCTCAGCAGGGCGCTGCAGTGGCGTGAGGTCCGTATCGTCCGCAAGGACATGGCCGGCCAGATCTCGGTCGCAGTCCCGGCAGTGTGACCGATGACCGCCAGCACATCGCCAAAGCCAAAGCAGCACTCGACAGAGCAGCGAGGTAGCCGACCATGACCATCAACACCAGGACCGCTGAGGAGCGCCGCCAGCTCCGCGACCGCTTCCGAAACGTCCTCCTCGAAGCCGCCAAGCAGCGGGGCAAGCGGCCGGACGCGATCCACACCGAGTTCGGGCCGGAGTGGGAGTGGATGCGATTCGAACGGGAGTCCATGCTGACCGCCGTTAACAAGGAACGTCAGCGCCGGAACCTGCCGCCTGCGACCGCCGATCAGGTCCAGACCGCCAACATCCAGGCCGGCGGCCACGTTGACTATGCCGCCAAGTTCGCCCTGTACTGCGCTGAGATCGCCATGGGTATCGAAAGGACCGTGTACTGATGATTGTTCCGCTGTGCCGCCATTGCGGCGTGTTCATCGTGCCAGACCTCGCCGACAACGGCGCGTGGCTCGACGAGGACAACTCAGGGGTGTGCGCCGACAATCAGCACGTCCACGCCCCAGCCGATTAGGGGCAGGTGAACGGTCCCCCGCCGGCCCTGAGGCGAGCGGGGGCGCTAAGCTCCACACCACATTTTGCCAGCTAGCATCACCGCGAAGGTAGTAGCGCCTCCCACCGATCCACGCCACACTCCCACCATGGCAGTGCAACTAGGCATGACCTCCGGCGTCTCCCTCCTAGACGACATGGAGCTCTTCAACCGGATCGCAACCCGCATCACCCGCGAACACCCCGAGATCGACCGGATTCAAGCCGGGAAGATCGTTGACCAGGCGGTGCTGTTTGTTGCTGCCGCGGGACGCTATCCCGGTATGGGCCTGTCCCCTAGTGAGGCCGTTGACCTGGCATGGGATGCATTCATCCTGTACACGCGGGAGTACATGGACTTCTGCGCCCGTGTCTGCGGCCGGTACGTCCACCACACCCCGAACGACAAGCCGGGCAAGGAGATCCGGTTGCCGAACGGTGACCCGATCCGCACGCCAGCAGAGACGGCCGATGTTCTCCGCGAGTGCGGGTACTGGGTTCTCGATGAGCTGTGGCCCGCCGAGGCCAAGGCCGCGAACTGCACGAACTGCTACAGCGGCGACCATGTAGGGAAGCCGCCCCCGTCGCTGTGCTGACCCCTGAGCACGATCAAAGCCCCCGTCTCCGAGGCGGGGGCTTTCTGCTGCCCTAGGACGATCCCGGCTCCGGGAGACGACGCAACACCTCAGCGAGAGACGTCTTGATCTCCGCCACGTCCGACTCCAGCGACCTCAACCGGGTATCGATCGACCCAAGATGCGCCGTGGTTTCCCCACGGAACCCCGCCAAGTCCTCCTGCATCCGCTTGTGCTGCGAGTACAGGATCGCCAACCCGGTTGTCTGCGCGTCGGTCTTCACGAGGTGGATGAACTCGAACCGCTGAACCGCGTCTTCCGCGCGGGTGAGACGGTTCAGGAGCTCTTGCGTCGCCTCGGGGGCCTCCATGCTCACAATGCTAGACCTTCGCCTCACAGGTGGCCCGTCAAGCGCGGAGACCGGTACCGGCTACGAACGGCCGCAACCGGCAACCAGCCGCATCCCGATCACCGCATACGGGCACCAGCCCGACATGGGCGACGAGGAACCACGCAGCAAAGCCGTCAACGACCTCCGGCGAAGCCTCAAACGAGGACTCGGCCCCTACCGAACCTATCTGCGGACGATCCTCGACCACATCGACCACATGGACCAAGGCGACCTCGACCAACTCGGCGCGCTTCTAGGGATTCTCGAAGGCAATACGCCGACCGGACGCGGCGAGATCCTCCGGCACCTGCGGGCCGTCCACACCAAAGAGCAGTGCCAACTCGATATGGCACGCGAGGACCTGGCCGAACCGGAGACGCCAGCGAAGATGTCTCTTTGGGAGACGATCCGGCAGGGCATCCGACAGGACCGGAAGCGCTAGCCGCGGCACACGGCCCGCGCGAGCCCGTCCGTCAGGCCAGCCCTGGGCAGTTGTCACAACACTCGACTGGATGACTGCCGATCACCATCGCGTACAGGTCGCGGTCCGCCTGATCGTCAGAGTCGAGCGGCACCATGAGCCCTTCGTCGTCAACGATGGCCATACCGTGGTTGCGCACATCGGTCGGCACACTCGGTTCGATGTCGTCGGGGTCGATCCACGGATGCAAGCTCATGCAGCTACTCCTCGTCGTCTCCTGCTGATCATGTTCACGATCTCCACGGGGTGATACCCCTTGCTCAGCATCCCGTCAGCGGCAGACATCTCGTAGACGTCGAGGTCATTACCGAAGGCATCGAGGATGTAGTCGTGGCAGTCGTTTGGGTCATCGAAGTCATACCTCTCGGCCTGTGAGCTTGCTCGCTGGCCCGCGACATGAGGAGCGGAAAGGTCATATGTGTTGGTGTCATGTGTAGGTGGTGTCTGCTGGGCGGACCACCCCTGGTTCGGCTCCCGGTCCACTAGTGGTTCGGTGTGCGTACCACTCTTCGTCAGGCGTGCGGCAACATCCAGGATCCGCGCGGTCTGCTGTGCCGCCAGCGTCAGCGCTTCGAAGGCTGGCTCGCGCCCGTTCTTGCCGACCATGGGGATGTGGCTCAGATCGATGGGGAGGCAGAGCTGGTATTCGTCGCTGAGTCCGGAGTTACTCCCCTGGGCGCTTGCCCTGCGGAACAGGAAGCCCATCCAGCGCATGGTGGCGAGCGCTTCGATGACCGTGGACTTCGAGTGCCCGGTGATGGCCATCAGGCGGCGAATGCCTGGGAAGACCTGCTTGCCATCCCTGTTCGCGAATGTGGCAATAGCGAAACCGACGTTCTTCACGGGCGGGCGGACGATGACGTACCGCCAGGTCCGGAGCCACTCGTAGGAGTTGTCGATGACGCGGAGCGTCCTGAGGTCCGGGATGGTCTTTGGGATTCGTGGCTTGCCCACGATCGCTCCAATCTCTCGGGGGCGAGAGACCGGAAGGTCGGGGCCGGAACCTGCCATTGGTAGCAACGCTGCTGAGCGGTGTGTACCATGGAGGGAAGTCAGCTCAGGGTCCGGCTTCCGACTCGTCAAGTCTCTCGGATCTTCGACACTGCCCCGGTCGCAACCCGGGGCTTTGTCATTTCTAAGGTTACTAGACTCCCAAAGCTTCCTTGCCTTTCAGGACTCCCGCGTGTTCTCCGAATTGCCATCCGTCAATAGATCGAACGACCGGCTGATGACCCGCAGCGCATCATCCCCGCTAGCGCCAGCCTCCCGCAGCAACTCAAAAAAGCTGACGTACTTCGCGACCTCTTCCGGGTCGCTGATCTCCACCTCTCCGGAGATGGACTCCACGATTACAAGGTTGTCGTCATAGATTCGGAACCCGCTCAGAGGAAAGACCGGAACCTCACTTTCAAACGGGACGATCCGGAGATCGAGACTCGCCAGACCCGCCACAGCTATGAGCCGATCCAGTTGTCCCCTAAGAGTTGGGACGGACGCCAGCCGCACACGTAGCGCGCTCTCAAGCAGAACGACCTGGACCCGCTTGCTCGGGTCGTACAACACTTGCTGCCGCTGCATGCGGGCGGCGACTGTCCGCTCAATGTCGTCCTCGCTCGAACCGAACGCGAGCGGCCCCGAGGGGATATGCAGCGACTCGCGGGCGTACTCGGCCGTCTGCAACAGACCCGACATCATGCTCGGCTGGAACTCCCCGATCCGATCCGCCTGCGATTCGATTGCGAGGATCTCGGCCTGCACGCCCGCGGCGCCGACCTCGCGGAAAGCGTCCTTCCAGTGAGTGTGCTCGTAGCGCGCAGTGTCGAGCAGGCTTACCAGTTCGTCAGCTGTGCCTGCTGGGGTGCCGACTCGTTCCGTCCACGCTGTGATGTCGTCAGCGGATGGAAGCTGCTTCATGGTCTCGATCTTCGAGATCTTCGACTGCGGCCAGCCGAGGGCACGCGCGAGCGCCGAGCCGCTAAGCCCGGCACTTTCCCGCAGTTTCTTGAGGCGTTCAGCGAGCCGGGCGCGGTCTCGCTGGTATATCCGGATCGGCAAGGTTCTCCTATCTCACGAGACTTCTTGAAGCCTCATTAGGTCTGGATGACGGTGCATGTACTCGGTGAAGCCGACGGCCGTGTGCATGGCTACGTCCCTCATGTGGTTGTGCCTGACGACCTCGGCTGGGTCTTCGATGTGCTCAGCGAACAGGAACCGGCCGTCCTCGTCGTAGGACATGACCCATAGGTAGCGGGAGTCGAACAGCCAAAAGTCGTAGTCGCGGGGAAGCCCGTCGACCCACGTTCCGGCCTGTACGGGTGCGATTCGGATGTCCTCGCCGGCCGTGACGTTGTCCCCGTAGCTCCAGCCGATCTCGTACCGCAGGTAGTCGGTGAGGGGCTCAGTAACGATGTGGACGCGTCCCATCCGCTTGCCGCGGGCGGAGGCGTCACGGATGAGAGCGCACCACTCGTCTTTCGACGGGTCGTCAGGGCGGGGTTCCCCTGCGAGGAAGCGTCGGATCGGCTCCTGCTCGTACTCGACGGTGTACTGCTGCAACGTCTCGAGCCGGAACGCCGTGTGCTCGAACGTGCGGAACAGGTCGGTGAACTCCGGGCCGAGCGTGGTGATGCGCTTCCCCATCACTGCTCCCGCTGCGCCTTGTAGCGCTCGATCGCGCCGAGCACGATCTCCGGGTCGATCCGGACGGCGGACTCTCCGGGGAGGACGTTCTCGAGCTCGCCGAACGTGTTGTCGTCGAGGACGTGGCCCTGGACGACGAGTTCGCCTGACTCTGCGACGTACACGGTCGGGCAGCCTCCGTTCCCTGAGCCCGGGTCTTTGTGCAGCTTGGTGAGCTTCATGCTCGGTCCTCCACCTGCTGTTGCGCATGATTCTTGCATCATGCGTGTCTGCCATCCAGCGTCGCCGTTCGCGTATGCCGTCGTCAAGGGAGCTTTGGGCGTCCTGAGAGCCCAAACGGTGGTACCGAACGGGATTCGCTAGGAGAGTCATTCCGAATAGTTAGAGAATAATTCTTGACTCTGGGCGTTAGGTCCGGCACGCTCAGAGCGTGCAGTCAGTTGAGGAAGTCTTGAGCGGCCAGACCGAAGAGCAAGGCAACGAGACGCAGGACGTCGCAGACGTTCGCCCTCTCCCCGAGCCCGACGACCGGCCTGAGTTCATTCGGGTCGGCGAGGCGGCCAAGGCGATCGGCGTAAGCCCGATGACAGTCCGCCGCCTCTACGACGCACGCAAGCTCCCCGGCCAGACCATCAACCGGACTCGGCTGATCCTGCGGGTCTTCGTTGACGGCTATGTCGCTGAGATCAAGGCCGGCCTTCAGCCCGTGCTTGAGGACTATGCCAAGGATTGGTTCCAGCAGGCCGCAGAGGAGATGGCGTCATGAGCGAACAGACTGTCTGGCGGATCTCCCCCGACGACACCGCGAAAGCCCTCCAGATCCTGCAGGACGCCGACAAGGAACTCACCAAACGTCTACACCACATCTACGGATCGGGCGCTGACCGGTGGCCTGGCTACGAGATCCGGATCTACGCCATGGGAGGCACACGGCTGCTGTCGGACGTCGACCACGGCGAGGAGATCTTCAACCTCTTCCAGAAGCTCATCAAGTACGGGCTGCGCGGCGGGGTCCGGTTGGAGATCCAGTGGCAGTGACCGCCCCCATGAGCAGCGAAACGAAAGGTGATCTCGCGTGGGCAAGAAGCTCGCTGCCGCGATCGAATGCGACAACCAGCTTGAGGACGCTGGGATGCACGGCGACGACCGTGCGACCTGCTGGATGCACCAGTGCTGGGCCGAGAACTGCGAGGACCTGCACCAGTAGCGCCGCCCCCATGGACAGCAAAAAGCCCCGCCCGGCACTGGCATGCCGGAACGGGGCGAACGGAACCAACCCGCTTCCAACAGACAGGAGAACTGTTCCAATGGCAGTAACTCTAGAACACGGCGTGCCCCGTCGCATAGCAGACAAGGACGGCACCCCTCAGTTCCGGGTTCCCAGCGTCATCGACATCACCGCCCTCGCCGCTGCCCTGAACTCTCAGCTCAATGGCGCGGACGTCACCGACGAGGTGACCGGGTTCCTCACGGTCACCGCAGCGGCCTTCGCGATGGGCATGGAGCACCAGCGCTCCCTCGCGGAGGTGGCGTGATGCGTCCCCTCCCTCTCATCGTCCACGTCGGCCGGGACTTTGACAGCGACGAGAACCAGGACCTCCGCGACCAGTACGACAAGCTCCAGAACCAGGGCGGGCGGTGACGACCATGACCGCAACCATCCTCAGGATCATTGTCGCTTTTGTGTTCATGGTCGCCGGTATCGCTATTGCGGTCATGCCGTCGCCGTCCGGCCCGATGGGCACAGCGATCGGCGTCGTCTGCGCAATCATCCTCGCGGTGGCGTTCGTCCTCGACATGCGCGAGTCACGTGCCGAGCGCCGCGAGTACCTCAAGATGCGCACCGGCATCCAGGTGATCTCCGCTCCGAGCAGCGGCCAGGACGGTGACACTCGATGAGCAGCGCCGAGTGGCATGTCGTCCCGGACGACCACCCCGCCGTCGTCAAGGCGATGCGCCTGTACGACGACGTCCTCAACGAGGATGAACGCCGCGGCATCTTCCAGAACCTGATCCGTGCAGTCGCCGCAGCCAACGACACGGGCGACAACGCCCCGCTGGTGGCCTTCGCCGAGTCCCTCAAGCTGACGGTCAGGCTGCGTCTCATCCCCGAGTACCAGCAGGCGATGCGCGACTCGCAGAACCGGCCCCCGGCCCGCTACGAGGACTGTGTCGACGTCACCGAGATGCTCGCAGAGTTCCGTGAGGCCGGTGATGACCTATGAGCACACGCACTCTCGCCGACATCGATGCGGACATCGACCGCTGCCAATGGCTCCGCGAGCACATGCACGACCTCGGTGACGTCCTCAACCAGGACAGCACGCTCGCCCGGCTGAAAGCGGAACGCGTCGAGCTGACTGGCCAGGCGGTGGCGTCATGACCGCGTACACGGACCTCGTCGGCCACCAGGTCGACCAGCAGTTCCTGCTCCGCCAGCTCGAGCAGGCCACCAACCAGACCAGCACCAGCGGGAGGTGAACCCGATGCCGTTCGAGAAGACCATCCTCTTCGCCGTCGTCTGCGACGGATGCGGACCCGACTGGTGGGAAGGCGTCACCGACACCCTCCCCCTGTTCATCTCCCACACCCTCGCGATCCAAGAACTCACCAACGACTACGAGTGGCGGATCACCCGTCAGGTCGACGGACGCCACCACATGCTCTGTTCCGTGTGCGTCGGCAAGCAGGACTGCAAGCAGTACGGGCACCGGTGGTTCCGCATGTCCGCGGACGACGACCGCCGCATCAACCCGGCCCTGGAGTCCTGCAGCCGCTGCAGCATCATCCGCCGCGACGACGAGCCGCCTCCCGGCCACCCCGACTCCATGACCCACCTCCTGTCCGACTCCGACGAAGAGTGGCTTGCCGCCCTCGACGCCGAGCTTGAACCCGACCGAGCCAACGAAGAGGTCTGATCATGACCGCCCGCCAGATCCGCCGCGCGGAGGCGCTGTACCGTCCCGACCGCGAGGACCTCGTCGACACCGAACCGTGGATGGCGCAGAGCCGCTGCACCGAGACGGATCCTGAGTCGTTCTTCCCGGAGAAGGGCGGCTCGACTCGTGCCGCCAAAGCTGTGTGTCGCAAATGCGAGGTCCGCACGGAATGCCTCGACTACGCACTGCGCAACGACGAGCGGTACGGGATTTGGGGCGGCATGTCCGAGCGGGAACGCCGCCGGCTCGCCCAGGAGCGCCGGGAGCCTGTCGCGGACGGGCACCAGCGGTGCGTAAAGTGCGAGCAGATTAAGCCGCTGTCGGCTTTCCACCGGAACCCGAAGACGAAGAACGGGCGCACGGGCAAGTGTGCGTCCTGCCGGAACACCGAAGGGCGCCGGAACGACCGGATGGCGGTGGCGGCATGAAGTTCCGTAGGCAAATACCTAACGTTGTCTCGTCCGTTCAGGACCAAACATCGAAAGCCGAAGACCTTGCCCGCATTCCGGGTCAGGAACGGCTCGCGGACCCGCGCACTAATCCCGCAGTACGCCCCCACGCCGACCGGCTCCGGGACATTCAGCACCGAATGGCATTGGATGCCGAGCACGGCCGCACTCGTCGCCGTCACCGCGTCGAGGACCGACGTGCCTCGCATGCCGAAAAAGCGCTTGAGGCATTGCAGGAAGCACGAGAAGCCTCATCGGCCGCCCGGTCTGTTCTCGCGCTGCATGCCAGCCGAATTCGGTATATGCGTCTGTCGCTCGCCACGTCGGTCGTGTTGGCGTTCGGGTCGGCTCGCGGACTGGAGCACCTGGCCGGCGAGTACGACAACATCCCGAAGGGTTCGGGGTACATCGCCGAGATCGGCCTCACCGGGCTCGCGACCGTCGTGATCCTCGCCAAGTCCGACCTGGCTCAGCATGGCGGGAAGGTCAAGGCATGGCAGGACGTCGCCTTGTGGGCGTTGATGATCACGCCTCTCGCGGCATCGATGGGAGCGAACGTCTACGGCGGCAACGTGATCGGTGCGATCTGCGCTGCCGGAGCCGCAGCGTTCGCGTTCTTCTCGTTCATCGTCGCGACCGTGTTCGCGGTGTCCGCCCGGGGCCAGGCCGAGAAGGTCACGGGCGAGGATGAGGCGTCGCTCCGCGAGATCGCGGTTGGCGACGATCTGTTCTCTGCGCGAACCAGCGAACCGGTTCACGAACCCGAGGTTCAGCAAGTTCGCGAACCGGAGGAGCCGAAGGTTCACGATGTCCCTGTTCACGATGCTGATGAACCCGCGAACCTGAACCAACGCGAACCGCGTGAACCCGAACCCGCGAACCAGCGAGTCGAGGTTCAAGAACCCGAGGTTCACGAACCGGCGAACCAGCAGGTTCCAAACCCCGAGGTTCAGGAACCGCAGCGAACCAAGCCGACCGCCACCAGCTTCGGCGACAGGGCGCGCAAGAAGGCCGCTGAGGTTCAGCAGGTTCGCGACCTGATCGACGAGCTCGGCTACGACGCCGTCACCTTGGGCGTGGTTCGCGACCGGTGCGGGTTCACGAAGACGACCGCCTACAACCGCCTCGTAGAAGCACGGAAACTCACGAACCAGGCAGCCGCCTCGTGAACCTGAACCACCCTGAACCGCGAACCTGCCGTGAACCGAATCGAGGAACCCGATGAGCTCCAACATCAGACCAGCCGTAACGACCGCGGTAGCGGCGGCCATCACCGGGGCTGTCTTCGGTGGAGTGTTCGCGACGGCCACGGGATGGGACCTGAACACCTACATGAAGTTCGTCGGCTTCCTGGTCGTCGTCGCCTTCGTCGTGGTCGGCGCCTGGATCTACCAGACCTACATGAAGCCGAAGCCAGCGCACGGTGAGGAGTCCAGCGATGGCCGGTAGGCGGCGGGATAAGGGCAAGCCCCTGAAGCGGGCCGTCAGCGCTCAGCGGCTGCGGCAGCGCCTCGACGCCGAGCTCGCCGACCTCACCGATCCTCGCGACCGGGTGAATGCCGCAGCGGACTACGTGCGGGCAGCGTTGGCCCGCCAGCCAGGCCGTGTGGACGTCGCTACCGAGGTCGTCGATGGGCTCACGGACGCCGGCGACCGGATTCTGAACCTGAAGGAGGTAGCGGCATGACCGTGACGGACAGTCACAGTGCACTGCACAGTGCGGACCAGCGGGGAGACGCGCCCTCGAACGGGGTCCACGCGTCCGTGCGCGCACCTGCGCGCGAGAGGACTGAGTCTACCGCACAGTCCGACCCACAGAGTGCAGTGACCGAGAGTGACGGCTTCTGGGATGTGTGGGAGTGGTTCAAGGACTGGATCACTCCGCCTGCGGTCTGGACAGACGGCAGCGAACCCCTCGAGCAGGAGTGGGCCTACGCGTGCCGCGGCGAGTGGACGTCCAAGGACGGCATCCCCCGCACCGCCGGCCAGGTCTACTCCCTGCTCGTCGTCATACCGATCGTCACAGTCGCCGAGTACCTCAAGTGGATCGTCAAGCGCCCGACCCGGCTCATCGCCGCCAGCGCGCTGCTGTTCGTCCTCGCCCAGTTCCCGCCGGTGAGCTGGCTCATTTAACACAGGAAGGAGAAGGACAATGCATCTGCACTTGGAAGGGTTCGCGCTCATGCTCCCGGCGCTCGCGCTCCGGTGGGTGATCAACAAGCGCGTCAACGCGCGCGGACGAGGCCAGACCGCCGTGTCGGTCATCGTCATGCTCGTCTCGCTCATCGCCGGGCTCGGCATGGCGTACACGTTCCTCGGCGACTTCCTCGCCTGGAGCGTCGACTGGGTGTCGGGAATGTCCACAGCCCTGAAGATCGGGATCCCGCTGGCGCTGACTATCGCCGCGGCCGGTGTCGCCGTCGCGGACATCGCGTTCGACCGTCGCGCCGACAACGCTGCCCAGTTCTCAGCCATCCTCGCGCCGACGATGCTGGCGCTGGTCATCGCCGGCTCGATCGGAGCCACAGGCGGTAACGCAGTGCATCAGACGTATCAGCGTCTGCACACGCAGGTTGTGAAGATGGGCGGCCACGGCTAATGGCCCTCCTCATCGTGATCTTCGCCTACTACTGCGTGCGGAACACGACGCAGGACCTGATCTATGCGATCACCGGCCGGATTCCGCCGTCGTTCATTCGCGAACAGGAACGCATCAGGCGGCGTGAAGCGAATCGTCCGATAACCGCGAACCGCGGGCATCGGAAGTTCTTCCGGAACGCTTACAACGATGCATGGGAAACCGCCGAGGAACGGCGCGCCCGGTGGGCCGGGAAGCGCACCCAGAAACGCCACGAAAAGTGGGCGACAGAAGACGGCGCTGCTCCCGCTCCCGTGCAGACCAATGCACGACCGGAGGAAGCCCTCACGACACCCGCCGTCGCAGCTCCTGACGTTCCGGGCGAGACGGCCCAGCCGTCCGAGCCGGCACCTCCGGCGCCGGTCGTACATGACGAAGACACCTACGTCCTTGGCGGGATGCGGGAATCGCTGTACCAGCGGTATGCGATACGCCGCCGCAACGGCGGCCAGCCGTCGACCCCAGTGGCGCTCGCCGATGAGCTCGATATCTCTATGGCCGAGGCAGCCCACGTCTGCAATGCGTGGGAGGCCCGATACCACCGGGAGATTGACCCGGACCAGCCCCCGCCGCACCTGCTCGAGTACCAGAAGAGCAGTCGCTGCCGAGACTGCAGCGGGCCGATCACGCTCACGAAAGACCAGCAACGGCCCGGCCAGTGGGTTGTGGGTGTCGATCACGCCAGAGACGACTGCCCGCAGATCCCGCGTAGCTCAACTCCCCGAGAACAGCACGACGAGCAGGTCCGGCAGCTCGCCGACCAGGCCACCCAGGACCCCGCCAGAGCATCTGGCGGTTCAACCACACCCGAGGAGGAGACCGACGTGACCACCACGATCGAGACCACCGGAAACCAGTCCGGTATCGCCTACAACGAGGCCATGGCGAAGACGTGTGAGGAGGGCGCCACGAGCGTGGAGCAGTCCATTGCCGCGCTGCAGAACGGCGAGGTCGGCGCGTCCGTCACCGACCCGATGACGCAGGGCAAGGAGTACCTGAAGCTCGCGCAGGCCTGCTTCGAGACGGCCGGCGAGGAACTCACCTCCCACCTGAACGTCACGGAGGCGTACAGCGCCAACCCGGACGCCGGTAACAAGCAGTTCGCGACTTCCGAGTAACCACGCCACGTTCCGTGTGGAGCGTGAGGGTCACCCGCGGACGCAGGGCCGCGGGGATCCCTGACCCGCCACCCGCCAATCGACCTGAAAGAACGGAGGAGCCGATGTTGGACCAGCAGACGCCACCGCAGGCCACCGGCGACGACATTCGGCACGACTCCAACAACGACACCCGATCCACGCCGCTCGACACGGCGAAGCGCTGGGAGTCTTCCGGGATCTTCGTGAAAACCCAGCGTGACCTGACGTCCACGCTGTGGCGGCTGCGCCGGCAGATAGTTCCCCACCTCGTTACGGGCGGGGTAGCAGGTGCGGGCCTGGCGGCACACTCCATCGCCGCGCCCGGCGGCATGCCCGCGTGGATGCTTGCGCTCGTCACTGCGGCGGGCGGCGCTATGACGACGGCTACGGCCTGGAAGGCGATGCTCCGGCGGCGCCCTCGCTGGGCAAACCGTGTCCTCGGCGCCGGCATGTTCGCGTCCGCCTGGCTGGCGACGACACCATTCGGAGTGACGATCGAACAGGCCGGAGCTCTTCTCGCTGCGGACTATGCGTTCGGCGCGGCCTGGTGGCGAGCGAACCGGATCGGATGCCCGCTGCCGGACGCGATTGAAGAGCCGGCAGAGGAGGAGATCACCGAGATAGACGAGATCGTCGCGGACTGGGACCAGTACGTCGCCTGCGATGGCGGCCCGCTCCCGAAGTCCCGGCTGGTAAACCCTCAGATCACCCCGCACACGCAGTCGTTCGAACTTGAGTTCTGGCGCGGCCGGCAGAGCCTGTCCACAGCGTTCGCGAACCTGGAGAAGATCGCGGGCGGGCTCGACCGGGACGTCGATGAGATCATCCTCGAAGGCCCGCCGAAGGTTCCCGGTCAGCGCCGGTCCGCAGCCCGAGCCCGGTTCCAGGTCATCACGAACTCACCGATCGCCGGGGACGTAAATTTCACCGGTCCGCGTCGCGATGGCGGCATGCTCAACCTTGGCCCCTTCGCCGATGGCGCCGGGGACGCGTCCTGGCGGCTGTACACGCCCGGTTCCATGTGGTCTGGGGTGATCATCGGCGGTACCGGTATCGGGAAGTCTCGGCTCGTGGAGAACATTGCGATCTCCGCGCTGTCCGGCGGCGACACCATCATCATCTACGTCGACCCGCAGGGTGGTGTGTCGTCGCCGGCGCTGGCCGACAATGCGCGCGTGTTCATCCCGGGCGTGAACATCGACATGCTCCTTGAGGCGCTTCTGGCGGGTATCGCAGCCCGCGGCGAAGAGAACGCCGCCGAGGGCTGGATCGGCTTCACCGCTTCCTCCGAGCGGCCTGGGATCCTCACCATCATCGAGGAGTGTCATCGTCCGTTCGCGGACAAGGAGACCGCCGCGAAAGCCTCCTATGTCGCCCGCGAGGGCCGCAAGGTCGGGTTCGCGTTGCTCACCGTGTCGCAGTATCCCGGCCTCGTCACGTTTGGGAACAACGAAGCCCTCCGCTCTTCGATCATGGAAGGTAACGGCATCGTTCTGCGGTCCACGTCGAACCAGACGAAGGGCCTCATGCCGGGCCTTGATGTCGACCCGAAGACCCTCCCGAAGATCCCCGGTTATGGGTACATCCTGGGCAGCGCCGAGAATGGATCTCGTACCGCCCCGTTCCGGAACCGTGATACCGGAGATGACAGCGAAGCTACTGGCCGATGGCTCGCCGCCCAGCCTGCACCGCAGATCGATCCACTGCTAGCGAACGCGTTCGCACGCAGCCGTGGCGGGTTTCTGTTCGATGAGGTCGATGATGCAACCGCACAGCGACGGGACCTGGCCCGCGCCCGAGTCGAGGCGATGCGGAACGGCCTCGACCCGGATGTTGTTGCGCCACGTCCGACCGTCGCCCTGACCCGTCCGGCACCGACCGCGGCGGCAACCGACGAGGAGCTCGGTGAGCTCATCGAGTTCCCGCGGGCACTCACGGCCGAACAGGTCCGTACCCCACATCGGCCGACGCGGACTGAGGAACTCAGTGCATCGCAGCAGGCAGTACTCGAAGCGGTCGCGCTTGGCGCGACACGCCCCAGCGAGATCGAAGAGCACACCGGATTGAAGCATCGCCGTGTCGCCGAGCTCTTGAAGGAGCTTGTCGCGGCCGGCTACCTGACCCAGCCCCGCTACGGCCGCTACGAACGCGCCGCCTGACCCCTACACCGCCCCCACGAAAGGACACCTGCCGTGTCTTCTACTAGTGATACCTGGAACGACCTGAACAACGCCGTGCTGGCCGTCTTCAAGGACACTCCGCTCACTGCCGGTGATGTGCGCCGTGTCCTGCGGGACGTCCCGGACTCCTACATTCGCGCCGCGCTGAACCAGAACACCGAGCACGGGTTCCTGTCCGCTCACCGCGGTGCGGTGCACACGACGTACACGATCACTGAGGCTGGCCGCCGCCACCTCACCAACACCCTGGAGGTGGCCTGAGCCATGGCGTCCTTCGACATTCAGCCCCGGCGTGACGGTGCCACGCTCACTCTGATCTCCGATGACCGAAAGAGCGCCGTCTCTGAGGACTTCGACCTTCGAGCGGCCGAGCAGTTCGTCAGGATGTTCTGCCACGTCGCGGGTCTCCCTGAGCCCTGGAAGAAGGGCTGAGCCGTGGCACACAACATCAACATTCAGCAGGAACGCAACGGTGTACGAGTCACGATCACGGCCACCGGCGGGTCTCAGACGATCGTCGATTGGTCCAGATCAGAGGTGGCCGAGGTCGTCCGCGGGCTGTGCAAGCAGGCCCGCCTCCCAGAGCCATGGACGGGGCGCTGAGCCGTGGACAGCAACCATCTCGACACAGACCGCGCCTACACGCGCGCGTTCGACCGTCACTGCTACGTCCGGAACCTCACCACCGGCGGCAGCGAAACCGTCACGAACCTCACCGAGGCCGAGCAACGCCGTGACGAGCTCGAGGCAACCGGCGTGCGGGTCCGGATCACCAGCGCCTACAACCAGCCTCTCTACGAAACCCCGGAGGGCTGACCCATGGCCAAGCTCCAGTTCCGCATCACCAACATCCGCTTCGACGATGACGAGGAAGTCACCGAGCTCACTGCGGTCGTCCGCGACGACGCCTTCGGAGTCATCGCCGGAATCATCGAGGACGTCAACACCGTCAACACGGCCCGCTGCGACACCGAGATGACCGTCGTCTTGCCCGTCAAGGACGCGATGACGCTGTATCGCGAGTGTGGGTCCATGAATGGTCTCGACCCGCGCCATGAGCAGGGCGGTCACCAGATCTGGGACAGCCTGAACTGGGTCTACTGCAGCCTGATGGACGAGGGCTGAGCTGTGGCCAACACCTACTGGGTCACCGTCCATGGCCGCTACATGGCCTCGCGAACCTTCTTGGCGTCCACGCAGAGGTCATCCACCACCACGTGACGACCAGGTCGCGATCGAGGCCGCGCTTCCCGTCGTCCACGCCGTCCTCGATGCGAAGCACTGACCAGCCCAATCAACCAGAAGGAACTGACTAGCCATGAACTGCGCCAACCAGAACTGCCGTCGAGAGATCCGCCGAGGCGAGCGGTACGTCGCCATCAACCGCCACATCTAGGTCGCGGCGAAACCCAACCTCATCGAACGCGTCCGGGGACGCAACGACGTCGTCAAGGTCGAGGACGCCGAACTCGTCGCCGCCTACCACCCCGGCTGCGAACCGCAGCGCTGACGTTGCGTCCTGGCGCCGGTCTCGTACCGGCGCCTCACGGAACACCAGACACCAGGAAAGGAACAAAAATGCTCGACAAGATCAAAGACGCCGTGACCCCGATCTGCAGGCAGGTCAACTACGGCCCATTCAAAGGCGTCGGCCCCGGTGCTGCCGCGTGGCATTGCAACCGCTGCTTCAACGGGTCCTCGGTATGTGTAAGCGTCGAAGACGCGCAGCAGAGGGCCGAGGATCACGCCACCACCCATCCCGGCATGCGCGCCGTCTACTACGAGGGCTGACCGACGATGAGCCTCGGACACCTCGGAGGTGTCTACGCCCTCCTCCACGCCGGCCACGAAGTCGCCGACCACTGGGTCCAGACAGACAACCAGGCACAACGCAAGGGCGACGAAGGGGAACGGGGCCAGCGGGCATGCGCCGCGCACGTCGCTACCCTCACCGCCACCCAGGCGCTGTTCCTCGCCGCCGGCTGTATCGCCGCCAGGGAACGTCTCAGCGTCAGCCGTGTCGCTATCGGCCTCACCATCAACGCCGTCAGCCACTATGCCGCCGACCGCCGCGAACACGGAGCCCTGCCCAAGCTGGTTGACCGTCTAGGACGGTTCGGCAAGCGAGGCTTCTACGAGCTCGGCGACGGCAAAGCAGCCCCGTGCGGCACAGGTACCTACGCACTCGACCAGGCCTGGCATATCGGCTGGCTCGCCATCACCGCAGCGATCATCACCGGAAGGAAGTAATCCCGTGGCAGCCGTAAGCCTGGCCGCCATCGACGGCTATGACCTGGCACATGAGACATGGAAGAACGGTGGCCTGGTCCGCGTCGACATCAAACGCCCAGACGGCGCGACGATCGACTACTTCAACACGAACGCTGAGGACTTCGCCCGCTGGCGCATCGCCAAGAAACTCGGCTGGCATCCGGACTCCGTTGTGACCCTGACTCCCGAAAGGGACTGACGATCCGTCCTGGCGTACCGGCCCCGTGTCGGTACGCCTCGCAGGACCCCTCAATAATCGAGTTCTGCCGACAGAAACCATTCCTTAGAGCACGTCGAACAAGCCGTTCGATTTGCGCCAATAAGCTAAAATAGAAGCAGCTTTGAATAGATAGACTCCCCACCCGATCGAGGCGATTTGAAGATCCCCCGAGATTTACGTCGCACTGCCGACCAGGCACGTAAGGCCGGGTGGGTGATCGAACAAACCCGCAACGGTCACCTCGCATGGAAGCCCCCGAATGGGCGAACCGTGTTTTGCCCGTCGACGCCGTCTGACCGCAGGTCGGTCGCGAATGTGATCGGCAAGCTGAGGCGTGCAGGGCTGAATACCGACCCGAAATGACCCACCCGGAAGGACCAACGATGCCTGACCCCACCACACCCGAGCGCAGGCCATCCGACGATCTACGTGCCGCTGCCGCTGCCCTGCTGTCCGCTGCGGAGCACCTCGAAGGTGCTGTCGGTACGCCGCCGTCCGGCTATCCGATCACCCGTGTCCTGGGGTGTGCTCGTGAGATCAATGCCGAGGTGTTCGATGCCTGAGCCCGCACCGGAGCGCACACCGCCGGACGACACCACCGAGGACGAGCGTCAGTGAAGGTCAGCCGTCATCGCGCTTGGCTCGCTGCTGCTGTCGGCGGACACGGGCCACGTGACGCGTCAGCGCCTCAACGACCACATCGGTCTTGGTGCGGCCTTCTTCGTTGGCGAGGCGCTCGATCTTGCCCCACAGCTCGTCAGAGATGCGCACATGTCGGATCGGTGTCTCGCCCGTTCGCGGTCGCGCCACGCGGCTCCTCGGTCGCTGCTTCTGTGTCCACGGAATCATAGCCACCTCTTTCGGTCAGTGATCAGTTTCTGTGTACACAAGAATATCAGCGGAAGCCTTGCCCGACTAGCCGCGTAGGGAGTAATCTGTGTACACAGAAACAAGCCGGAAAGGGGCTGTGGGCACCGATGACGAAGGCCGAAGCCGCCGAGACTCTGGTCACTTGGATCAACGTCCGCGCTCGCCACTACGGCGTCACGAGGGTCGACAAGACCTTCATCGAAGAGATGCGCGCCGAGGCCCTGTCGTCTACCGGCCTGATCAAGAAGGCCGCCGAGGTCTGCCCGCACTGGACCACTATCCGGTCCGCTGCCCGGCGACTGATGGCGGGCTGACCCTTCCGAGTCGTCGCACTGAGAAACAGGAGCGCACGATGACCGTCAAGCAGGACGAACGGCTCATGTCCAGACTTCTCGTGGAGTGCAGGCAGCACAAGGAGCGCATCGCCGAACTCGAACATGAGGTTGAGGGCTCACGCGCCAAGCGCTGCCAGAGACCCGTCCCCACTCACTGCGATTACGACGACTGCACTCATCGCCCGCTTTGGTCTGTGCAGCACGAGGAGTACGCGGACCACCTCCCACCTGACTTCGCGTGCGGGCTCCACTTGTCCCGCATCTGCACACAGTCCGAATACGAAGAGGGCGACGCCCTCATCGTCGATCGAGTCCGGTTCTCAGTCTGAACGGGGGAAAGATCGTGGTCAGACGACCAGCGAACGAGGAAGCTCAAAGGATCCGCGAGGCACTCCAGAGCGGCAAGACGATCCAGTGGTGCGTAGACACCTATGGCTGGCCACGCTGCAGCATAAGGATCTTCATCGACAAGACGCCCGGCTGGCTCGTCGACTCTGACCGCGACGCCGTCTGCATGTTCGATCGCGAGGTATTGGACGAGAGCGACGTCGGCTACATCTCAGATCCGGTCGGTTACATCGCCGATCCTGTTGAGCGTCTCGCGTGGATGCTCGCTAACGCCCCGGAGTACGTCACACCAACCAGCCGTACCCACCAGATGGAGGCGGCGTGACCATGCCGGACGACACCACCGAGGGCACCGAGACGAGCCGTGAAGGCATCGACTGGCATTGGGGTCCGGACCCGGCGTTTGGGAACCTCTGCCAGCACAAGGGTCCGCGCGAGCGGTGCACGGGACCTGACTGCGAGGACGTGCCGGACGACACCACCGAGGGCACGGAGTTCGATCCGAAGCCCGGCGACCTATGGCGAGACCGCGACGGTCACCTCTGGTTTGCCATGGAAGAGCAGTCCGGGGACTTCGATGACCCGGACCTGGTCTGCGAGAACGGCCAGCGCGGCTACCCCAACGACGTCGAGAGTCAGTTCGGGCCGCTCGTCCGCTTCCAGACCGGCACCGAGCCGAGCAAGGCCGACCAGCAGATGGGCGTCATGGATACGCCCGAGCTGGCCGAGCTCTTCGTTGCTGCCGTGAACGCCGGCCAGGACGGCTTTGTGCCGTGGTGTGTGTTCTGCCGTCGGCCTGTTATCGCGCATCAGGGAGATCTGTGCGGCGCGAAGGCAGGCGAGCCCGCACCGGAGCGCACACCGCCGGACGACACCACACGCGCCCCTGGGCGCTGCCATGACGAAGCGCCCGGACCGCTCGGGACCGGCCTGTATTGCAGCCGACTCACTGGTCACGACGGTGATCACGGGAGCGGCGGCTTCAGGTGGGCATCGACTGCCACACCGCCGGACGACACCACCCCGATAGGAAAGATCATGACTACGACAATTCCGCAGCAGCTCGAAGAGGCCGACTGGGCTCACACCTACGACGGCGTCCGCATCTGGGAGCTAGGCGAAGACGGCGACCTGCTCATGACCGTGGGCCACATCGACAGGGATGTCTTCGCCAAGGCCTGCGACGCCTACGCGCGTGAGATCTGGAGCTACTCCCCCGCCGAGGCCGTGGACGAGGGCCTGACGCAGATCGCAGGTGACAGCACCCACGAGACGGCTCGGATCGTGGACCCGTCCGACTTCCCGTACTACGACTTCGAGGTCAAGTTCGGTGAGGGCGACTTGCCGGTGACGGTCTGGCGGGCTGGCTGATGTCGGACGACACCACCAAGGGCCTGCGCGAGCTGGCGACCGAGTCGGCGTGTCGAGCGTTCGCTGGACAGCCGCCTGACGAGGCCGGTGTGTACGAGCTGGCAGCCGAGCGTCACCCGTGGACGGCTCTCGATGACGCGCTCGCTGCCGTGTGGGCCGTGGTCTCGCCCGTGCTGGATCGGTACCGCAAAGCCGTTGAGGAAGCTCCCGGCGGGGCCATCTGGACCGGGGCATGCATCGAGTGCGGCGCGCCGATTGAGCTGAGCGACGCCATCACGTGGCGGCTGCGCTGGTCCCCGCAGGGCCCGATCCATGAGGAGTGCCGATGACCGAGACCACCGAGGGCCTGCGCGAGACGCTGTTCCGTGCCATACGCGCTGCTGGACGTGAGGTGGACGGCAATGCCCTGAATGCCGTCGTGGCCGCGCTCTCCCGGCTGTTCGACCCCGGCGACCTGCCCGCCCGGATGGCCGCCGCGATCATCAAAGCCTGGCCGGACCTCGCCAGCGACCCCGTCTACGTCGAGCAGCTCGCCGAGGTCGCCCTGTCCGTCCGCTGGGAGGACGCCGTCCGGGACCGTGCGCGCGCCGAGTACGCCGAGGGGCAGCTGTCCTCACGCCGCGACCACGAGAGGCGCTGGGCCGGACGCGAGCGGGCTGAGGCCGAGCTGGAGCGGCTACGAGCCGAGCTGAACAGGACGCAGGACGCCTACGGCGGCCTCAGCTCTGAGCTTGTCCGCACCGAGGCCGAGCGGGACGAAGCGCGCGAGCAGCTGCGCCTCGCGAACATCGACGCCGTGACCACGGCGGCCGACCTCGACCGCACCGAGGCCGAGGTGGAGCGGCTGCGAGCCGAGCTGGCCGCCGCTGACGTCGAGCTGAACGAGGCGCTGAACCACAACGACGACAACTGCTCGGTCGTGGCCGAGCGGGACGCGCTCGTCGATGAGGTGAAGACCCTCCAGAAGGACCTGGAGGAGTTGCGTGGGGCACAGAAGGAGTGGCTGCGGTTCCGTCGCGAGAGGGACGCACTCAAGGCCGCCAACGCCGATGTCCTGAATGCAGCGGCAGACATGCTCGATGCGCTGCCGCCTGGGGGTGCGTTGCTGTCGGGCCCCTACTGGTACCGGCAGGGTGTGCGCGATGCCGCGAGCCTGCTGCGTGACTGGGCTAACCACCCCGGCGCCCTGGACGCCCCTGAGACCCCCGGAGACGCCGAGACGGAGGACCGGTCATGAACCCACGATGCGATGCATGCGGGCAGTTCGTCCGCAAGCTCAGGACGGACGGCGCTGGACAGGCGGTCTACGCCTGGCACGTCGTCTGGGACGACTACAACGGCGGCTGGGAGTACACGTGTTGACGCCCGGAGAGCGCCTCGTGATCTTCATGGCGGCCGTGGCGCTCATGACCATGCTGATTTGCCTCGCCAGCGTGCCGCTCAACCGCTGGTACGCCGCCCGTACCCCCGGAGACGCCGATGCGTGAGAACACGACAGAGCCCATGAACGCCACCCAATGGGGCGTGAGGGCCGTTGACACCGACTTCATCCGCATCTACATCAACGGCTTGCTGTTCGACTTCGACCCGCGCGGGGCGGCCGACCTTGCCCAGACGATCCGCGTCATCCTCGGCATCGAGAAGCCCGCGCCCGTCGCCCCTGAGACCCCCGGAGACCCCCGAGGAGACCGGCCGTGGCTGACGTGATCGTAGGTTCGCGAACTCACGAACTCCGAGTATTCACCGGCTCCGTCGAGGACGCCCGAGAGTACGCGGCGGGTCTGGTCGAACAGCTCAGAGACCAAGGCCCGGAGTCGCGTAACCCCTACATCGACCGGCCCGCACAGTGGGTTTGGACGCCGCAGAACTGGCGGAAGGCCAAGAACGAGTCGGCCCGCAACTTCCGGCAGGGCGTCACCTCGTGCGCATGGTTCGGTCCCGCTGGCCTTGAGGTCCGGATCGAGGACGCCCCTGAGACCACCGGCACCGACGAGACCCACGTGGACCGTCACGGGCGCTCTTGGGACCGTCACCCCTTCGTGCAGAGCCGTGCCGTCGACAACGTGGCCGTCTGCATCTGCGGGCAGCCGCCCGACCACCACATCCACACCGAACGGCCGGTCTGCAAGTGCCCGCCCGGCTGCGGATGTGGTCACCACGAGACCCCCGGAGACGCCGATGAGCGTTGAGACGGTCAAGTACTGGGTCTGCGACGCCTCCGACTGCGGCATCCGGGCTCCGGAAGGCGCGGACGGCTGGTTCGACGGCATCTACACGCACGGCTGCCCGCAACACGCCAGCATCGTCGCCGCTCACAAGGCCAACGTGGACAGCAGTACGCGCGGTCGCGGTTCATGGGCCGTCACCTACTGGTATCTGAACTGCGCCTGTGGCTGGATACCGCCAGCTCGGTGGGCGTCCTGGCACTCCGCACCGCTCCGCGAACAGCACCTTCTGCACTTGAGGACGACCACCGCAACCGCCCATACCCCCGGAGACGCCCTCACGGGCGGAGAGGACTGACCGATGAAGATCTACACGGACTGGGAGTTCCTGGAGGATGGCGAGACGATCGAGCCGATCTCTGTGGCGCTCGTGCGCGAGGACGACCGCGAGTACTACGCCGTCTTCGCGGACATGCCGACCAAGCGGATCGCCAAGCACGACTGGCTGAGGAAGAACGTCGTCCCTGGTCTACCGCGCCTGCATGGCGATGCCCGGATGTTCGCCGGCCGCGGCAACCCGCTCGCGATCGACTGGCAGCACCCCGACATCAAACCGACCAAGCAGATCCGCGACGAGGTCCAGCGGTTCATCGTCAACACCCCGAACGTCGAACTGTGGGGCTGGTACTCCGCCTACGACCACGTGTGCCTCGCGCAGCTCTTCGGCCGGATGATCGACCTGCCGACCGGCATCCCCATGTGGACCAACGACCTGAAGCAGGAGCACCTGCGCCTCGGCGAGCCGCGTCTGCCCGAGCAGGAATCCGGTGTCCACAACGCTCTCGCTGATGCCCGGCACATCAAGGTCATGGCCGAGCACCTCGCCGCCCAGACCCCCGGAGACGCCGAGGAGGCGAAGCCCGGTGAGTGAGACCACTACCGAAGACCTGACGGTCGACTGCCGTAGCCCTGAGGGTGTCACGATCGGGCTGATCGACGGAATCATCACCGCCGCCCGCGTCCTCGCGACCCGCGACCTGGAGCACCCACAGATCACTGAGGCTCTACATGACCTCACTGACGATGAGGACGTAGCACGGCTAATGCGCGGCGTTCACAGCACCGCTGCGACTCCCTCATCCTCAACCCCAGGGGCTGAGGCGCACGACGGTACGGGAGAGGCACAGGAGTCCAGAGAGTGAACGTCACAGCCACACTCAAGATCGTCACAGCGGACGGCGGAGACACCCTCAACGCCGAGATCACCCTGACCGGTCAGCCCGGCCCTGTCCTGGATGCCATCTCCCATGTCGCGCACGGCGCACGAGACCAGCTCACCGATGGGGCTGGAGAGGCTCAGGAGCGCCCACAGTGAGCAGCGTCCGTGACGCCGTGATGATCCAGGGCTCCTGCTCGTTCTGCGGCCGGGCCGCCGAGAGACACGCCGTCTCTGGCCGCCGGTGGCATCCCGGTCGGGCCTCTCGGCCGGCGCGCCCGATATCCAGCACGGTTCGAACAGGAGCTACCGGCTGAGACCGCCCGTACCGACCCATAGACCGCAGCAACCGAGACGTTCGGAGGAGACCAGTGAAGAAGATCCCGACAGTGTTCATCCGCGACTGGGACAACAACCCCAAGTACGTCACCAAGGAGCCGAATCCCGAGTGCGCCTGGGTGTTCGCCGGGGAAGGCGCGGCGACGAGGAAGTACGACGGCACCTGCATGTGGTTCGACGGCCAGCGCTGGTGGGCTCGCCGCGAGGTCAAGAAAGGCAAGCAGCCGCCCGCGAACTTTACACAGGTCGCCGTTGATGAGGAGACCGGGAAGACGGTCGGCTGGGAGCCGATCGAGCAGTCCGGGTTCGCGAAGTGGCATGCCGAAGCGATCCGTGAAGCGGCAGACGCGGACTACCCGGAGGGCGCGAACACCGTCTGGTACCCAGGCACCTATGAGCTGGTCGGCCCGAAGATCAACGGCAATCCTGAGGGCGAAAAGGTCCACACGCTCCTGAAGCACGAGTTCGCGGAGAAGAGCCTCGACGACCGGGATCACGGTCTCCGCACCTACGAGGACATCAGGTTCCTCGTACTCGGCCTTGCGCAGAACGGCTGGGAGGGCATCGTCTACCACCGATCGCCCGGCGACCCGAACACCGAGATGGCCAAGATCAAGGCGCGTGACTTCCCTCGGGAGGCCGAGTGACCGCCGCCTGCAAGACCTTCGGAGGAAACCAGTGAGCGACCCCCTGATCGATGACGAAGTCGTCATCGCCTGTGCCGACCTTGTTGGCCGCACCGGCGCCCGCGGCTTCGAGATCGGATACCTCCACGATGATGTCCCGCCCGAGGAGGCAGGCTGGTACGCCCACGCTCAGCTCCGCGGCGCACGGCTCACCGTCGAGAACCACCGCAACCCGACCGAGGCCGCACAGGCACTCGCCGAGCGCCTCCTGAAGGGCGCGAAGTGCAAATGCGGACGCCTCGTCGCGACCAGCACCGCTGGCGCATTCGCGTTCTTCAAGAGCCACACCGTCGACGGGAAGCGCTGGGATGCGAAGGACTCCGCGAAGGCTGGGCAGTGCCACTGGCGCCGTGTCGGTCGTCGTTGGACGCCTGGATGCGAGCGGGAGGCCGAGTGACCCGCACCGGGCAGGACCACAAACCAGCCGCCGGCATCTCGGCCGTCATCGCTGCTATCGCCCACGGTGACATCGACACCGCGCAGGAAGTCTTCAGATCTGCCGCGGAGCGGACCTCCATCGGCGAGATCGCACAGGCCGCAGGCAAGGCAGTCCACCCGCCCGCCGGCACGATCATCGTTGGCACCTCAATGGCCGTCTACGCGAACCCGTTCCGCGGCGACACCTACTCGTGGCGGTGCGGCTCATGCCCGTGGACCGCGAACAACTACAAGACCCGCCGCGGCGCTGAGACGTCCGCGAGTGAGCACGCGGGGGAGCACCCCGGCATCAAGGTCCGGTGGATCACGAGACCGACAGGAGCATGACCGGTGAATGCCATCGTTGCGCTCCTTGCCGAGCAGTGCCCAGACCTCAACCTCGCCGACACCGAAGCCGCGCAGGTCTCCGTGAAGACCGACGCCACCATTGCGTACCGCCTCAACCGCGGCGAGCATCAGCGACGGCAGGCCGTCGGGCTGACTGCTGTGACCCGCCTCGACCAGCTCGACCTGATGATGGAACTACCCGCCGGCCTGCCCGTGCTCCCGCGAGACACAGACTGGCGGATGGTGAAGAAGCTTCCGCACGGGTGCGTCGATATCACCTTGGGCGGTGTCGTCCGGCAGATCCTAAAGCCATTGGATGTGCGCCTCGCGCTCGTCACCGGGCAGCAGTGGAAGCCGGGCATGATCCGCGCTGGCCGCTTTGGCGCGTACTGCAACCGTGTCCTCGCACTCACTGGGAAGCCACGTTCCCTGGCTGAGAAGGCGATCGAGGCGGACTTCTGGGGGATCGGCCTGATCGTCAATGCCACTGCCAAGCCTGAACTTGTGGTGGCTCCTACGCCGTTCGAGCAATACCGGCACACACCTGCTGGGTGGGCGTTTGCCGAGGAGATCTACCGGCAGGTTGTCGCCCAGAAGGTACGAAGGTGAATCCAAATGGATCTTGTCGAGATTAGAAAATCCCGGAAACTAAACGTCGAAATCTGAAAGAATCCAAGGTATGAGTCGCGTCTACTTTCACTCCCCTAGCGGCACCGCCGAACTGCGAGGCTCCGAACGCGCATACGCCGGAGGTCTCATCTCCGACATGGCCGTGGGCCTACTCGCTGTCGGACAGTACGGTCACACCGACACGCTTCTGGAGCTACTGCCGCCCTCCCACTACCTCGCCCTGCACGACCGCACCCAACCCGGCTGGAAGCTGTCATGGGCATCCACCTACGAGACCTCGTTCAGGGTCGGCAGCGACCCCCTCATGGTCTACGCCGGACGCGAGATCGACACGTTCTCCCTCGCTCTCAACACGGCAATGGTCGTCGGCAGCGACCAGATAAGGCTCCTGGCCCGCCTCCACGGCCAGTGCGAGCTCCACGGCTGGATCGATGGGCCAAACCGGGCGTGGCTCGCTGACATCATCCAAGGCGGCCTCGACACCGGCCTGTACCGCAAGGGCTACTGGCACGGAGGCGCCGCTGACATCGAGCGGCGATGGGTCTCGCAGGGCTGGGAAGACGTCATCGAGTTGCTGCGGTCACGCGATGACGAGCCAGTGGTGATGTCCTACAGCGTGTGCGACGGGTTCCCGAACCAGGAGATCGCACAATGGTCGCCACCCGAGGACGCGGATCTCACCCCGGACTGGGCTCGCGATGCTCCCGACGAATGGAATGCCCTGTCGGAGGACGAGCAGGAGGATCACCGTATCGGCCAGGCCGATGAACTCTGGTGCGAGCTCCCCCGCCACGAGCAGTGGAAGGCAGCCATGGCGGGCCTGCGGGCTCGCCGGGGGAAGTTGGAGATGCGGACGAACGACTGGGTCAACTACCGCTTCGACCACCGTCTGAGCGTGATCGACCTGCTCGGCCATGACTGGCGGGAACGCGTGGAGGCGGCTCTGGGTATCGAACGGCAGGATGCATGACAGCGCTCGAACCGGCCTCTACTTCCCCGTTCCCCGCCCTCCCTGTCGAGCGGCGCCCCACCCATGACCCGTACCAGGTGTACCTTGACTCGCTGACGTCGCCGGAGTCGAAGCGGACCATGCGCGGCGCCCTCGACAAGATCGCCCGCATGCAGACCGGCAACGACGACGCGACCGGCGCGTGGCAACCGTGGTGGCTGCTCCGCTACGAGCACACCAACCAGATCCGCTCAGCGCTCATCGCCGAAGGCCACTCCCCCAGCCACGTCAACAAGCACCTCATCGCCATGCGTCAGGTCCTCCGCACCTGCTGGCGAATGGGACTCATGACCGCCGAGGAATACGAGCGGGCCGCCGACGTGAAGAGCCTCCCGGTACAGCGGCTGCCCGCCGGCCGGAACATTCACACCGACGAGCTCACTGCCATGCTCAAGATCTGCGCTGAGCAGGACGGCCCTGCAGCGGCACGCGACGCCGCTCTGATCGCTGTCCTGTACTGCACCGGAATGCGGCGCGCCGAAGCCGCCGGCGCGCTCCTCGAGCGCTACGACGCAGGCGAACGCACCCTCCGCATCATCGGGAAGCGCAACAAGGAACGCGAGGTCTACATCAACCCGACCGCCGTCCCGATCCTCGACCAGTGGTTGAGACTGCTCGGCAGCCGCCGCGGCCCGATGTTCCGCCCGATCCATAAGACGGGGAAGATCCAGGACGAGCAGATGACGCCCCGCGCGATCGGCTACATCGTCGCCCGCGTCTGCCGCAAAGCTGGTCTGCCGCCGCTCGCGACCCACGACTTCCGGCGCACACACACCGGGGACCTGCTCGACGCTGGCGTCGACCTGGCGACCGCTCAGCGGCTCCTCGGCCACGCATCGGCGACGACCACAGCGGCTTATGACCGGCGCCCCGCGCGGGCTGCCCGTGCTGCCGCGGACAAGCTGTCGTTGCCTTCTCTGGAGTCTCTGCGTGACGCTAAGCCTCTCCCCCAAGACAGGATGGACACGTGACCGACTTCCTGCAGACCATCGCTACCAACCAATACGGCGCCGCCCTTGAGCCCGTCGAGGGCGGATACCACGTCAAGGAACTCCCCAGCGGCAAGTGCGTGGATGTGCTGCGCATGATCTTCAACTGGAGGGTAGTTCGCACCGATGAGCGCAGTGCCGACGGCGTTCACCTGTCGATGGATCGTGGCTGGTGCTATGAGGGCACGGACATGCACTCGTTCCTGCGGGCGGTCGGCGAAGCGATCGCTTGGGACGGATCCGATGACAGTGAACCGCAGGGGTGGATTAAGCGGGCGATTCCCATGCCTCCCTCTCGGGAACGGAGCGAGTCGTGACTGGCAAGGCCTGGGTGGACGAGGCCAGCGGCGACGTGTATGCGTCGGAGGACGCCACCGAGCCGCTTCACTGCATTGAGTGCGGCAACCTGATCGGGATGAAGGCGTTCAGCATCGGCCCTGATGGCGATGCCAGACACGACGGATGTGGGCCGAAGCGCGTATCCTGATGGTGGTTGCGGGGAGTCCGCTTGGTCTGCTGCCAGACCCTTCCATCCTTAGCTGGTTGATGCGCCCCGAGCCTCCGGCGCTGCCCCGGGCCTTTGTTCGGTTAGGTGCCAGACCGCCCCCGGTGCCGTTGTCCAAGGGACTTCGGAGGTACCCGCCGGGGGCTCTACCTTAGGTCGGGATCTGCGCTGACGACTGGCCCATCATGGCGAAGGTCGTTGAAGCTTCGAGCGCTCCGCCGCCTCCGCTGCGGATCGTTCTCGGCGGCAGGGAGATCGACTCCGCTCCTATTCCGTCTGAGGAGTCCAGCGCCCCGATGCTGAAGCTCGTCACGACCTGATCTCAGACATGATGAGAGCCCCGCTCCCCCACCCGGACGCACCGGATGAGAGAGCGGGGCTTCTTCGTGGGGCTCCGCTGCGCCAGGGTGACCAGAGACGCAGCGGAGGTCTACACGGCTACCGTCCGACGCTTGCCGGCGCAGGCGACACGTGCACCCGCATCCACACGCCGAACGCCGCAGCGATCACCGCGTCCGCCAAACCCACCCAGTTCTGCGTCAAGTGCAGATGCGGGTAGAACGCGACCGCCAAAGCGGCGAGGGTGTTGAACGCGCCGATGAGCAGCGCGACCGGGAACGGCTTCACGGCCCAGGCGGCGACGAGCGTGAGGACTGCGGCCGCGGCAGCGTTGACGGCGCCGGCCTCGGTGGGCGTGAACGCGGGGATCATGCCGGCGACGAGCGCGACGACGGCGTTGATGAGGGTGAGGACCAGGGCCGGTTCCCCTGTGAGTCTGTACTTCATGGGTCTCCCTTTTCATGACGGAGGCCCGCACGATGGCGGGCCGAGTAGAGGTTGAACAGGGTTCAGAGGTTCTTCGAGGCGAGCCAGACGATCAGCTCGCTCGCCAGGTGTTCGTTCTCGCCGCGGTGACGGCGCCTCAGCCAGTGCCGAGCAGCTTCCGCAAGAACGCGGTCAGCGTCGTCCACAGGACCCGGAGCAGGCTCAGGAGAGGGTTCGGGCTCGGGGCTGGGCTGCCCGGGAAACGGACGCCCAGTCAGGGACTCGTATGCACTCGCCAATGCAGTGACGTCGACCCCTTCCTGGAATGCCGGATGATCCAGATGCTCCTGGAAGATCACCACCCAGCACTCCTCGAGCTGATGCTGCTCGAACGCGTCCGTGCAGTCGACGACCTCAGCCCAGGTGACGACCGCGGTACGGTCCTGGGCGGTGCCGGAAGGGTCGGTGTAGCGGCCGGAGAGGACCGCGTGGCCGCCCCACTCCCCCGACCTCTTGTAGTCCCACAGGCCGGCGTCGGTCTGGTCCTGCTGCGCGGTTTCGAGGTCGACGCCGTGGAGGACGCCGCCGAAGATGCTCGTCGCGGCGCGGACCTCGTCGGGGTTGGAGACGTCGACCTTCGCGAAGCCGAGCATCACGCCGGGGCCGCACACCTCGTGCTTGAGTGCGAGCTCGAGCATGGTCTGCATGTCGACGCCCGCGTCCCCAGGACCTCCGGGGTCGTCAGGATCGAACGTGGGGTTGACGAGCTTGTACAGCCGGAAGACATCGTCCTGTGTCGGCTGCACTTCCTCGCCGGTGGCGTAGACCGTGACGAGCTTTCGAAGGTTGAAGAACGACACGGGCCCGCAGTCGCCGTAGGTGTCGTTTTGCCAGAGGCCCCAGTCGGTGACCTTGGCGAAGTGGTCGGCCGCGGCAGGATGCGCTGGGACCCGTCCAGTGAGGAAGCTAGCGAGACGCAGTGCAGGTGCGTTCTTCGGCTTTCGCCGGCCGAGACGCCGGCCTGGTACCTGCCGCGCTTCAGCATGCTTCGTGGTGGTCAATCGGACTCCAGGAATGACGAAGCCCGGCACGCTGGCCGGGCGAGAGGGGGCGGTATATCCGCTGGTATGAACGCGGGACCTTTTTCGCGGATCCGCGAAAAAGGCAGGTCAGGCAGCTTACGGAGCTGCGTAGGCTCTCAGCAGCTACGCCAGTACGGCTGTTCGCCGCCGATCCAGAAGCCGTGGATCCCGCACCCTCCGCAGAGGATCGACGGCGTCAGCCCGCCGTCTGCGGTCCACTGCCAGCCCTGCGGGCCGAGCGGCAGCGTCACACGGGCCACCGGATCGAATCCCGGCGATGTGGCCGGGCAATGGTCGATCCAGACCGGGTGACCGTCCTCGTCGCGCTCGACGCGCGGTAGCTCGTCGGCCATCAGCGGTGCCAGTACTGGGCCTTCACGGCCACGTTCGCGTCGCCGTCGGCCGCCGGGTGCAGCTCGACGTACAGGTGCTTCCCGGCGTCGCACAGCCCGACATACGTCGGCTTGTTCACCGAGTACGTCTTGGTGACCGCGTAGTCCTTCGCCGGGTCGGTCTCGACGAGCCGGTAGTCACCGCCGCCGGAGCCCGCCACGTCGACCTCGATGACGAACTGGGTACCGTTCTTCCCTGCCCGGATGATGCCCGGGTGCGGGCCGTCGGCGTGCGCCTTGTCCCTGTCGCTGTACTCGGTGTCGAAGATCGCGCGGACGGTCTCGCCCTTCTTGACCTGCTGAGGCTTCTTCTGGCCGAGGCTCACATAGCTGGGCATATCGTCCTCCTGAGGGCTGTCTCCGTCTACGCCGAGCAGCTCGATCACGTCGAGCACGTCGGCCACGTCGCGCTCCTTCGGCGTGAGCGCATCGCTGTACCTGCTGGTCGAGGTGTTGCCCTCGCTCGTGAGAATCCTCGTGGCGCTGAGCCGCCGAACAAACGTGCCGGTGTGCTCGGCCTCATTCGTCCTGTTGAAATCGAAGGTGATCTTGTTGCCGGGCTTCGCCCAGCTCGTGCCCTGCTCGGGCACCATGCGCGGCTTATGCCAGACCTTCGCACCGGCCTTCTTCGCCACAGCGACCATGTTGGGCACATAGGCGACCTTGCCGCCGTTGACCGTCAGGATGTCGAAATGGTTCTCGACGTAGCACTCGGTCACCGCGCACCAGGCGTAGTCGTCGCCGGAGACACGGCGGCCGTAGTACCAGGTGTTGAACTGGTTGTCGTTGTTCCGCAGGCCGCGCGCCGGGCCATACCCGCCCTCCAGCGAGCGCAGGTACTTGACGTACTCAGTTCTCGTCGGCATCGTCGTCCACTTCCCCAAGGTCGGGCGCGTTGCGGTCGGTCGGGCCGCTGGCGTCCATCGGCGGCTCGTCCGGGTACGGCACGAAGCGCGGGTCGTCGGCCGGGATGAAGTCCGGGTCGTCAGGGGTCGTCATCTATCTCTCCTCAGTCGGCAGTGCAGATCACGGCGTCCTGTGGGCCCGCCGCGGTGACGACCGTCGTCGTCGTGGTGTGGTAGCCGTCCGGGCACGTCGGGCCAGGCGGCCCTGGGTCACCCTGATCACCCTTCGGACCCTGCTCCCCCGTATCGCCTTTGTCGCCCTTCGGACCCGTATCACCCGTCACGCCGGGAGCGCCGGAAGCACCCGCAGCTCCAGGTGCGCCAGACGGACCAGTCTTCCCCGGCTGCCCGGAAGCGCCATTCTGCCCCGGTCTCCCATTCGAACCCGGCTGACCGGCGGATCCCGTCTGCCCGGGGGCGCCGGGACTGCCTGGTGCGCCTGTCGGACCCGGTTGCGGCGTCACCTTCGGCACCCCACCCAGGTCGCGGACCTGCTGCGCGAGCGTCTTATTGTCCTGTTGGGCCTGCCGTAGCCGGTCATGTACGTCCCGGATCTCCACTGCGAGCCACGCCACGAGGACCAGGAACACGATGGCGAGCAGCACGGCCGGGAGTCCGCGGCGCGCCCTACGTATGTGCTCAGTCATTTGCCGCCCTTGAACGCCAGCAGGATCGTGACGAGCAGCGTGATCGCAAGGAACACCGCGGGGAGGAGACCGCTGTAGATGGCCTGCTTCCAGTCCGTTCCCCGCTTCTCCGCTGCCTTGTCGAGCAGGCCGCGGATTGCCTCGATGTCTTTGCTGTGGGTCTTCTTGACGTCCTCGATGTCCCGTTCGATCTCGGTGAACCGATGTTCGGTATGGCGCTGGTCCGCTGCGTACTCGGGCCGGCCGACAACTTGCTGTAGGAGGAGGGCAATATCCGCGAGGCGGCGCGCAAGTTCGGCGTTCGATGGCTCATCCGCCACTCGGCCCCCTCACAGCGTTCCGCCCTTTGCGATCTGAAGCGAGACGTTGTGCAAGTTGCCGTCGCGGGCGACCCGGATACCGGAGTACGGCGCCTCCCCCGGCGGCTGTGGGGCTCTCAACGTCACCTGGGCGATGTCCAGAAATGACGGCAGCGGCGGCGACGGTGCGGCGAGACGCACCTGGGCGACGTCGAGGTAGGGGATGGTGCTCGGGTTCGGCGGGCCGGGCGCCTCGAAGGTGACCTGGGAGACGTCGAGGACCGGTTCGGCCGGCGCGAAGAACTGGACGCGAGCGACATCGAGCGTGCCGGCCATCAGGCGACCGTCGCGGTAAACCTGACACGCAAGTCCGAGTAGTCGGTGATGTTCCCGGCCTGCGTCGATGTCAGGGTATGGCTGAAGTCGCCGAAGGATCCGGCGGCCGTATCGGTGTAGCTCGCGATGACGGTGGCGCCCTGCCAGATCTCGGTCGAGGATGAGCCGCTCGCTGCGCCGCCGGCGAATCGGAGCCGATAAGAGATCGTGTGGCCCGTGTTGTCACCGGGGTCGACGAGCGCTCCGAAGAGGCATTCATAGACGCCGCCGTTGCTGAGCCGCGCGTAGTGGCTGTCATCGTCGGCGGCGACGTCGGCGTAGATGCCGGAGCCTGTGCCGGGCGTGGGCACGCCGATGACGCTGGTCGTGACCTCGTCGGCGACTGGCCGTGCCTTCTGGACGTTGCTGAACGGGGCGACGGCGAACGTCCAGGCGAACGCGTACTTCGACGCTCCGTCCTGGGCGGCGTTGCCGGGCGAGTACGTGCCGATCGGCTGCGGGCCGTTGGTGCCCATCGCACCGGTCGTCCGGCCGCTCTGTGCGAAGTAGATCTCGGTCTGCTTCGTGTAACCCGCGGGGAGCGTCCATAGGGTCGTCGCCGAGTCCTTACCGACGATCCCGCTCACGATCATGCACTGGTCGAGGGTCGTCGTGACGCTGGGCAGGGCGTGCGTGTTGATGGCCGAGCCCGCCGACTCAGTGAACCCTGACCAGGCATGAAGCGGGTTGACGACGTCTGAGCCACTGAACGCGATGATCATCGCGGCGCTATGGGCCGTCGTCGAGGCGCTGAGCGTCACCGTCGCGCTGGCGTCACCGGAGCTCGCGACCCGCTTGTACAGCGCGGCCATCATGCCGGTGGTGCCGCTGTCCCGCGACCGCCGTTCGACGAGCGTCCACCCGTCGGGGGTGGGCCATGTGACGCCGGCGTCGCCGACACCGGCGAGCAGGAACAAGGCGTCGCCGGCTTGGACGCTGGAGGGGATCGTCGGGGCGATGGAGTTCGTGCCGACCGCGAGGGAGCTGACTCCACGGATGCCTACTGCCATAGTTCCTCCCGGTCAGAGCACGAACGCGTTGACGTCCGCGTAGTAGGTCTGGCTGATGTTCCGCGCGGCGGCCAGCGCGGCCGGATCAGTGCCCGGCGTGGGGACGACCCCGCCCGTGCTGTTGCTGAACCAGCAATAGAACGCCGCCCGAGAGTGCGCCCCGCCCGCCGCGTGCGTCGCCGCGTAGATCGCCTGCGCCGTCATCCATGAGGTGTCGATCGCGGTCCCGCAGCCGACCTCAGCGACCCCCCAGGGAATGCCGCGGCTGGCCGCGAACGTGCGCGCCGGGCCCCACAGAGTCTCACCGGACCCGGTGTTGCTGTAGCCGTCCACGCCGTAGCAGTCGACGAGCCCGTCACCAGGCCACATGTCCGTGTACGTGCTACCCGGCGTCGGATGCTGCCCGGACCAAGCCTCGACGATCTGACAGGTGTAGACGTGCGGGCGGCCGAACTCGATCGCGGCCTGCTTCACGACGGAGCACCAGCGGGCGAACGCGGGCAGGTACTGGCTGAGGGTGAAATCCCCGCTCCGGATCTTGTGGTCCGGCTCATGCCACGCCGTCAGCCACGCCACATGTGTCACCGGAATGCTGGCCACCAGCGCCCGGATCTGCGTATCGAGACTCCCGGCGGCCAGCGCGGCCAGATCCGGTTTGCACGACCACACCGACGCACGGCGGCCGACGTCGATCCCCGCGACGCTCGCCGCCCACGAGCCCGGGATGCCCGTCTCGTAGGAACGCCTGACGGTGAACGGCCCGGCGCTCGCGTCGAGGTCATCGAAGTCGCTGCCCGCCAGGCTCGCCGAAGCCGCGCCAACCAGCATCGCGTTCCGATCGCCGGTCGGCGTGCCACCGCCACCGGGCGCCTCTGGCGGGATGATCGCCGGGCCGCCGGCCAGCGGCAGCAACCGGCCGCCCGAGGCGATGTAGAGCGCGACGGTCGTCATGATCCAGCCGGGTTCGTGTTCGCGAATACGTCGAGCCCATCGACCATGTAGTCCCCGCCGACGGGCGGCGCGGTCGGACCGAACCACATGAACCGGCGCGGGTCCCCGGCGGGCCGGGGCGGCCACGATGAGGTCGTCGTGTCGTAGTTCACGACGCCCAGCGAGGCGGCCACCTGAGCACCGAGAGCAGCGGCGTCGGCGGCCATGTCGCTGATCGTGGCGGCCAGTGCGTTGACCGTGTCGCCCATGTCGGTGGCGATGACCAGCTGACGCGGCCCGGCGCCACCAGACCCGTCCGCCCACATGTACCAGGTGTCCGGATCGGTATCCGGGCCCTGGATCGGGTTGAACTCGCCGTCGTCGTCAGCGGTCGCCTCTGTGATCGGCGTGCCGATGGAGTCGAGCAGATCCGTGTACTGCACACCGCCGGTCTGTGCCGTCCAGAACGTCACCGACGCTGACGGGATCATCAGGACCCGTTTGCCGGACTGGGAGTCCACGGAGGTCTCATCCGCGCCGAGCGCCATCGCCCAAGCCGACAGATCACCGAGGAAAAAATGCCGCGCCATCTACTGGTCCTCCTCGGTCGTGGACTGCTGCACGGGTCGGCGGATGAGGATCGGCACAGTGCTCACCTCCCGGGGAAGGACATCGAGAACGCGGCTGTACGGCCGACCGTGACGTCGACGGTGTTGTGTTGCAGGCTGACGACGCCGGTGGCCTGCAGCACCTGCACGCGGGCAGTCCCGATACCGCCGGAGAAACTGGTTGTCCCGTACTGGTCGATATCCGGCCGGAACTGCGACGGCAGCGTGCACAGCGCCGAGCCATCCGGGTCCGATTTCGTGAACGTGGAGCTCTGCCGCGTGATCGCGAAGCGCAGGGAAACGATTCCGCTCCTACGCCGCGCTGAGCAGGCCAGCAGCTGCGACCACGCCGAGTTCGTCAGCGTCACCGCGACGTTCCCCGTGTCCTCGTACAGCACCACACCCCCGGCGGAGCCCCAGCCGATCCACCGGCCCGTCGACGCCTCGTACACCATGTCGCCGTCGTCGAGGGTGGTCTGGATGTCGGTGATGACGTTGCACGGCCGCATCGCGCCGGACTGGAACAAGGTTCGGGCCACGACCTTTCCCGAGGCGATCGTCGCGGCGCCATTGTCGACAGTGACGTCGGCGAGCGGGATCTCCCACAGGCCGGTGTCACCGGCGTCGCGCTGCAGCGTCGGCGGGCCGGCGCCAGGGGTGCCCTGCCGGACGGCGGCGGTGACATCCCACGTAGAGCGGTCGAGACGCAGCACGACCGTGTCCACGCGTGTGGACCCGGAGGTGTTCGCGGCGATCTCCACGGCGAACTCAGACGCACCGGACTCCCAGGCGTGGCCCTGCACTATCGCATACTTCCCGGTCCGGACATGCACCTCAAGGCCGGAGCTGTTGCCGTAGACCACATCAGACGCGCTCTGGAATACGCCATCGCTCGCCCAGGGCGCCAGGTGCGGATACTCCGCATCGGTGACCGCCCGAGCCGGGCTGCCGTGGCTCGGGGACGGCCATGAAGCCTGCGTCATCGTGCCTCCATTCGCCCGAGCCGTCGGGCGAGATCGCGGATCGTTTTCACCGTCGCCGAGTTCGTCGTCGCGTCCTGGCTGCCGATCACCGACGTGACCAGCTTCCCGGCGCCAGGGCTGGCTGCCTTGGTGATCGAGCGGACCTTGTCCGCCACCTCCACGCCGGTCGGAAGGACGACGGTCACGAGATCACTCAGGCCAAAGTCGCGGCCTGCGATCATCCCGGATCCCGGCTCGCCCGGCGCATCTGGCACATCGACCGTGACCGTCGAGAGCGTCACCTGCGGGTTGTCGTCGCCGAGGGCCAGGTTGCCGGCCTGCGTGAGTTCACCGTTCGCATCGTTCGCCGTGCCGGACTGGTCGACGAGTTTCTCAACGCGGTACCAGTCCGCAGCGGCACCGGAACTCACCTCGACGTACACGCGGGCGCCAGTGTCGCCGCCCTGCACGAGCTCCTGCGTGGCGGTCGGCGCGGACATCTTGAATGACACGCTGCGCAGGTTCCCAAGCCCGGCCGAGAACCGGGCCGTCCCGGTCCGGTCCGCCGGGGCGTAGACCTCGAACACGATCTGGTTGCCGACCTGCCGTGTGCGGAAGCTGAGACCGTCGCCGGAGGCAACAGTGCGGCACGGGTCGAGGAGGTCTTCGAACCGCGTCGAGATGGAGGTGTTGGAGCCGACGCCAGCGAGTGCGCCCAGCACCAGCTTCTCGATCCTCCGTCCCGCGATGGCGCCGGGGCCACAGTTCAGGTTGACCAGCGCGCGGATGATGACCTCAGCGTTCGTGGCGGTGAGCGCGTAGACGTCATCGGTCGCGGTCACCTGATTCGCGAACGTCTTCGTGGGGTCGGGATAGGTCAGGTACCCGGCGACGCGCGCCAGATCGTCGGAGAAGTTGACGACGACCTGCCCGGGATCGGGCTGGTTCACGTCGCCGCCGACACCCCAGGAGTAGTCCTCAGGGATCTCCATCGGGCCGGCCGACCAGATCTCGCCCTGATCGATGACGACGAGCCGGTTCCCGGGCTGGAGCTGCTCCATGACCTCCGGGTAGGCGGGCAGTGTCACCTGACCCGAACCGGGCTGGTTGTCGTTCAGCGTCGAGGACAGATCCGTCCAGCCGTCGAGCGGGTCGCCTTGGACAACGAGGTTCTTGTCCGTGACGAGAAGCTTGATCTCCTCGTCGACGCGATCGACCGCCATCAGGCCGACTTGTATCGAGGATAGAACGACAGGTCGACAGCGCTGCCTGCAGCCGCACCCTCAAGGTCGAACGTCACCTGAGACACGCCGCGCGGCAACGACCACAGGACGGCGCCTGGCCAGTTCAGCGCCGCGACCCAATTCGAGCCGTCCTGGAATCGCACTCGCGGCGGATCCGTCTCGACGGTGACCTGCTCCCCAGCGGCGAGGTTCCCGTGGGCAATGTCCGTGGCGTTCGGATCGAGCGAGAACGACTCTCCGGTGTCAACGAGCGTCGCCGTGAGCAAGCTGGATGGGCCGGTCATGACCCAGCTCGGCCATGCCTCGACCTGGCCCGGGTTGAATAGCGTCGTGTCGCCGAGCACCTGGGAGGATGACACGGACGGATAGGGTGACAGGAAGTCGACGCCGGTCGCGAACTCACGATGCACGGTCTGTGGCTGCCGGCCCCGCCAGTACGGGTCCTCACAGAACAGCGACAGCACGCAATAGTCGCTGGTGATGTAGTAGCCCTGCTTCACCGACGGGTCGAAACCGGCCTCGTAGTAGGCGTCCACGACGCGCGCGGAGCCATCCGGGCGGGCAATCTCCAACTGGCCGGGGCCCTGCTCAGACGTCGACGTGAACGCGTCCTCCAGGGCGTGCCAGCGCTCGATGAACTCCATGTGTGTCTCGCCGTACACGTACAGCGGCCAGGTGATCGAACGGGTCTCCGGCTGGATGTGCCGGACCCGCGCGCCGCCGCGTGCGCGCGAATCGCTCGTGATGGTGATCGCGGCCGAGCCGAGCCCCGAGATCCCCTCGGACTGGGTGAACCATCCGGCGTCCGGGGCCATTAGCGGCCACACGCTGCCATCCGGGGCATACCAGGTCGCAACCGCGAACCCGACATCCGGCAGAACCTGCGGTGTCTGCCCACCCGGCGGCCTGACGAGAACCGGCATCTACCGCGCCCTCCCCACGCGCCGACGCGCCTCCTGCTGACGTTCGAGGACCTCCAAGTCCCGGATGGTCATGTCGCGCTGGTACAGGTGGTAGGTCGTCTCATACGTCGCACCGTCGCTGCCCGCCGCCTTCGTGATCGCCGACCACTGGGCGTTGCTGAGAAGCGCCTCCGGCTTCCGGCTCGCATTCGCAATCAGGTTCAGGCCCGGTGTGACGACGCCGCCCGAGTCATAGACGCCGGCATTGGTGACGCTGAGGTTCTGCCGGGCGATCGCACGCATGACACCCGCCATCTGCCCGGCCGGCAGGGACCGCATGAGCCGTACCAGCGGCGTCTGCAGTTCGTGGGAGTCGGCGTTGTTAGGGGCCTCGATCGCGAACATACGGTGCGCCTCGCGGCCCATGCGGCTGACGATGCCGCCACTGGCGAACGACGGCCGCAGGATGTGGTTCTGGCCGCCGCGGACCCGCCGCTGCACATACCGGTTCTGGTTGCCGCCGATGGTGAGATAGGCCCCGGACTGCGGCTTCTCGATCAGGTTGATGTGATCTCCGGGGCTGCCGTAGACCGCCAGGTCACCAGCGCGGCCGGAGCCGACGCCGACGTGGCGCATCGCATTGAAGCCGGCAGCCAAGCCGGTTGGGAAGCCGCGGTAGTACTTACCGGCGTGCGCGTCGCTGACCGCCTGGTCGATGAAGTAGGCGCACCAGGGCTGACCTGCGACACCCCAGCGGCGACTGAAGATGTTGTTGTTCGGCCCTCTATCGTCCCCGCGCCCGACATATTTCTTCGCCGCGGCCACCACGCCGTGACCGTCGCCGCCGAGCTTCGGGTCGATCGAGTTCTTCAGGAAGTCGAGGAATCCCCCGATCATCCGCTTCGGCAGCGAGTAGATCGCCCTCGCGAACATCGAGTCGCCGCCGGGGATCTTCCCGAGGATCGGGTTCAGCAGGTGCTTGGCAAACGCGGAGGCGCCTGCGTCGAGCAGCGACGAGGCGCCGTGCACGACGAGGCTCCCGGCGTGCTTGACAGCGTCGAAGATGCCGCCAAGACCGAACTTCTGCACCGGACCGCCACCGGGCAGGATGCCGCCGCGGTCGAACTTCATGTCTCCGTTAGCGAGGAAGTCCCTGACTCCGGAGACGCCGCGCTTGCGGGCAATGCGGTTGGCGGCGTGCACGAAGCCCGGGCCGACGGCGCGCGTCCACTCCGGGCGCATGATCGCCTCGCCGCCGGACATGGCGACCCGGCCGCCGGTAGGACTGACGAACTGGTGCGGGTCACGACCCGGGGTGTAGCCCGGCAGAACGTCGTTCACGCCGCCGCGGGAGAACTTCACCGAAGGAAGCTGCGGCAGATGGACGAGGTCGGCGATGGCCTTCCACGCTGGGCGAATGCCCTGCATGTACACCGTGTTGACGACGAACTGGACCGGCTTCTTCGTGGCAGACTCCAGGCCCTTCCAAAGCTTAGAGATCCCGGAGACCGCTGCCGAGAAGGCACTCTTGACCGCACCGACTCCGTTCTTGAGCGCCTCGAACGCGGGCCGGATACCGCCGGACCAGACGGCCTTCACCACGCTCGACAGGGCGTTGAACGCGGCCCGTCCGCCGGACAGCAGGAACCGAAATCCGGGCACAAGCACGCCGGTGATAAATGCCTTGATCGCCGACCAGACCGGCCGGATCACCGTGTTCCACGCCCACTGCGCCGCGGCGGCGACCCCCGACCAGACGGCTTTGGCAATCGTCCACAGCAGCTTGTAGTACGGGATCACGATCTGGGTGATGTAGAACTTGATGATTTCGAAGATCGGCTTGATGCCGTAGTTCCAGGCTGCGAGGCCGGCCGCCTGGATCCCCGCCCAAGCCGCCTGCACTCCCGCCCGGAACCAGGAGAAGTGGGTGTAGGCGTAGACAACCGCGGCGACCAGCGCGGTGATCGCAATGACGATCAGGCCGATCGGGTTGGCGTTCAGCGCCGCATTCAGCAGCCACTGCACGCCGGTCCACACTAGGGACGCGACCCGGACCGCGTTCGTCGCGACCGTCATCGCGACCGTGCGGACGGCGCTCAAGGCCGCCGTGGCCGCCGCACGGGCATACGACGCCGCTAGAGCGCCGAGAGCGGTCACGCCACGCCATGCAGACGCCGCAACGCCGCCGATCGCGCGACCGGCTGTCGTGAGGCCGGACAGTGCCGCCTTACCGCCGGCTGCGGCCAGCGATCCGGCGAACTTTCCCACTGCGGCAACGCCGCGACCGGCCGCCGCAGCAGCCGTCTTGATCTTCGACCCGGCACCCTTCACCGAGTCGCCCGCATACAGGGCCTTTAGGCGCAGCGTCTCCCAGCCGCCCGGCACGTTCTTGGCCAGCGTGACGGCCTTGCCCGCGCCGGAGCCGACGGCCTTCACACCGACGATGGTCTTCTTGACCCCGGTGATAGAGGCTGAGAGTGCCTTCCAGCCGACCACCGCGCCACCGGCCGCCAGGCCCGCCTTAACGACGGTGTCCGGGGAAATGTGAACGCTGTCCAATGCGCCGCCGAGTTTGGTCACCGCCGGGATGACGTCGCTGACGATCGCCTGCACGACGTTGGTCTGCAGGCCGCGCTTGAAGGTGGTGAACTTCGCCTCGGCCGTGTTCGACATGGCGTCGCCGGCCTTGTCGGTCGCACCACCGAGCGCGCCGAGCTTCTTCGTCGCCGTGGACGGGTCGAGGGCGTAGAGGGCTTTGCCGAGATCCTCGGCTTGCGTACCGAACAGAGCGACGGCGGCCTGAGACTGCTTGACCGGGTCCTTGATCCCGCGGAGCCGGTCAAGGACGACCTGGAGGCCAGTAGATGCGGACTTGCCGCCCTTGCCGATCTGCTCAGACATCTTCTTGCCGGACAGGCCGAGCAGCTTGAAGCCCTGCGCTGTGGTGGTGGAGCCGTCGACGGCCCGGATGCTGAATTCCTTCAGGGCATCCGCGACAATGTCGGAGTCGCGCGCGCCGGCCTTCAGCCCCTGGACGATGAGGCCCATCGCCGCCGCGCCTGACAGGCCGAGCTTGCGGAACTGGGTGGGGTACTCGTTCAGCGTGTCGAGGAGGTCGCCAGCCTTGTCGCCGCCGAGTTGGGCGCCGCGGGTGATCAGATCGAATGCCCGCATGGAGTTCTTGGCCAGGCCGGTCCGCATGAGCTGCGACACGGACCGGGTTACGTCGCCGACGTCGGCGTCCATAACCTGGCTGAGCGTGATCGCCCGCGCGGTCGTGTCCTTTAGCGCCGACGCGCTGGCACCGCGCAGGCCGTCCATGTTGCGGATCACCTGAGTGATCGCGCCCTGGACGTCCTGCATCGAGTCGCCGTAGTTGCTGGCGTACAGCTGGCCGGCGACCTTCCCGACCCGGCCGGACTCCTTGGCCGTCAAGCCGAGCTGGGCGGTGAGCTTCCCGCGGGCACTGTCAATCGAAAGGGCGTCGCTGAACGCCGCGCCGAGCGCCGCCGCACCGGCCACACCTGCAGCAGTCATGGCCTTGTCGATGACGCCGGCGACCTTCTTGCCGCCGCCGATGACCTTCTGGAGCGCGCCGGTGTAGCCGGTGCCGGTCCGCTGGCCGGCGTCCTCGCCTGACTTCTCGGCGAGCGGGCCAATCCCAGCAAGCTCCTTGGCGATGATCTTGTGGAAGCCCGGGAGGGCGGGAGTGACGATGACTGCTGCGCTACCGGCCACGTACTCGGTCATCGTCACCTCCCTCTGTTCGCACGGTCTCCGAGAAGACGATGCTTCAGATCAAGGAACTTCTCGTACTTGCGCCGACGGCTGACGCGTTGAGCCGCCGTCACAGGGCGCGGGTAGGGCTGGACGCGCTTCGGTTTCTTGCGGGTCGCCTTGCCGATCTCCAGGGAGAGCAGCTCACGCATGACGTCGATCAGCGCCGAGAGCCGTTCGGCCTCAGGGGAGTACTCCGTCAGTGGCACGACAGGCGCTCCGGCCGGGGCATTCCCGGCGGCCTGTTGCTCGGCCAGCTCGTCATCGTCAGCGACGGCCGCGATGAAGTGGCTGGTGCGCCCCAGATGGTCGATCTGATTGAGGATGAACCGCCAGCGGAGCCCGCGGTACAGCTCGGCCAGATCCCATCCTCGGTCGGCCAGGTCGGCTTCAATGTGCCCGCCATACCTCCTCAAGAGGTAGACGAGCCGTTGCCTTCCCCCTGGCTGCCCATACGCTTGGTGAACCCAAAGTGGTCGTCGAGGCGCTTCATCAGTGCGTTGAGCTTCCAGCCTTTGAGTGGCTTGGCCCGGAAGCGCTCGTACTGCTCCTCGCCAAGCATGATGCGCAGCTGCGTCTCAACGTCCTCTTCGGCTGGCGCCTCAGCGAGTTCGGCCCAGTAGTCGGCCTCATCGAGGTCGTTGAACACGAACTCTTCGCCGCCGAGCCGGACAGGCAGTGGCTTTGGGGCCTCGCCGTCCTTCTCCAGGATGTCGAGGTCGAACGTCTCGGACCGGTTCGGGACCTTCGGCTTGGGGGTGCTGCGGGTGTTGCTCATGGGCGGGCGCCTCCTGCTCTACTCGTCGGCGGCCTGACGGCGCTGCTTGGACTTCGGGGTGTCGTCGGTCTGGCCCATGGGCTGCGGGCTGGTAGTCGCAAGCGGCACGTCGCCCTTCGGTTTCCAGCCGCGGTGTTCGAGGTTGATGCGCGTCGCCGGGGACGTCACGCGCATCTCGCTGGATCCGTCCGGGCTGACGTACACCGGGGCGGACTGGTCGTCGGCCATGCCGATACCTCCGTGGGTGATTGAGTCGGCGGGCGTTAGGGTCACGGCGGCCGGCCGCCCGCCCGGGTTACCGGCCGCCGTGACGTATCAGGGCTCGAAGACGGTCAGCTTGATCTCCGTCGAGTCGACGTTGATGCCCATCGACGAGCCATAGATGGAGGACTGGAAGCGCCCGAACCACTGCGTCTCTCCGGCCGGAATGACCTCGTCGCGGTCCTCGACGGGCTGGCCGTCGACCGTGCCCGGGGTCACGAACGTGACGGTGTGCGGGTTCGTTCCGTCGGCGTTGACGACCCTGATGGCGGTCTTGCCGGTATTGGTGATGACGTTGCCGTTCGTGGCGTCCGCCGCAGCATCGACCGGATCCGTGACACCGGCCCGGGAGAACGGAACCGAAGCAATGTGTGTGCGGGCCATCAGACGCTGAATCCCATGTCGGCGAGCTTGGCGTACCACCCGGGCCCGCCCCAGAAGTACTTCTCCGAGTATCCGAGTACGGGGTCGGTGAAGCCCTTCAGGGTGACCGGCCACACGTTCGGGGTGTCATCGGAGCTCTGGTAGTTCTGATCGTCGAAGTCGTCGACCTTCGAGCGGGGCAAGAACCTGCCGACGTAGTACTCACCGGCATCGGTGAGGTCGGAGCCGACGCCCAGCACCCGGTAGTACTTGATCGCCGGTCGGGTGGGCTTGGCGATGCCGACCTCGCCGGTGGTCGGGTCAGGGGTGACGGTGGACATGTCCGCGCCCGTGTACAGGCCGATCGATCGCAGGTTCGTCTCCAGGCACGTCACCTGAAGGGTGGTGACGTCACTGGTGATGTCGGATCGGACCGGCTCGACCGAGCCCGCCGCCGTGATGTCGCTCTGGTCAACGTCACGACTGAACTGCGCGCCATCGTCGGACAGCCAGCCGAGGTCGCCCCACCCTGCCGGGAGGGGCTTCAGTCCCTTGTCGATGTCAGTGAGCGTGGTGATCGCGTCTGCGGAGTAATCGGCGGTGAACACCGCAACTTCCAGCGTCTTCATGATGAGCGCGGCATTGTGGGCCTGCATCTCATCAAAGGTCATCCCGGTCATGCGGGTACCCCTTCGGAATCGGGACTCGGAAATGGAGAGCCCCGCGAGCGGGGCGAAGGGCGGGCGGTGCTATTCAGGCCACGCGGCGGCGCGTCGAGATGCGGTACGTCGCGGTCACGAGCCGGATGCCGGCGTCGTCATACGGCACCTCATGCGGCAGTACCTCAACCTCAGTGCGGTCGATAACGCCAGCGGATGTCACGTGCGGACGGAAAACCAACCGGTCGAGGACACGATCAGCCAGTGGTTTGGCGTCAGCCATAGTGGTGGCGTACACACCAATGTCGACGCGCGGGACCGCGGTATGCCGGGACGCGTCACCGCCGAGGCGGGTCACCTTGATGAGCGGACCGTCCGCGAGAAGCTCCTGCAGGTTCGTGCCAGTCCAGGTGACAACGTGGTCGGCCGCCACGAGATCAGCAAGGATCTCTTCGAGTGCGGCTTCGACGTCAACGAACGAGGCCGGGTCGCTCACGGGCCGTTCTTTTCGATGTAGTCGACGGTCCTACCAAGGACACGGAAACCGAGAATCCACTCCACCGCAGTGGCGTGACCAGAAGTGTTGATGAGTTTGGCGCCGGAACGGTCCTTGGCCATCACCGGTACGACGAGGAACGATCTGCGGTACTCCCCGGTACGCACCGGAGATATCGACTCGGCGTAGGTCTTACCGCGTTCGGCTGCCGCAACACAAACATGTTGCACGTCCGACGAGCGAAGGAGCTGCCCGACCCCTTTGAAGTCCGGCTTGTAGGTGACACGTTTGGCCATGTCAGCCCTCCACTCGCCGTAGCGTGATCTCAGCGTGATCCTCGGCGGCTTCGAGGTCTTCCCAGAACGCCGGCTCGCCATCGACGGCATACGTGACGCCGTCCCAGCGGATCCGATCAACCGGGAGGATGTCCGGTCGGCCAGGAGCGAAGACGATGAGGCCGGTCGTGACTGTGTTACGCAGGTCGGTCGCCTCAGTGGACTGCCGAGGTTGGACAGAGCAGCCCTCGATGTTGATCTCGCTGCCGGTGCCGGGCTTCGGATCGCCGTTCTTGTCCCTCTCGGGCAGCCGGATCCGAATGATGGTATGAGATCCCAGACTCACGGCAGCCGATACCTGTCCAAGACACGCTGCTCGGCCGAGCCGAGAACCATCGACGCACCGGCTTCGGTGTACCGATAAGTGACGGCACCGACCGTCTTTTGTTCCAAGTTGGCCGGCGTGGTGGAGACTCGGGACACCAAGCCGACCACCATTGCTTTCACCTCCGCCTGCACCGGATTCCACCCATGCGTGAAGCTGACGGTGATTCTCCGGAACCCGGCCGGCCAGCAGCCTTCGCGCGCGAGTGCGCCCATCTGAGACCAGGTGAAGTCGGTGACTTCCGTACCATCGACAAGCACCTGAGTCACGACGGTGAGATGCAACGTCGGCAGCAGAAGCAGCTTCGATCCGTCACTATCAAAGACAGCCCCGTCAACGATCTCTTCGCTGATCGACCACCCGCAGTACGTGCGTACCAGACCAGACGCGGCGTCCAACAGTGCCTCCGCGTTGGAAGGCGGATCGCCAGTGGCGTAATTACCCCAGTCGTTGAGGTCCGCCAGCGGGGCCACGAATCACCCGTCCTTGTTGGACGCGGTCCGCGCCTTGTTCCGGGCCGTCCGTGCCTTCGACCGGGCAGGTGCCGCCTTCTGCCCGGCCTCGGAAGCCTCCTCGGGCTCCTGCGAGCCGACCGCATCGGCCTCTTCGGCGTCCTGCGTCCTGGTGGACTTCTCGCCTTCCGTGGGGTCGTCGGCATCTTGCGCAGCGAGCTGCGGAGCTGACGTCACAGAGGTGCCGCCCATCCGCTTCGCATGCTCAGCCGTTAGCTTCATCTGCGTCTTCGTACCGTGGATCTCCACGTCGTAGACCTTGAGTTCTCCTGCCACGGCAGCCTCCTCTGGTGGCCAGTCCACTGGTGTGTGGGAGGTGCGCGGCCCGCACGCATGGCCGGACTGGCCACACAGCGGGCAGCGCGCACCTCCCGAAGTGATCAGCAATGTCACGCCATCAGACCGGCGTTCTTCAGCGCCGTGATGATGGCGTTGACCTTCGTCGACAACTCCTTGAAGTTGTCGTTGAGGGTCCCCTGGTTGAAGGAAGCGCCGACATCGGCGACGGCGCCGTCAGCGGTGCCGGCCGTGCCAGTGAGCGCCGTTACGGTAGCGGCCTGCTTAACCTCGCGGGCTTCGCCGCGGCCTGAGTTCAGGTACCCCATGTCATTCCTCTGGTAGTTCGCCGTACAACTCGCGATACCGGGCAAGACGATCTTTCATCTGCTTGAGATCGCGCCAGTTGTCGAGAGCAGTGATTTGGCCGTGGTCCTCGCCAGATAGGACGACCAGGTTCTCTGGACGGTTATCGGTCTTGTCGCGGTTCTTATGGTGGACTTCTTCGGAGGATTCCAAGCGTCTGCCAAGGACTTTCTCTGCGACGAGCCGATGCTCCAGGACCCATCCATCCCTGTACGCATTCGGATGATTGGGTTCGTACACGAGGAGGTAGCCCTGGGCATTCTGGCGTACAGGTCTCCCGTTGTGCTCGCGTCCGACCGCTGTCCGAATTCGCCCTGCTTCATAGCACTGCCGGTTACAGAACCTTCGGTTTCTCGACCTTTGACTCATGAAGGTGTTGCCGCAGGATCCGCAGGTGATCTCGATGAGGTCGACCCGCTGTCCTGCGTCGTGGCAGAACTTCGAACAGTATGTGCGCTCAATGCCCGGAGGTTGGTAGAAGTCGGAGCCGCACTCCTTGCACGGCACTAGCTTCCCGGACCTGGGCTTACAGCCTACTTGGTCACGGCAGGCCTTAGAGCAGAAGACTCGGCCGGTCCTGTTTCGCGCCATGTCAGTCTTGCGACGGATCAGTTCGGCCCCACAGCCAGTGCACTGGACACTGACTCGCGCAACTCTCGGCCGACCTTTGAGAGCCATTGTTACGCCTCTCCCGGGAAGCGACTATTTTGCCACTATCCTACCCGGGAGGGGCGCACAACTGTGCCTTTATCCGCTCTACGCGGAGGTGAGGTCGATCTCCACAAAGGCATTTGGCTGCACAACGCCAAAGGCGGCGCGCATCTCCGCCAAGATTGCTACCAAATTCCTGACAAAAAAGTCAGAATGGCTGTCAGTGACAGAAATGGACGCCTGCTCGCGGTCCCACAGGACCGCCTTCCGCCAGTCGCCGACGTAGCCGGTGCCCGAAGGAACGCCTTCGCATTCGATGACCGGCAGACCCCACAGTCGGGGTGCACCGGGGGTGGCTGGGCCGCCGTAGTAGTAGCGGCCCTCGTTGTCCTGCAGCAGGTCGATGGTTTCCCAGTCGGCCGGGTTGAGGACGTAGGCGTTGGCCATGGATCGGCCAACGGTGCGGACCTTGGTTTTGGCTTTCCGGGTGGTGGTGAGGATGTCGGCGTCCCACGCCTGCGCCTGGACGCCGGAGACGTTGGAGATGCCGGCGAAGTTCTCACCGGAGCCATCCCCGGACACCATCTGGTCTTCGAGTTCCTCCTCCAGGCCGTATCGGAGGAAGTTGTCGATGAGGGTACGGATCTGCGCGGCGTCCGCGAGTGCCCGCTTAGTGACCGGGATCCAGTGCGCGATCGTCTTGACGGTCGCGGTGGCCTTCTCTGTAGCGATCGCCGACTCGGGCTTGGTGCCGGAGGTGCCGGTGCTCGCGGTCGCCTCAGCGGTCGGGGCGGCGCTGTTGGTGATCGAGGTGATCCGCGCGTATTCGATCGTGTCGGACGTGGTCGTACCCGTAGTGACGACGTCCCGCAGGGTCAAGGGACGCTGGAAGGCGTCCAGCCCGACCTGCAGGGCCCGCCAGTCGTTCTGGACGAACGCGCCGGCGGAGGTGTCGGACGCGCCGGTCACCAGGGTCTTGAACCCGACCGGCTGGGACTGGACACGCATCTTCTCGCCGAAGTTCCCGCCCGGCGTGGACGACACCAGCGCCTTGTAGGCGCCGGACTCGACGAAATGCTGACCCAGGCTCTTACCGCGCTCGGGAACGATCAGACCCGACGGGGTTGTCTTCGTCTCGGACTTCTCGGCCAGGCCGATGCCGTCGCCGAGCTCGGCGATCGCCTCCCGCATCTTGGCGTCGGCCCTGGCCTTCTCGAGCTTGGCCTTGCATTCCGAAGCCGCCTGCATCTTGGCGGTGACCTCGGCGCGTTCCTCATCGGTGAAGTCCCGGTCGTCGTCTTCGGCCTTCGCCGCGATCTCCTGCGCGGACTTGAGATGCGCCTTCAGCTCTTCGGTGAGCTGATCGATCTTCGTGCTCATATGGTTCTCTGCCTTCACTACGTGAGCGCGGAGACCTCAGCCGCGAATGCGGCGAGGTCTGTGTGCAGACGGAGCGAGGCGGGGCCTGGCCGTGCTGGCACGTCACCCTTGGCCTGTGCAGGCTCCTCGGATGCGGCGGGCTGGGCTTCTTGCCTGGCCTTCTCTTCGTCGTCGCTGGATGCGAGGGAGTCCAGCAGTTCCTTAGCGAGACGCGCGATGTCTTTCACGCGTTCCTCGTTCTTCGCCGACAGGGTCCTGCCGGCTTTCTCCTCCTCCGCGTCGGCGGCCTTCTCGACCGCGTCGGCGGCCTTCTCGACCGTCTCCGTGGCGTCCTTCGACGCGGGCTCCACGGCGTCGTCGCGGGCCTTGAATGCGTCCTCGACGGCCTTCCGGACCGTTTCGACATCCACACCGGCCGGGTTGTGGATAGCGATCCGAATAGGGCCGTCACCCGACTTAACGTCGAGGAGTTCGGTTTCCTGGTTGGCGCCGATCAGAGTCGGCCCAACCTCGTACAGCTTCAGCTTCCGAAGCTCGTAGTAGGACTCGCCATCCTTCTGCTCGACGGTGCCGCCCTCTTCAATGTCGTAGGCGAAGCTGAACTGGGTGACGCGGCGGCCCTTCAACAGCTTGTAGACCTTCGCGGCCTTCGGCTCGTCCAAATCGAGGCGGGCCTTCACCCACAGCCCCTCGGGACGTTCCTCGGCCTCTTCGACGACCCCGATGTGGTAGTCGGGATCCTGCGACATGTGAGACCACAGCACAGGGATCGGGTCGCCGCGGCCCTTCCACTCCGCGAGCGTCTCCCCGAACGCGCCTGGCACGATCTTGTCGCCGACGGAGTCGAGGTCGTAGGTGGCGACGATGGCCTCAAAGACCCCGTCCTCGGTGCCCTCGTTCTCGCCCGCTGCCTTGATCCGGACAGGGCAGGACTTGATCTTCACGGTTTCTCCTCGCCATCTCGATAGGACCGTCGGTTCCGGCGGGTTCAGTAGGAAAGAGAGTTGGCGGGCGGTTCAGGCCGTCGACGACGAGACACTCTCGATTGAGACGGTCACTGAGCAGTTACAGCCAGCGCGGTCGTTCTCGCTGAGCTTCGAATCGCCTGGCCAGCGGGCGCCATTGGAGAACAGGTCGTCGATACCGACGGTTTCGCCATCCAGCCGGGCATGGGTGGATCGCGGATTGGATCCGGTCACCCAGGTCTTCACCGCGCCGTCCCCACCGACTTGACGGACAGCTTCCACTGTGCCGAATCCCGACATCGCCGAGGTTTGCGCGTGCGCGATCTGCGGCGCGCGCTGGCTGCGGTAGGCGTCGAACAGAGCCTTGATCGCACCGATCGGGTCAGCGTCCTTCAGTAGCGCAGCCACGGCCGCTTTCGTGGTGGCGTTGATGCCGGCGGCGACGCCAGCCGCGTTCGCGGTGAGCCAGCCGACCATTCGGTCCTTGTCGAGTTCATCGGGGTCTTCACCGATTTCCTCGAGTGTCGCCTGCCCGGCAGCCACAGCAAGAAGCAGATTCAGCCGCAGCAGGTCCGCGGACAACTCGCCGTTCCACCTGTCCTCGTTGAACACATCATCGACGGCGACCTTTCGGAATGCCGCCTTCTCAGCGCCGACCTTGCTGATGAGCGCCTTGGCCTGACGGTCGAAGAAACCCACGAGGACCTGCTCTGTGCGGGTCGTGGCAGTGCGCGGCGCCCTCGCCTTCACTGTTACTGACTTCACAGCCCTATCCGGCATGGCGGCCAGATTCGCTGCCACAGGGTCCGGCGCGGAATCGGTCGGTGACGCCTGCCCGCCGATCAGCACATTCAACGGCGTGACGAGCTGTGCGGCGTCGCCGCCGAGCGCGTTACGGTTCAGCAGCGCCCGACCCTCATCCGCGGTCAGCACCGGGCGACCCACCAGCGACTGGATACTGCTGGCCTGCTCTTCGAAACTTCCTTTGAGCTTCTCAGCGATGTTGAACTCGACGTACACATCCACCGAGTCGTCCAGGTCTGGCAGGAGCTGCAGCATCAGATCCTCGGCGATCATCGTCAGCCACGGGCCGAGTGTGTCCTGGTACAGCTGCTTGTGCTGCTCCGTGATGTTCGAGAATGTCGCGTGGTCAAGGATCCCAACCATCGGCAGCGGAATGTGATATGCCGCCGCGACTTCCTCGCGCGTGAGTTTCCGTGCCTCCAGGTACTGCGCCTGCTGCGGGGTTACCGCGGCCGGCACGAACTCCATGCCGTCCTCGAGGATCGGTGTGCCGCCCGCCTGCGGCCCGTCGCCGGTATATTGCGCCTGCCACGACGCACGAAACCGGTTCCGCGCCGTGTCGCCCCAGACTGGGGCGTCCACCGGGCGGCTGATGTATCCGGCGAATCGGGCGCCGTTACGCCACAGCTGGTCCCGGTACACCGTCGCCGCGTACTCCTCCGCCAGGATCCGCCGCAGCGTCTCGATCGGCGGTGACCCGGTCCGGGGATCGTCCGGGTTGTATCCGCGGAAGAACACGACCTGGTCGGCGGGGAAGTCTCTGTACCCGCGGTTGCCCCGAACCCGGTATTGAGACGCCGCCATCCAGTCCCCGTCGATGGGTTCGACCATCCACGGCGGAACCCGCAACAACGCGCCCGGCTTCTCCGTCCCGTCGGCCTTGACTTTCAACCAGCATGCCGTGTCGTAGATCCCCAGATCGTGGACGAGCGCGTCGATTAGGCGGTACCTGGTGATCTTCATGTCCGCTGGTGCGGGGTTCGCGATCAGCCGTGCCATGGGGTGACTGGCAAGACGCTCCCGGTCCGTGTCGCTCGCACGCCGGAACACGTGTAGGCCAAGCTGGGCGATGTTCCGCGCCAGGAAGTCCACCACGGTCCGCACCGCGGGCTGGGTCCGCCAGATCGTCGCGTAGTCCTGTCGCAGGCTCGGCGCAATCGTCATCGAGAACGGGTGCGGCACCGGAGCCGCCGACACCGTCCGTAGCGACCCGGCGGCCTGCACGAACGGCATCAGCCGACCGCCTGGACGACCTGAACGAACTCGACACGCGACCGTTCGATGACAACCTCGCCGTCCATCGGAACCGGTTGTGCACCCTGCTCGAGCAGTTCCGCGTTCCGCAGCACCAACAGCGGACCGCGCTGCGCCCACAACACCCCGGCGAACGCACGGTCCGGCAGGTTCACGATTACCCGCTTACGGACAGCGGTTTGACGCCAGGCGAACACACGACCTCCCAGGTATTCATACGACCTGCAGGTCGTGGTCCTCATACGCCGACTTCCGGGGTGGTTTGTGCAGCATCGCCCGCGCCAACGCCGTCACCGCCGCCGAGAACCCATCGATGTTGTCGCCGGCCTTCTCCTTGTCCGGCTTCACGTTCCCTGCCGCATCCATTGACACCGCAAGGTTGTCGACCATCCACCGCATCACCGGGTTCCCGCCATGCCGGAGCACCGGACGCTGTGGCGTACCGCGGAGCAGCAACGTCAATAGCTCTTTCAGTGGCGCAGACATCGACTGGTAGCCCTGGCCGATTGGCACCATCGGGGCGCCCTCTTCGGTCATGTCAGTGACGAGCTGCGTCGCGTTCCACCGGTCGTAGCCGATCTCTTTCGCCTGGAACACAGCCAGATCGGCGCGCATCTGCTTCTTAACTACCTCATAGTCGATGACGTTCCCGTCGGTCACCGTGAGCCAGCCGTCGCGGCGCCAAACATCAGCGGAACCAGCAGTGCGCTTGTTCAGATCGTCCATCCGCGCTTCGGGTACCCAAAGCCGCCAGACCGCTTCGTACTCGCCGTCCTTCGGAAACAGCCACGCCAGTGCCGTCAGGTCATGCGTGCGTGAAAGGTCCAAACCGCCGAACGCTAGACGCCCTCTCAATCCCTGCTCATCGACGAGGCTGGCGTTACGGTCCCACACGTCCAAGGTGATGTACCGCTTCGCCTGCTTCGTGCGGATCCCAAGATGTAGCCGTAGGAACCGCGACAGGTTCGCTGGTGACTGGCGCGCCTTGCGCGCTTCCGCCTCGAGGAACTCCTTCGTCGGCGAGATCCCGTAGCCCGGGTTCGCTCGACGCCACGCCTCCTCATCGAAAGGCGTCAGACCCTGCTCCTTGAGAGCTTTCTCTGACTCCGCCGCCGCCCAGATGACCCCGTAGAAGGTCGGGTCGCTGATCGCGCCCCGGGACAGTTGCTCGCAGTACTCCCGCTTCTCCGCGTAGATTGTGCCGCGCCGGCCGTCATCAGGAGTGGTGATGATGATGATCAGCGGTTGGGATCGGGCGCCCGTACCGGTCTCGAGTGCGTCGACGAGGTCCCGCGATTTGTGGACATGCAACTCGTCGATGACGGAGCCGTGCACGTTCGCGCCGTGCAGCAGATCAGCGACGCTGGACACGACCATGAAGTACGAGCCGGTCCGCTTATGCACGATCTTGTTGATAGTGCACTTCACGTGTGGCGACAGGTGCGGCGACTTCTCCGCGATCAACTTCACCGGCGCGAAGCAGTAGCCTGCCTGTTCCCTACCGGCCGCCGCAGCGATGACTTGGGCGCCGTCCTCACCATCAGCGCACGTCAGGTAAGTCGCCTGACCACCGGCAAGCGTGGTCTTTCCGTTCTTCCTCGACAGGTCGACGTACTCGGTGCGGATGATCCGCACCCATTTACCGCGACTGTTCTTGTGTACCCACCCGTACACAGGCGCAAGGATGTAAGCGACCTGCCACGGGTCCGGCTTCAGCGGCCGTCCGGCCCACTCTCCCTGCGTATGCCGCAGCAGGTTGAACGACTTCAGGACCTTGTCGACCCGCTCCGGATCGAACCGGGCACCTGGAAAGTCCCGCGGCTCAGGTGTCTTCCACGTCGGCGGACAGTCCGGCAGCGGGATCCCCCGCGCCTTCAGGTACCAGCCAACCTCCGGTGAGATCTTCAGCCGGTCCAGCTCAGCCGCATAGTCCGCGGTGAGCCTAGGCGGCTCAGGCGAACGGGTTCTCCTCCCCATTCCCGCCGCCGTCCTTCCCGCCTACGCGCTGCTCACTCGAAGGCGTTAGACCAAACTCCGCAGCCCACGCCCTCAACTCCTTCGAAGCAGCCTCGACGATCGCCACAGCAGGATGCCGGGTACGGCCCTGCGAGTTCGTGTGCAGCAGGCCGTCATCCGCGATCTGCCGCTGCGCAGTCACCAGCCGATCCCACGTCAGGCAATACGCCGTCAGCGATGCCCGATCGATCTCCTTGACGAGCTCCAACCGTGCAAGCTCCGGCACCACCCGCCGCCACTCCGCGGCAGCCTCAACAGGAAGCCACTCCGGAGGCTCCGGAGGCAGGCGCTTGAACGGAGGCGGCTCCTTAACCGGCCGGCCACCCGAGTCACGGCCAGGCGACCGCCCCTCAATCAGCTTCAGCGCAGCCGGACGCGGCGACGTAGAGGCCATGGACACCTCCCCGTCAAGGGGCATCTCCCAGCTGAGACATCACAAGCTTCACCACCCGGGCGGTATCGCCAGGCCTCTGACCTGCGATTTCACCGCCCCTACCCCTATAGGTCTATGACCTGCGGTTTTGTGTGGCTGTTCCAGCCGCCGGGGGTGGTGGCCGCGGTGTGCCGATCGTGGCATGCCTTGCAAAGTCCGCGAAGGTATCGAGGGTCGTCGGGGTTGGTGATGCCTTCGGCTATGAGTTGTTTGCGGGTCTTGGGGTGGTGGTCGGCGACTGTTGATGGCCGGTAGCAGTTGGGTCCGTGGTCGTCGCAGTCGGGGTTGTGGCAGGTGCAGGTTGGGTCATCCTGCAGGGTGGTTGTGCGGGCTGTGTTCCATCGTGGTCCGGTGTATCCGCGTTCGGCTGCGGTGCCGCGGTCTCGGTCGGATTGGCGTCGGCGTTGTCGCCTGCAGTCTTGGCAGGGTCCGGGTTTGTCTACCAGTTCGGGGCAGCCTGGTTCTGTGCAGGGTTTCCTTGGGAGGACTGGCATCGGCAGAACTTCCCCTCGGGATGATGAGGTGGTGCGGCTTAGGCTCCGCGCATGAGGATGATGCGTGCCCTAACTGCTGTCGTGTGTTGCGCCGCTATGGCGGGGTGTTCGTCGGGTAGATCGTCCGCGGGCAAGCCTGCGAGGTCGTGCGATGAAGCCATCCCCGAGTGCATGCCGACCGCGAAGGCCAGCTTCATCGGTGTGCCAGCGGTGACGATCGGGCAGCCGTTCAGGTATCAGGTTCCCAGTGCGGAAGGTGCCGTGAACTTGGAGATCACGGTCCGGTCGATCAGGCAGAAGCCTGGTACGGACTCGGATCCGAAGCATTCAGTGACGTTGTGCCTGAACGTCCGGGTGAAGAACGTGGGGTCGACGTCGTTCGGGTCGGACGACTCGGATGCGCAGACGCAGGGGAAGTGGTTCGGAATGGACGGTCAACAGGCGGATGCGAACCCCGGGACGATGGGGACGTGCGCGCCGAACGGCGGCACGGAGTGGGCCGGGATCGACCAGCCGGCACCGCTGCCCGGGAAGTACGTCAGCGGGATGTGGATGTACAACGTGCCTGACCGGCCGGGCGCGTTGGAAGTGACGGATAGCGCAGGGCATCCGCTGTGCCGGCTGAACTATGGGCCGAAGTCCGCTCAGGTCCCGATCAACGCTGCCGGACAGTAGCCAAGTTCGTTCTTACCCGCCGGTGGGCGATGGTGACTCGTCGCAGGTCAGCGAGGCGGGCTTGGTTTACTACTTGAACCGGCCGACGCGCGACATCGCGTTCTGCTGCCGCTCCACCGCGGATGCGAGAGCGTGCTGTTCCGGCGACCAGTCCTGCTGGACGTGCACCTCGTGGCGGATCTCCGTCGCGGGCTTCACTGCGAGGTCGATGTCGTCCTCGAACACGAGCACGTGCTCCAGGCCGAGAGCGTCCTTCAACGTGCGGAGCGCCGAGTCGAACGCCTCCAGGGCGTCCTCGTCCTCTGGGAGGGTGACGTTGCCGAGCATGAGGACGTCGCCAGGCTTCACCAGGACGATGCGGGTGTCGCTCATGACCGAGCGCCAGCCTGGATGGCCTTCAGCTCACGAGCGCGAGCGAGGTTCTCGGCCGTCATTCCGTAGGAGCGCTGGTTGTTGCAGCGGGCGCAGCGCCCGTAGCCGTTGTACTCCAGTACGGGCTGTTCACATATGCAGGTGGCGTGTGCGAGATCGATCGCAGAACAGTCGTGGTGGTACAGGCCGGGTTCGCCTTGCCACCAGCGTCCGCGCGGGCCATCCCATGAGTGGGAGACGTTCACCACGTCGCCCTTGCGCGAGGGTCCGCCGCACCAGGCGCAGCGGGTCAGGAGGCGACGGCGAAGGGCTTGCAGCGAGTGGACCTGGATCTTCCAGTGGTGGGCGTGGAAACGCCAGCCTCGGAGAACCTTGGTCTGCCACTCCCCCGCTTCGTTTTGGTAGCGGCGGTAGTGCTTGCAGATGTCACCGGAGTCATGGCCGCCGGGCTCACGGTGCCAGATCGTGATCAGCTCTGGCCAGTAGCGGCGTGCTGGGATCTCGCGGCCGTTGACAATCTGGGCCTTGTAGCGGTGCGGCCATGGGCGCTTGATCTCGAATGCGACGACCAGCGGATCATGCATGCGGTCGCTCCTATTCCTGTTGGAAGTGGGGTGGTGCCCGGCCTGCTCCGCGCCGACCCCACTTCCAAGAGCGGCGAGAGCAGGCCGGGAGAACAGTGCCAGGTTGACGGCCCAGCCCTGGACTTCCCCAAGACAGGACCGGGCCGCCAACCATCAGGGGGCACGGCGACCAGACGGTGGGGGGCTCGTCGCCGGCAGCGCGCCACACCGTCTCCGCGAGAAGACGGGGCGCGCGTCTAAGGGGTGTTATGCAGCGGCAGCGAGGCGCTCAGCGGCACGCAGAGGGCAACGCTGACTGATCTCGGCACGCGCTTCAGGGGTCTCGGGGACCGGATGGCCGTGGCGGAGCTCGCGTTCGATGACCGCGAGATCCCGGTAGTCGTAGTAGACGCGTCCACGGATGCGGAGCTTGCGGGCGCGGTAGCGGGTGCCCCAGCAGTGGATGGTTCCGGGTGCGCGGCCGAGACGTTCGGCTGCTGCTTCGGCTGTCGTGCGATCGAAAGCGGGGAGCATGAGCACCCCCAGATATGACGAAAGCCCCCGCGCGCGGATGCGATGCGGAGGCAGAAATCTCGATGTTGTTTCGAATCTTTGCATGCAGGTGGCCGCATTGTCCAATTGCGACACACCTGTCTCAGCGGTCAGGCCGCGAGGTCCACTTGGCAGTCCATGCCTGCGTGCTCGCCGAGGACACATACCCACCGGCCGTCCTCCAGGTGGACGAGGTGCTCGTCTAGGCGGGGCGGGCGGACGCAACCGTCCTCAATCACGATCGCTTGGGAAGTCACGGAGACCATTGTTCTCTGAGGGGCTGACAGTTGCTAGACACCGCGTCGGACTGTGGATTACGTCCAGCCGAAGTCGTTCAGCGCCGCCGGCCGATCGGTCGGGCCGCTTCGCTCGCTCGCAAGTCCAGTTCAAGGTCTCGATAAATCCGCCTACGGGCCTCAGTATCTGCCTCGGACTCATGGAAGTCGTAGACGCTCGGATTGATCCGGTCGGCGACGGCGCGTAGCAGATGGGACAGGCGCCCACGCATCGTGCGGGAACTATAGATGAAGCCGTCACTCTTCATGCCGCCCACCTGTCGTCGTAGCCGGGTTCGGCAGAGAACGGAGCAGCGAGGAGACGGAGCAGCTTGTCGCCTAGGTACGGCCCGGCTACTTCGTCCCGAGGCCCGACGCGGCGATCGTTGTCGACAGACATGTCAAGGCTGGTGGCTTCATCCACGACCTTATTGAGGATCCGCCGCTTGGACTCGATATCGGCGAGGACAAACAGGTCCGGGTTGCTCTCGGCGTACAACTCCACGAACTGGTCGTTAGGGATCGCGTGACCACACGGATCTAGCCGAATCTCATCGACGCCTACGCGACCGCTCTCGAACCCTTCCGGCCGATCGGAACACACCGGACAGAGAGCCTTCAGCGGGTAGCGGACCACGTAGCGACCGTGCTCGCGCTTCTCGATGCGGTCGTACTGAGCCTTGATGAAGTCAGTGATCTCGCTCATCCGGCCATCCTCTTCGACTTGGCTACGTACTCCCGCGCCGACCGCAGTATCTCCTCGGGAACCGTGGCGGTGATGCCGATCTCCGCATGGACCTTCATGTACATGCCAGACAGCAGGAACGGGTACTGAATCTTGGTTGGCGGGCACGGGCCGACGAGATTCGTGATCGTCTGGATGCGTTCGATCCGCCCAAGGCAGCCCATGGACCGCTCAGGCGGAGTCGTCCGGCTCATCCGGTAGTCCTCGGCGAGGTCGCCCCACAGGTGCTCCACCTCGTCCCGTAGAGCCTGCATGTACTGCTCCGTCGCGGGTTCGCTCACGGTTGCTGTTCCTCTCCGCGAAGTGGCCTCTCGGGCGACTTCACGATGGCCAGGACGCATCCGCAGGGCCGGAACGTGGCGGTCTGCGCCACCGTGTCCACCATCAGAGCGCCCTCTGGACATTCGCTCACGGGAGCGTCGCAGCCCATGCACGGCGGTAGGCGCCGTAGCCCGGTATGGATGACGTGGGCGGCGATCTCGATCATCTCGTCAGCCCTGGCCCGTCGCGCCCAGGACTCCAGCTCGGCTGGGGTGCATGTCATCTTCGTCTGCACGCGTTCAATGCTGCTCACGCCGCTCTCCTCACGTCCGTCTTGGTCAGTTCGGTGATCTCTTCAGGAGCGAAGTCGGCCCATGCGCGCCTCGATGTTGGCGCGCGTCTCGGCGACCGACGCCATGTCCACATCAACGGTGACACCCATCTCCGCATGGACACGCTGATAGATCCCGTCCTCCAGCAGACCGATGTCGATCTCCTCCCACGGCGTCGGGCCGACCTGCTGCGTGAACAACTTGATCCGGTCCACCAGGTCGTCGCACGTCATCGACCACGAGTCGCGGATCGCGGAGTGACGAGCGTCGTTCAGGTCGCTCCAGAGGCAGAGGAGTTCCCAGCGGGCGACGGTTTCCAGCGTGTCGGCGCCGTCACATGCAGGCTCGCGGGTCTCGTTCATGCTGCCTTCCAAAGGTCGGTTCGGGTCAACGCTTCGATCTCTTCAGGGGTGGCGAGCCGCTCCCACTGCCACGGCTCAGCGGCAGCGGAGCGACGGTGGAGACGGGAAAAGACGCAGCGAAGAGCAGGCATGGAGATATCCGAGGGAGGTCGAAAGCGGGAAGGGATACCGCCATTATCCCACGTCATCGCTGGTTCTTGCGCCTCCTGGAGCGCGTCCGCCGCCGGTATTCCGCGCCGTTCACCTTGAGCGGTTTCGGGTTCCCGGACGGGTTGCAGAGACGGCAGGCCCGGCGGTGTCGCCGATAGTCGTCGCCCATCGTCATGCGGGCGAAGCTGGGATGGTTAGCCTCGATCGTCTTGATGACCATCTTGCCGATCGACATGAATGCGCTCTTCAGCGACTCAACCTGAAGACGCATGGCATCACTGATCACACTCACCGAACGCGCCATCGCTTCCGGATCGGCTGACCAGGCGACCGACCGACGACCGAGGTCCGCGCAGATCCTCACGACCTGGATGTCAGCGTCGATCTCCCCTTCGTCGATCACGCCGTCCTGAAGCCAGGCGTCCTCATCGAACGGCTCGGCCGGGTTCGCTTCCCAGGACAGTGCGTCATCGCTGTCTCCGTCCCAGGTGATGTAGTCGTCGAGGGCCTCATCGATCGATGTGAGCACCTTGTCCGTGGAGTCCCTCACGACGCCTCCTTCTGGTGGCGGCGCTGCTGGGCGAGCTCTTCTTCCACCATCAGCCCCTGCAACTGCTCCCCCTCATACCGCCAGCCGCAGTTACGGCACTCAACGAAGTCATCGAGCCCCGTAGACCCGTCCCAGCGGCGCAGCATCCTCTGCTCGCACTCCTCGTTCCAGCACGGCGACAACAGATCCTCATGCTGGGCCCGCCACCCCAGCTTCGACTTGCACTTCTCCAGCAGCGTGAAGATCTCCACCGCCGCGTCCGCTCCCCCGAGCTCCTTACGGAGGATCGCCCACCCGGCCGGCCGGACGTTCCCCTCCGCATCGTCCGGGAGGGACGCCACTACGCTCTCGCCGACGGTCCGGTTCATTGGCTCCGGTGTGAGCGCCAGCAGTACGTCCACGTGTGTGGCGAGGGTTCGGCAGGCCGTGGACATCGCAACGCTGTCGCGGCGTGGCATCTCCATGCCGGTGATGTCGAGGCGGGCGACCTCGCGGACACGCCACTCCCAGGAGGACAACTCCTCTACGATCCGGACCATCAGTGCGTTGACGTCCGGCCGCCACGGGATCGGTGGGGTCTTCGCGCCACCAGACACGCGCGGCCCATCAGCCCCAGAGCCGCGTTCGCCGAGGATCAGGTAGAGCTCCAGGTACATCTCCGGGAGTTTCTCCAGCGCCGATACGAGATGGTCTCGGTCCGCGCTGCACAGGGCGCGTGGGCCGAGCACCGGCTCCCCGTTGAAGTCTTTGCTCGCGCACCACTTCCCCCGCGCGCACGGCCGCTGAGCGCCCTCCCCAGACCAGTAGCCGTCATCCGCATTCGGGTCCGAGTGGATCCAACGCGTCATAGCTCCCCCTTCGTAGAGACCCGTCACGGGTCAGCCGACAGCCGTGATCTTCTTGATCGCCCCACGCCACGAAAGCGTCGCCGTGACCTTCGCGTCCCCATCGAGGCCGACGATCCGGGCCTGCTCGATGAACCGTTCGAGCTCTCCGAGCGTCATCGCTTTCTGGTCTTCAGCCTCCGCGGTCTTCGTGGTGGTCACGTCGTCTCCTTGCTGAGATTGGCTCCGCAGCGAGCACAGTGCGGGCCGATACGGATCGGCGTAGTCAAGCCCCATGCGGTGATGTCGACGGTGTCCGCGAGCGGGCCGTCATCGGGTTCAACGTGGTCGTGGCGGGCGCATTCGGCTACGGCGATTCGGCGGGCGAGGTCGTCGGCTTCGTCGTGGCGGTCTCGTTCTTCGCGCTCTTCAAGCTCAGCAACCTGCCGCTCACGGGTTTCCGCATCACAAGCGCGATCTTTCCGACGTCGGATCACGCCGCCTCCTTCGCCGGCGGCAGCGATGACAGCAGCACGGTCCGAGTGACCAGCTCCACGTCATCGCCCGCCTCGTTCAGCTTGATATCGCCGTCATCGTCGGTGGCGTACTGGAAGACCTTCGCGAACGGGGCATCAACCAGGTAGACCTCAACGCGATACGTGATCTTCTCGTCGAAGCCCTCGCTCCGGAGCCACTCAATCAGCTGCTCGTAGTAGTCCCGGTCGGCCCAGATCGCATCCCATTCGCGGGTACTCGAATCACCGACCCACACGGGCTCCATATCGGCGGGGATCACGGCGGTCAATCTCTGGCCTCCCCGCTCGTGTCCCGCCACTCCCCCGGTGGCTGTTCCTCGCCGCGGAGCCAGAACAGGGCAGGGTCCTCAGCGATCGCCCGCGCCAGATGCCGATCCTCAGCCGCTAGGTCCACGCCCACTGCATCGCACACAGCAAGGAGGCGAAGAGCGATCCCACGAGCCTGGTCCACCCAGGACACCGGAGATGCCTTCAGCTCATCCTCCGTGTGGTTCGGACAACGACAGAACTCCGGGCCGTTCTCCCCGTACTTACACGAAGCTCTGCACTTGGCATGGAGAGCGGGCCTGTCGTCGTTCAGCTCATGCCAGCAGGCCGTAGACAGGTACTCATGAACGGCGGTCACGCGGACCTCCTCGCATCGAGAGAAGGGATCACAGGGATCATCTGCGCAAGCCAGCCGTCCTCAGCGGCGGTGAAGTGCGGCGCGGGCTCGGTCTCCCACCACGACCTCATCGCGACCGTCGAGACCTCCTCCTGCGTGCGGCGGTCCGTGTACGTCACCGGACGCTCGCCAGTCTTCCGCGTGACCACACGTCCGCGCTTGCAACCGGCCGGGTAGTCATTCCAGTTGACGCCCTTCTCCCGCCAAAGAAGCTCCTGCATCTGATCGGTGTTCACCCGGTGCAGACGCTTGTGGGAGAAGTGGGCTTGCGCGGCCACGGAGATCGAGTTGCGGACGCAGTCGCGTTGCCGCCACAGGAAGTAGTTCGCAACCTCTACCGGATCAGGGATGGTGAAAACGCGGGCATCGAACAGCGCACGGCCTGATCCGGGGTAGGCATCGTTGAACGCGACCGTTGCCACCGATGCGGCGATGGACGCCATCTTCTGCACACCGCCTGCGAACCATGGCTGTGTGCCGGGCGCGGCGAAGTCCGTCAGCAGGATCGACGCTTCGTCGGATTGGGCGTATCCGAAGACCGCCCCGGAGATCTCCTTGCACAGCGCTGCCGTGACCGCATCCATCGCCGTTATGACCGTGGCGTCGAACGGCTTATCTGCGCGGCGGAGGAATGAACTGAAGCAGCGACCATCAACCCGGATGACAGTGAACGTCCGCCGCGGGAGGGTTGACCGAGTGGCCGCCTCGTACTGTTTCATCCTGTCGCCAAGCATCGTGCGGTCACTGGCCATAGCGGGCCTCCTGTTCGATGTCACTGGCCCATACGTCCGGGTCACCGTTCGGCAGGCCGCGGCGTATCCCACCACGCGGATCCGGCTGATCACCGGCATAGCGTGGGATCAAATGGATGTGGAGATGATGAATCGTTCGGCCGGCTGCGGCGCCGTCGTTGACGCCGATGTTCCAGCCGTCCGGCCGGTGCTCGGCCGCGATAAGCCCCGCGGCAGTCGCAGCGAGACGCCACGCGGCAGCCATCTCCGGCTCGGTGAGATCCCAGATGCTCAGCACATGCCGTTTCGGGACGATCTCCACGTGCCCCGGTGTGGCCGGGAACTCGTCGTAGCGGGCGTAGAAACGGGTGTTCTGGCACAGGATCTTGGAGCGGCTCGGGTCGCAGAACAGGCAGGTGTCAGGCATCGGTCCGCTCCCCCAGTTGAGCCACCACAGCGGCCTCTACGTCGTTTGGGAGCGTCCACAAACCGAGAGCGCCCTTACATGGGACAGGCTCAGCGAGAACGCGCACATTGGCGAGGTGCCAGTGCGCCTGGCTAGACGCCGCCCATCGGCTGCATTGGCAGCGGCGCTCGCTGCTGAAGAGCGGTTGGAGCCGGGCGTCGCACACGTCCACAATCTCGGCGACGCCGAGCACCGCCCCGTAGGTGATGTACTCGCCATCCCGGTTTGGCGTGCCAGCCCAACCGAGACGACACCACTCCTCGTAGACAACATCGCTGGATTGACTCGCCGGATCCCAACGATCCTTGCCGCTGGCGTGCAGGGCGATGAGCCCGCGGTAGTGCGTCCGACGGGACCTGTTCTCGATGCGCTTCTGGCCATGGACGATCATCGCCGTCCAGGGCTGACGTATGGACAGGGCCTTCATTGGGCCACCTCTACGGGCTTGTCCCGCCAGCCCCGCGAGAAGATCGCCTCAGCCTTCTCCGCCACCGCCGCATCCAGGTTGAAATCCAGCACCCGTGCGGTCACATACGCGACGTTCACGACCGCGGCCAGACACGTCGCATACAACGAACGGCTCGGCACCGGGCGGTCGAACGCGTCCACGAGATCGGCTGCGGCACGGAACACTGCCCGAACCTGCCAGGCTTCGTCTTGGGCGGTCGGCTTACCCAGTGAGTCGCGGAAGTCCTCCAGCGCATCCTCAACTTCGAGGACGTGCGCGGTGACGTAGGCGGTGATCGCCACGTCCGCGAGTTCGGCTCGCACGTCCGCCCAAGAGCCTTGACGGCGTGCCATGCCCGCCCAACGGCGGTACGCGCCGACGAACTCCCCCGCTTCCTCGGCAAGGCACAGCACCTGCTGCTGCGCCAGATCCCGGTCCGGGAAGTTAGCTCGTATCTTCGCAACGGCCCTAGCCGCAACTTCCTGAAGATCAGTCACCTAGGTCTCCTGTCTGATGGTTGGGGGTGTGCTGGCCAGGCGCAGGGGAAGTCATGCGGACGTTCGGGTTTCGCGCGCCGCCTGCTCAGTGAGGACAGCGGCACGTTTCAGCGACAGGGCGATATCGCCCCGGTCCCGGTACCGGCCGGCGAGGAACTCGGCGAGCTCGGACGGCTGCCCAGCGAAGTCCACAGCGCGGCACCACGCCGCGAGCGCCGCTGCAGACTCCCCCGCCGGGCCCTTACGCAGGACCGCCAGCGCGGTGAGAATCGCCCGGTCCCGGCCACGGCACTCCCAGGCCGTGTCGCCGGCAGCGTCGAGGAGATTCACGACGCGGCAAGGGTCGGCGGCCGTCATGCAGCCACCTCGAGGTCTTCTCCACTGATCGATTCCACCAGAGCGGAGATAATGACTTCCGCGACCGGCGGCGTGACCGCATTCCCGTACATGCGCACGCGCTGCCGCCGATTACCGACGACTTGGTAGCCCTCAGTGAACGCCATCGCTTTGCCGATCTCATACGGCTCGAGCATCCGGAACAGAACTTCGGCGATGTCGACCTTGTCGGTACCTGATACCAGCGACCAGCGGTCCCGCGTCGTGACCGTGCCAACAGGCTCAGACACGCGGCGAGCGGTGCCGTTCCCGTAGTACGGGATGAGCAGGTGCTCCCACGCCACCCGCTGCGGAGCGGTCACCAAACCGTGGTGATTGCCGGATGCGGTGACGGTCGCAAGAGCCTCGGTGACCGCGCGGGCATCCGAGCTGCCGCCGCGGAGCTCCGCAATGAACGGCAGCCACGTCGGGCCATAGGCCAAGCCGGTCTCGTTCCGGGCCGTCTGTGTGCGCAGCGGAGCATGCGCCGACGACGCAACCTTGCCTTCACGCCCCTCTACCGGGACGAGCAGCGGCGGAACCGCCACACCGTCGCTTTCGCGAGTGAGGCGCGTCCGCAACGGGTCCGTGACGGGAGTCGCATCGACGTTCCAACTGCCCCCGCAAGGCGACACCACCGGCATTCCGTACCGTGCGATCCCTGCGCGGATCCGCGCGATCGTCGCCGGCGCCAGCCCTTCAGGCTTCTTCTCAGTCTGCTTCCGGCTGCCGATCGGGGTACCGGGCAAATCCCAATCGATCGCCACCAGGGCGGGCAGAACGGTCGGGTCGATGATCCGGTTCTGGCATGACGTCCGAGGGCATCGATACACGTATTGGGCGCCGTAGTCGCCCATCTCCTTGCGGGGATCCTTGAACACCTGCATCGCGTTGACCTGCTCGTCACACCCTGGGCAGTACGCGCGGGGTCGCAGCCATTTGTTCCAGTCCGGATCGCGACCGAGGGACTTCAGCCAGTACGCGACGTACAGCCGGTTGCGGCTTTGGGGCGCAGCGGGGACGCCGACCGGGCGGGCATGCATGCTGTTGAGCGCGATGACGCGGGTGTTGTAGCCGAGGTTCCGGATCCGGCCGATCCACCAGTCCCAGCGGTCCCACTCCCGGCAGTCGGTGACGTTCTCCACGACGCCGGCCTGGACCGGCTTTCCGCGCAGCGCCATGGCCTCTAGGTAGTCGGGGACATTCACCATCAGGGCTCGGGACCGTGCGGCCTCCTCATCGGTGACCGGTTCCAGGCCCTCGTATTCGAGCGTGCCCTGCAGCGTGTTGTCGAAGTCCCGCTTACGGCCACGCGATTTACTCCATTTCGGACACTCCGGCGATGCCCAGAAAAGGTCGCCAGGGGGAAAGTCGGTCATGTCCATGTCCCGGATGTCGCCTTCGTAGTGGCGAGTGTCCGGGAAGTTCAAGGCATGGGTCTCGAGCGCTTTCTTCCAGTGGTTGGCGGCGGCAACGACCTCAACGCCGGGCACAGCGTGGGCGCCTTGGCTGGATCCGCCGGCGCCACAGAAAAAGTCGACCAGCTTGAGCGTCACCGCTCCTCCTTCATCGTTCGAGGGGTGTTGGGGGTATTCATGAGGCCTGTGCCTGCTGGTAGTCGGCGGGGATCTCGAATAGCGGCTTCCGCTTCGCCTCGTTGCAGCAGTCCTTGCACCAGTCCTTCAGCCCATACGGCAGAGACGGATGCGGGTAGAACTCGCCGAACAGCTTCGGGACACCGCACTTCGTGCACAGCTTCCGGCCGCCAGCTTCGGCTGCGGCGACCATGTCCGCGAGGGCGATGGCGAGGGCCTGCCACTCCCGTTCCGTGCGGTGACGGCACACCAGGAGCCTTTCGACTCCTGCGGCATCTCGGCGGCGGACACAGTCCACGAGACCACTGGCCGGCATGGCGGAACGCCGCATCAGGAGCTCATCAGCATCGGTGGCGGTCACGGGACCACCACCCGGTGGACGCCGATGCCAACGGCACGGATCCGCTTCACGCAGTCCGACGTGCCCCAGTCACCGGCGCCGCGCTTGTCGTCATCGCGCTTTACTTGCGATTCGTCCAAAGCTGCAGGCGGTAGCCATCCGCTCGCCCGTGCGCGATTTCGAGAACGTGAGGCCGCGATACGGTCCACTGGAGTCGCCTGGGGTGGCGCTTGCTCCTTCAACTGTTCGTATAGATCGCGGATTCGATCTGCCATTGCCGGCTGGATCCGCTCGCTGCTGAACAGTCTGCACATCATGCTCTGCTTCTCGCCCAGTTCCTTCTCTAGCTTGGCTTGAGACCATCCGATAGCGATGAGTGCCTGAACACGGCGGTGCGTGTCGGTCGCATCTACGGCATGGCCAGGGCGATACCGAGAAGGAGTTGCCGCCCCATCTCGAACGGGAGTTCCCGGCACCCATGGCTCCCAGGTCTCTCCGGTTAGCCGATGCCCATTGCAGTCGTTGCAGCTCGGTACGAGGTTGTCTGGCGCGTTGTTCAGCCTGTTGTGATCAAGGTGGTCGGCAATGAGCGCCTTGATGGCGTTCTGGCCGGTGGCCCACGAGACGACACGACCACACCAGTAGCAGTTGTGATCCCCAGGGCCGATCTTGTCGTAGAGGACCTTCCGATGCTCGCGCATTACTCCCTGGCTGTTACCGGCAAGAGGGTGGCCGGGGATCCGAACCTGAAGATAAGCCTCGGGGTGCTTCCGCTGTCGCGGAGGCGCCAACTCTCCCAGCTGCTCGGCACGGGTCAGATTCGGATGAAGGTCAAGCGCCTTCAAGCACCGGTCAACTGACCTAAGGGTCGGATCCTTGCGCTTCTTTTCCCAGACATAGATGGTGGCTATCTCCATCCGAGCTGCTGCCGCAAGCTTCGGTCGAGATATGCCGCGCGCCTTCCTGGCGTTGATTACCGCTGTTAGCAAGTCGACCCCATCGACTGACAGCTCCAAGCCAACCGCACGGGCATAGGCGTAAAGGTTGGAGAGCTTCGGACTGCGCTCCCCCGACTCCCAGTCCGAGACTGTGCTCCGATCGATGCCCAAGAACGTAGCGATCGACTGTTTGGGGATTCTGCGTGCTCGGCGCTCGGTGCTCACCGCATTGATGATCGGGTGGACGTTCGTCGGGACTGCGGGCATCTCGATGACCTCGGGCACCGGCCACCTTCCTCCAGGCAAGGAACGGTTTGTGTAAGTACACTTTACCGTGAAGAGAACAGTCGAACAACCTCGTTTGAGGAGGTCACTGTGGATGTCTGTAAGTACACATGCGACGATCAGCCCATGCCGAGACCCGCAACCGGCAAGACCCCGGTACGGAACCTCCGTTCGCCGGATCACATCTGGAAGCCCGCGCTTGAGCGAGCTCACGCCGAGGGCACTACGCTCACTGAGGTAATCAACCGATACCTCGCGCGGTACGGATCCAAGCCGCCCCGCCGCCGGCCTCCGAACGAGGAGACCGGCGACTGAGCCAAGCCGGCGAGAACAGATCCTCACCGTCGCTTCCTTCCTTTGTGGCCGGTGTGGTAGCCGCCGCAGTGGCTACAGGGGTAGACCGCGATCTGCGCCGGGAAGGCCCCGGCACGGATCAGCGACTGGCGGTGGGCTTCCGCTTCACCCCGGGTCGCGTGCCGTTGCTTCCCGGTGCAGGCGCGGCCTTTCGTCTGCGTCTTCGGCATGGGATCAGAACGGCGGGCTCTCGGAGAACCCGCCACCACCGCCACCGCCGGTGGCCCACGGGTCGTCAGCGGGAGCGTTACCGCCCTGGGGAGCCTGCTGGCCACCCTGACCGAACCCGCCAGTCGACTGGCCCTGGCCGAAGCCCCCGCCCTGGCCGCCCTGGCGCTGTGTCTTGGCGACCTTCGCCGTGGCGTTCCTTAGCGACGGGCCGACCTCGTCGACCTCGACCTCGTACACGGTGCGCTTCTCGCCCTCGCGGGTCTCATACGACCGCTGCTTCAGCCGGCCCTGGACGATGACCCGCATGCCCCGCTGGAGGCTCTCGGCGACGTTCTCGGCCGCCTGCCGCCACACGTTGCAGGTGAGGAAGAGACCTTCACCGTCCTTCCACTCCCCCGACTGCTGGTCCTTGTAGCGAGGGGTAGAGGCGATCCGGAAATTCGCGACCGCCTGGCCCGACGGGGTGAACCTCAATTCAACGTCGGCGACGAGGTTGCCAACGATCGTCACCTGAACATCTCCTGCTGCCATGTCAGGACTCCTTCGGGGGTGCGGTGTAAAGGTGCCGGGCGATTTGGGCGGGAGCGGTGGCAACGTCCTCAGCGGGCGTGTACCACCAGCACTGACACTGGGCACCGTCTTTCTCGGCCCAGCACTCGCCTGCGTCGTGGGCGTCTCCGGAGTGGGTGCAGAACCGGCAGTCCGTGTCGTTGAACTCGGTCTTCGCGGTATCGGCGGCGGCCATCAGTACGCCGTCCAGGTCGTGACGTCCACGTCGCCCTCGTCGAACAGAACCGCGAAGTCGCCGTGGGGGAACTCCTCCAGGTGTCGGATGTCCGCCTTCCGGTGGGTCGCGTCCTCGGCGACCTCGGCCAGCGTCGTGGCACCGTCGTACACCTCGGCGAGGGAATGGTGGGACACGGCCCGGTAGTAGGCGTCGCAGGCCTTCGCAAACGTGGCCTTGTCGACGTGGCCGATGGCGACGAGCCACTCGCCTTCGTCGCCGATCTCCCACACGGGGATGCCGTCATAGGTGTGCGGCCAACTCTTGGCCTGCTCGTTGAGGTAGTCGGTTGTGGTGGTCATCGGGTCTCCTTCGGGGTGGTGTGGTTGTCGGCGAGCAGTTCGGGGTTGGTGATGTGGACGAGGCCGCACCAGCAGTCACCTCGCGGCTTACGGCAGACGTTCACGCCGAGCTCGGCAACCTTGACGGCATAGCCCTCCACGAAATGAGGGGCTGAACCCTCGTGCGCCTCGATGCTGGTCTGCACGCTGTAGCCGACCGCGGCACCCTGGCGAGCCGCCTTTACGACCCGCCCGAGGCGGCTCCCAACAACGACGAACGTCCCGGACGGGAGATCGGCGGCCATCAAACGGTCCCGTTGCCAAGCGCCTGGATGGCAGCGGCGACGAGAGCGTCGCCGGTTGTCCGGTCGGCATCCTCGATGTAGCCGTCCTCGTCGAAGCGCCCGGTGATGTGCCCCGCCTTCACGAGAGCGGCATAGATCTCCCACTCCCAGCCGGAGTTGCCGAACGGCCGCTTGCCGTTGAAGCCCTCGCCGTACTTCCACACATCCGCCAGCAGGCAGACCAGGTAGTCGCGGATCGTGCCCGCGTGGGCGTCGTTGTCGCCCATCGGCGTAGCGAGAACAGTGCGCGGGTCAGTCATCGTCGCCGTCCGGCTGGGCGGACAGGAGACGGGTACCGTCTGGGGCATCGATCTCAACCATCGTCGAGTAGTCGGTGTTCGTGTGCTGCCGGACCTTCACGGGCCACTCCGGGAACGGGTGATCCTCCGTCACCTGGCCGAGAGCGATACTCCAGCAGCCGTCATCGCTGAATATGGCGTGTGCCTTCATGGCGTCCCCGTTCGGTGCGACGAGATCGCCTCGCCACATGACGGGTCCCTGGCCGTAGACATCGAACTCGTTAGCGCCTTCGCAGCCTTCGACCTCGATCAGGTCATCGCTCGCGCCGTAGATGCGGATCTTCATGCTGCTTGCTCCATTCGGTTTGGGGATGTCTCGCGGGATGTCTTGCGGGCTCCGAGTGCGCAGTCGTCACACCGCCACCCACACGGGTCGCTGCTCATGCGGCACCGCCCTCAGACTCACGCCGGCCGATAACCGCATCCGCGTTCCAGCCCGTGAACCACGAGTGGCCACAGTCAGGGCAGCGGTACAAGGCGCGGACATGCGGGCCGTCGAGGGTCTGGACCGTGTGCGGTGCGCCCGTCAGGTACCCGCACTCAGGGCAGCCGTCAGCGAAGGGATGCGTCACGACAGCCCTCCCGTCGGACTCCACTCGCGCGGCGCCATATCCATCGCCCGGCTGTAGTGGCCTTGGAAGGCGACCGTCACGGTGCCCCGCGCTCCGTTCCGGTTCTTCGCGACGATCAGATCGAGTTCGCCCGCGCGGCTGGACTCTTGATCGCTGGCGTCTTCGCGGAACAGGAGGAGGCCGATGTCCGCGTCCTGCTCGAGAGCGCCGCTTTCACGGAAGTCGGACATGACCGGGGTTTTGTCGGTCCGATGCTCCGGACCGCGGTTCAACTGGGCGAGCAGCACGATTGGGATCTGAAACTCCAACGCCAGAAGCTTCAAGCCCCGGCTCGTCGCCGCAACGGCCTGTTCCCGGCTGTCGCTCGGAGGCATCTTCATCAACTGCAGGTAGTCGACGATGACGAGCTGGCAGCCACCGCGGCGTTCCTCACGGCGGAGGCGGGCACGGAGCCGGCCGAGCGTGTAGCCGGGGAACGCATCGATGATCAGCTCGGACTCTTCAATGCTGGACTTGATCTTCGCGATCCGGTCCCAGTCGACGTCGGTTGCCGACCGGGTCTTGAACTTCGCGAGGTCAACCGTCGCCTCGGCGGACACGAGCCGCTGCATGCAGTTCTTGCCGGTCATCTCCAGGCTCGCGAACAGCACCCGCTTCTTCAGGTGCAGCGCCGAGTAGCGGGCGAAATCCATGGCGACTGTGCTCTTGCCGACGGACGGCCTTGCCCCGATGAGGATGAGTTCGCCGGGCTCAAGCGCTGGCACGAGCCGTTCCATGTCGCGGTACGGAGGCTGGACGAGCTCCTTCCGCTCGTCTTCCTTCTCCAGGTCCTCCAGGACCTCATACAGCAGTTCAGCGGCAGTCGGCGGGTCGTCCCCGGTGACGGTGTTGCTGATCGCATCGAGCCGTTCCCGGACCTTGTCCAGGTGGATGTCCGGGTCGAACGACGGGTCCGCGACTTCCGTGATGAACGCGGCCAGGTTCAGTAGTTCCCGGCGGGTCGCGTCCCGCGCGATCGCCTCAATGTGGAAACCGAGACTTCCCGCCGCAGCACGCTGCGCGAGAGAGAAAACCTTCACCCCGTCGACCATCTGCCCGCCGCGGTGCATGACGCGCAGCACCGACGCGGCATCGATCGGCGTGCCGTCATTCAGCATCCCGGTGACCGCTTCGAACACCGCGGCATGCAACGACATGTAGAAGCTCCGCGGGGTGAGCTTCTCCGCCGCAATCTCCGCAGCGGCCTTGCTCTGGATCGCCGCGCCGATAACTGCCGCTTCGGCCTCGAGGACCGCGTCGCTCGGCATCCACCGGTCGCCGCTCATCGGGCCCTCCGAAGGTCTTTGCCTTCGAACGTCACGACCGTGGCGCCGTCCGCGATGCGGGAGGTGATGCGGGGACCGAACAGCTCGTGGAGCTTGGAGGCGTTGCTCGTGAAGATCGTCGGCCGCTGGTTGTTCCAGCGCTCATCAATGACACCGAGGAGGTTCTCCAGGTCCCACTCGCCGAGGCGGTGTGCGCCTGGGTCGTCGAGGACGAGGAGGTCCACGGTCGCCGCAGCAGCGATCTGGTCGGCGTCGAGCGGCGGGCCGACGACACGCTTCCACGCGTAGGCGCTGTAGAACTGTGCGGTGCCGTACCAGCCGGCCTCGTAGGCGTGCCGGATCGAATGCCAGGCGTGCCAGGTCTTACCTGTGCCGACATCGCCGAGCATGACGAGGTTTTCTGTGTCGCCAGCGGTGAGCTTCTTCACCCAGTCGACGACGGCGGGCAGGAGCACGCCCGGGGTTTGCTGTGCCGCGGGGATCTGCTCGCACCAGCGCCGCAACGCGATCGCCTGGCGCTCGGCCTGCCACTCGGCAGCAGCGGCAGCCTGCTGAGCGTCGCGGTCTTCGCCACTCATCATGGTCCGAACACGTCCTTCGGGTCGCTGGAGTACTTGATGCCTGAGGGGATGCGGCTGCCGGACTGCGGCGAGTAGCGGGAGTCGGTGCCAGTTGGGCGGAGCATCGTGACGGTCGCTGCCTCATGGACCAGATCGGGCAGCAAGCCGGGACCAGTGCGAGGCTTTGATCGCATCAATGCCAGGCCGGCACGAATGCGGTCAGGCTCAATGCCCTCATCGAGGAGACGGTCGATCTGTTCGCCTGTACGCCGCTGAACGTCACGTGGCGGCTTCATCTGGCAAGCCTTCAAGTGCTCATCGAGGAGCGAGTTCCCGAGGAGCGTCGAGCGCGCCTGCGCGCGGGGGGCTCCTGGAGGGGGAATGGGGAAAGGGGAAGGGGAACCCTTAACTACACGACCGTTACCATTCCCCTTCCCCGGAGGAAGTGCAGGACCCTGCGCTTGGTCTCCGCGAGGGGTTCCGCCTGGGGTTCCAGATGGGTTTCCGGAACCCTTAGCGAAGGGTTCGAGGTGGTCAACGAGTAGGTCCCGAAGTCGCTGGACTTCCCCGTTCGCTTCCTCGAGTTCCAGCCGCGACAGTTCCTCATGTAGAGCCGCCTTGATCTTGTGCGAGGACACGCTGAGCATCTGATCGGCGGCGGACTTGAAGACGTTCGGCTGCTTCCACACGTTGTCCCGCCGGATCAGCGACCGGACGAGAAGCTCCTCAGTGTCCTCGTCGATGACAACGAAGTTGGCGGACTGGAGCACCTGAAGGTCGGCGTTGACATCTCCAGTCTTCAGGCCGGCCGCGGACCGAGCCCAGCGTCGCTCCCGGAGCGGGATGACACCGGACTGCTCGAGGTCGGGCTGGGACAGCAGGAACATGTACATCCGCTGCGGTCCGGGTTCGAGCGCGCGGAAGTCGTCGTCGTCCCAGATGCTCGACAGGATCCTGCCGTGTTTACGGGCGGCCATCAGGCGTGCGGCCTCTCCAGGTAGTTCGCGGATGGGTAGATCCCGACGGCCCCGGATCACAAAAGGGGCCGTCGGGTGACAACTACTTGGGCTCGGGGAAACTGGCTGGATTCAGGCCGCCCTTAGGGAGATTTAGCCTTGTCCGGGTTTCTCCAGCCCGGTATGCGTTCCAGGCGTTGATCAACAGGGCGAGGAGCATGGTTTCGTGGATGCGTCCGCCCCGATCGCGCTCCTTGCGTACCCTGTCTCTGAAGGCGAGTACCGGATGGCCAGCAGGGAGACCGATTCCGTCCGCTACGCGAGACAAAAACCACACAGCCTGCTCGTAGTCGATCTGCCCGAACAGGAAGTGGGCCAGCCCGACGATCGATGCGGGCAGCCCAGACAGGCGGCGGACCTGATCGGCGAAATCGGCGGACTCTGCGATGCCGGGATAACGTTCGAGGGCCTCGGCCATCTCGGAATGGGTTGCCTTGATCTTGCCTGTGTTCGTGCGCTGCCCCGATTCCCAGAGCACGACCCTTCGAGCAACCGACGCGAGCGTGCTGGCATTGCGGTGACCACTCAGACGCAACTGGTCGCCGTACTTCCTGACGGCTCCGGTGTCCATCGTGTCCTGGACGTCAGGGTCGACGCCGCGAACGACCAGTGCCTTGATCGTGGTGTTCGATTTGATGACAGCGTGGAGCCGGTGCTGTCCGTCGAGGAGTACCCCACCCTTGGCAAACTTGATTGCTTCGCCGTTTAGTGTCCACTTGCCCGCTTCCATGTCGCGGGCGTAAGCATCGACCATGGCCGGTCGGACGTTCCTGTTGTGTGTGTTCTTCGACAGCCAGTCTTCGGCGATCCTCGGCGTGATGCTGATGACTTCGAGCGACAGACCAGGGAGTGGGTCGGGCGCCTGGAATAGGATTGGTTTGGGCATTAAGAGTTCCTTTCGAGGGAGTCGAGGAAACCGGCCAGGGCTTCCAGTGATTCGGAGAGGTTCGCCGCCCAGGAGCGGCGGGCCTCTTCGTCTTGTGTGGCGAGGTGCCGGTCTGTGACCGTGTCGAGGGCACGCCGCGCCGAGTCGATCTCTGTAAGCGCCCGAGTGATTACCTTCGGCACCTGAACCGGCGGCTTCTGCCGGCGCTTGCGCTGCCTGATCTCGTTGGCGCGTTGCACGATCGTCTTGTTGTTGCCGGCGGCCATCACTTCCCGCTGCTCCTCTTCGGGGGCTTCGGCGATCATGGCCGCGGTGGAGACGGCAACCTCGCCGGACTCGACCTTTGCCGCCAACTCGGGGACGGCGTGCTCGTGGACCCGCTTGGCCTTGATGACGCTGTCGCGGCTGACGTTGAGCATGTCGGCCGCATCTCCCTGAGAAACTGTCGAAATTTCGACAGTTTCTGATGACCCTGCGGGTCGGCCGGGTTTGAGGTTCGCGATCCGAGCGGCAACCATCGCCCGCTGCCCCTCCTTCAGGTGGCGACGCTTCAGGTTCAGCGACACCGCGAACGCGACGAGACCCTCGTCTTCGTCCTCGTAGGTTCGAAACTCCGGCTCGACCGACGCCTTCTGGCATGCGCGGTACCGGTTGCGGCCGTCGATGATCCGACCGTCTCGGTGGAGCCAGATCGACTCGCGCAGCCCGTGGAGGCTGATGTCCTCGACAAGATCCGCGAACTCCTGGTCCGTCATCATCGGGAAGATGTCGGCGACCGGATGAAACTCCAGGTCAGTCAAGACGGATCTCCTACCTCTCGACAAAGTAAGCACTCAGTGCATGCTATCAGTGCGGGTACAATATGCGTACAGTCCGAGCGAGGTTTAAGGGCGCGCTCGTGAGACGCTGAAGGGCGTGAAGGACAAGGCCATGGAGACGGAGCTGCGGGATGCCGCAAGGGCGCTCAAGACTGCGCCCGACAACCTGAAGGCCGTGATCCTCAAGGCGGCAGCCAAGGGTGAGAACGCCAACAAGATCACCGAGGCGATCGAGTTCGTGTACTCCCCCGACTACGTCCGCCGGATCATCCGCGAGGGTCGCGGCAAGGGGAAGATCCCCCCGCGCGCCTGACCCCTCCCCCGCGGTCATGCGGCCTTCGCCCGCCACGTCCGGCGGCGCCGCACATTCGTCCGCTCGTCATCGGTCTTGCCGCCCCAGACGCCCTGCTCACGCCTCTCCAATGCGTAGTCCAGGCACGTTGAGGTGACAGGGCAGCCCATGCAGACCGCGCGGGCTTTCGCCTCCCTGACGATCCGCTCCTGGGCGCGCTCACCATCAGCCGAATAGAACAGGTCCGGGTCCTCGTCGCGGCATGCAGCGCGGATCTGCCAGGACAGGTCAGGCAGCGGTGGGGGCGGGTTCTTCGCCTCCGCTTCCCGGCGTCGCATCGCCTGCGTGACCTCTGGGAGGGGCGTCGTCGTGGGCGATATCTTCCGGTCCCGCTCCACAGACGGGTACGGGTCCGGTGCAAGGCCGGCGAGGATCAGCGCCTGGTTGGTCGCCGCGATGTCCTCGTCATGCCGCGGGTACGCGCATGACATACCGGCGCAGTCGTGGCGGTTCCCAAGGCGTTTCACGAACTGGGCGGCGTCCGCCTTGTCTTGCGTGTCGTCGTTGCTGTCGGGTTGGACGACCACGAACCGGTCGAAGGCCTGGAGGCCGATCGATGGGCGGCGGACACGGACAGCGGCGTCGATCTGGCTGGCGAGTGCCACCTAGACCACCGCCCCGGCAGGCTGCGGATAGCAGGTGAGCATCCGTGCCGCCTCGAACGGCGCCCGCGGTGCGATCGTCAACTGGCCAGGCGGGTCCGGGATCGGCTGCGGCTCCGGGTCGCCGCCGCCTTCCTCGTTGCGGAAGTACATGCAGCGGTACTGCTCGCCAAGCGAGCTCGGTTTGTCCTCAGTCCACTCGGCGGGCGTGCGGCCCATCAGTGCGATGAGGACGAGGTCGCAGTCCTCGTTGGCGTCGTTAACACACCGGCCGCAGTTGTTTGCCATCCAGCACTCGCCCTCGGTCGAGTTGCTGAAAGGTGAGCCTTCGCGGGCGGTACTCCACGCCTGGTCATAGGTCGGCAGCATCAGGCGCTCCCCGTGTAGTCGTGGTGGCTGGTGTCCGCAGGCTCGTAGACGGTGTCCACGTCGTCGTCGAGGTCGTCGTGGGGGCAGCAGTCCACGGCAGGGATAAGGGCGGCGAGACGGTCGAGGAGGCTCACTGGGTCACCGCCCGGCGCTTCTCGTTCTCGTACCAGGTGAGAAGCTCACTGAGTGGCGACAGCCACACGACACGGGCGTCAGGACCGACCGTCTCGAACGGGATAACCGCAGCCGGCCCGACCTCAGCGTTCAGGAACTTGGCGAACCTTCCGGCGATGGGCCGGTCTTCGTCGTCGAACGGGTACGCGGTCGGACCATGGTCGGAGCGGAGCAGGACGGCGATCACAGGGCCACCGCCTCGTTGGTGCCGATCGTGTTGGCCGGGATCGCGTTGATGGCTTCGCGGAGCTTCTTCATTCCGGCGGATCGCATGCAGCTGGGCTCCGCGGCGCCGGAGAACAAGGCGTCGGTCTCTGCCTGCTCCGCTTCAGCCAGGACGTCCTCAGCGGCGTCCACCAGCTGATCAAGGGCGGCGCGGAGCTTCCTTACCTCGCCCACGAGAGCGGGAACGTCATCACGGGCTGCAGCAAAGAACATCACCGTCTCGGGCGTGAACTCGCTGACCTCGCTGTAGCTGAAGTCCCACGGCTTCGGCTCGCCCTCGCGTTCGGTGTGCGCTATGGGCAGGCGAAGCGCCTGGACCCATGAACCGTGGCTGCAGCCGTAGCCGTCGCCGCAGTCGCAGGAGTCCCATTCGGTCAGATACGGGCCCGGAGTCGCGGCTTTCTCACGGGCTTCGATGGCGTCGAGGTCGAGCGGTTTCGTGGTCTCGGTGGTGGTGTCAGGCATGGGAAGTCTCCTCGGGAAGTTCAGTGATGATCAGGACGATTCGGCCGCCGGGGTGGCGTTCACCGATGTCCATGAACGGGCCCTTGCAGTGCTCCGAGTCGTCATCTGGGAGCACGCCAGCGTCTACGAGCCCATCGATTGCGGCTTTGTAGGTTGGGTAGTAGTTCCCGGCGTCGCGCTTGCGGCGGTCTGGCGGTTCGTAGATCCCGTCGATGCGGGCACGCTCCAAGCGCGGGACCTTGTGGTGCTTGGCGAGATTGAACGCATCACTGCGGAGCTGCTGGGTAATGGCGTTCTTCTTGGCCCAGTGCAGCCGCTGGTTCGCGTTCAGAAGTTCCTGCTGGGGCGGGAACGCGATACGCCACGACCTTGGGGTGGTGGCTCCCTCCCCCGGCGACGCAGCGGCCGGGGTGTCTACCGAGGGAGGGAGCGTCCTGGAGATGGAGGTCACGATGCCTCTCCGATGAGGTCGAACAACGTCGGCATCGAGGCCTCGCGGGCGACAGCTTCGACATACGCCACACCATCGCGGAAGTACTCCGGATTAAGCTCGACGCCAACCCCACGGCGACCGAGTTTCAGCGCGCAATACGGGACGGTCATCAGCCCGGCGAACGGGTCGAGTACCGTCTCGCCCTCCATGGAGAACTGGGTGATGACCCGGTCGACGATGTCGAACTGGAGCGGGCACAGGTGCATCTGTTGGCCTTTGCGCTCCTGCATCATGTTCAACGTCCGCATCCGGGCCACGTCGGTCCACACGTCCGGGTGCCAAGATGGGGGCTGTAGCAGCATGAACCCGCTGGGCAGGCGCCGCTTCGCCTCGAGGACCTCGCCGGCGTGGACGTGCTCCTCGTAGTCGTAGACCTCGGTGAGGTAGTGGTCGCGGAATAGCTTGAAGATATGGTCGGCGGGCAGGTCGGCAAAGTCTTCGCGCATGAGCGGCCGGTTGCCGTTGGAACGGGCGAAGCCGTGCGCGTCGACCTGCCAGCGGTGCCGCGAGTACGCCTCTTTGGACTTGACCACGGGCACGTCCGCGTACCCATTGCTGGGGTCGGACGGTGGCTTTCGGAACAGCAGCAGGTACTCGGGGAGACCGGCGCCCATCTTGGTGCCGTCTTTGCACTGCTCGGTCCACCCGAGCCGGTACGTCTGGTTATTCTCGCGGACCACGTCGGTAACGATGGTTTTCATACCCAAGAAGGCGAACCCGTGCCGGGTGTAGTGGGAGATCGCTTCGGCATGGAATGGCTGGACGGTCTGGAAGCCGAGGCCGGTCATGCCGCCGGGCACGATGCGGTCCTTAACGTGGATTGCGGCGACCCGGCCCGGCTGGAGCACACGCAGCAACTCGGGCGTGAGGTAGTCCATCTGCGTCCAAAAGTGGGCGTTGTCGTCGGTGTGGCCGAAGTCGTTGTAGCTCGGGGTGTATTCGTACTGGGTGGCGAACGGGATTGAGGTGACGATCAGGTCGACGCTGCCGGCCGCCATTTTCTGGGTCTCTTCGACGGTGTCGTTGTTAACCAGTCGGTAGCCGTCGCCGGCGCGTTCGGTTCGGTGCACGCCGATCGACCGGGTCAGGGTCTGCGACATTGCCTCATGCGAGAGCCCGTAGGTGCGGATGATCTCGCCCATGCGGGCGACGAGCTTGTCGTGCGCCGCCCATTTGGCTTCGAGCTGCGTGCGAATCTCCCGCTCGGCCCCGGTGTAGATCAGGTCGATCCGGACCGGTTCGGTCTGCAAGAATCGGTGGATCCGGTGGATCGCCTGGATGAAGTCGGCGAACTTGAACCCGATGCCGACGAAGATGGCCCGGTGGCAGTGGCGCTGGAAATTGCATCCGCTGCCAGCGATGACCGGCTTGGTGGCCAGGTACTTCAGGCGGCCGTCTGAGAAGTCGATGATCCGCCGTTCCCGCTCCTCAAGGTCCTGGGAGCCCCACACGGCAACGGCCTCAGGCAGCGCGGCAGCGATCGCGTGCCGTTCGGCCTCGAGGTCGTGCCACAGCAGGAAGTGGTCGTCGGGGCTGTCCTCGACGAGTTCCCGCATCTTGGCGACGCGGCCGGTCAGGCTGTCGCGCTTCTCACGGGCGGCTTCCTGGATGCCGACGGCGGCGTTGCGGAACAGGTGACCGCGTCCATGGCGGTCGTATCCGTCGTCGGACGAGGCGTCGGAGGGCACCTCGTGCCAGCGCACGTCCAGCGGTGGCAGCTCGTAGCCGTCGTCGGAGTGTCCAAGGTCGGACGGCTTCTGCAGGAACATCGCCCAGGACGCGACCCACAGCCAGAACTCCTGCTCCATGTGGGGGTGCAGGGTCAGCTTGTCGGCCTTCGTGGAGTCGCGTTTGAAGAAGCGGGTCTTGGCCTGGCCGACGTCCATGACGTCAAGGAACGCCGCATAGGACAGGAGCTCGATGTACTCGTTGGGTGAGGGGGTGGCGGTGGCCACGAACCGGTAGTTGGAGCTGCCTTCGTAGAGGCGCATGAACTCGCGGAAGGTCTTAGTCCCGCCGAAGCCGCGCAGGATCGCAGCCTCATCGAGGGATACGACGTCGAAGTGCCGTGGGTCGAGGCGGCCGTCACGGACGGTCTCATAGTTCGTGGTGTAGATCCCGTCCTCCTTGGCGTCGTCCGCGCTGCGGATGAACGTCACGGCGAGGCCGAGGATCTCCGCGTCGCGAGCGAATTCCTGGCGGACGCCGAGCGGCAGGACGACGAGCCCGCGGCCGCGGCCGAGCTTGGCAAGGACGATCCGGATGATCTCAAGCTGGATGAGCGTCTTCCCGAGACCGAAACTGGCGAAGATCGCGCGCCGGCCGCCGCGGACTGCCCACACGACCGCGTCGCGCTGATGCGGTTTCAGGGCGGGGTGGACGTCGGAAGGGTGTACCTCAAGGCCTGCGGGGACCGCGAGCTGCGCCTTAGCCTCGAGGAAGTCGCGGTAACTGGTAACGGTCATGCGGACGCTCCGGGGAAGTTGTGGCGGTCTTCGATGGCGGTCATGCGGCATCCGCCTTCCGTGCGCGGCGGTCCTCGCGTGCGGCCTCAATGAGGCGGCGAGGCGTCACCTTCGGCAGGAAGACAGCCGTGTGGTCGGCGAGCCACAGACCAGCCCGCAGGCCGACCGCGACGATGACCAGACCGGTGGCGGCGCCGTTCTCAACGCGGCGTCTCGTGGCGGGCTTCAAGAGGCACCGCCCACCTGCGTCAGTGGGTGCGCGTTGCAGAACTCCCGCCACTGCTGATCCGACACACCGAACCTGTTGACCGCGTCGCAGCGGATCTCAGCGGCAACATGCGCCTGCACCGATTCGCCCAACAGCTCAACCGACAGGCCCCACTTGCGGGCGTAGCGGATGTCGCTCCAGTGGCGGAGTGTCCGCAGGATCAGCGACGAGGGGGAATGCACGAGCAGGTCTGCGATCACCGCGGCACCGACAACGGAGGCCGCGGTAAGGACGGCCAGTCCCCACACGAGGCGGATCACGGCTGCCTCCTCGAGCGGAACAGGCGGCGGACAGACGACGCCATCCACAGCAGGTCCACGGCCATTCCGGTGACGACAGCGGCGAGGAGGACCGTTCGGCCTGTCACATCCCAGTCGCGGGTGATCCCGTACAAGGCGGCTGGTATGCCGGCGGCAAAGCCGGTCACGAGCGCCGCGAGGGTGACGACGGTTGCTGTGCCCGCTGATCGCGGTGTGGCGTTGCGGTGGCTCATGCCGCCACATCCCCACGGGATTTCACGGCCCCTTGCCATGTACGGATCGGGTGATGGTGCGTCCGCGGGTCCGTGGACGGCGTGTACGACACCGGCGCGATGAGTCCTGACGTGGCTGCGGCGCGGAACCGGGCGCCGACAAGCGGCCCACGGATCCCCTCCAGTTCGGACCTGATGTCGTTTGCGGAGAAGACCTCGCCGGTGTGGGCCATCCGGGCGATTGCCGCGTCCAGGCGGGTGATCTCGTCGTCGCTGGCGGCCTCGGTGGTGCGGGCGATGCCTTCGTCGCGGCCGGCCTGTCCCTGGGCGAGGAGATCCATCTGCTCAGCCACGGTCGCCGCCACCCGTCACCGCGTCATAGATGGCCTTCGCCCAGCGCGCGTCACCGAGTGCGGTGTGACTGTCGAACCGCTCAGGGTCGACGCCGACCGCGCGGGACATCTCCTCGGACTTCCACGGGAGTCCGACGTCCAGCACTGCATTCGACCACTCCGCGTCATCGGTCTCGCTGTGCTTGCGCCCGTGGAAGTAGCCGATGGTGAGAGCTTCGACGTCGATCAGGTGGTAGTGCCACGAAGGAATGAGCCCGTGATCCCGGAGCAGCGGAGCAAGGGTCTCGGCATCGAAGTTCGGTACCGCACCAACAAGGTGCGCGCCGTGGGTGATGCGAGCGACCTCGTGCGCGGCGTGGTACGGGATCAGGAGCGGCGGACGCGGCGGGTCCTCGCGGCCGGACAGGCGCCTGCCCTCGGGGTGGCGTTCGTAGAACTGGCCGACACTCAGCCCGAACGGGTCGGCGTCGGACAGGTCCACCTCGACGAAAAACTCGGTCTCGGTGTCGCCGCTGTCGTCGCGGCGGATCATGGCGACCTCCCAGACCTTGCGGCCGGGGTGAATGCCGGTGGTTTCGGTGTCGATGAACACGATGGGGGTGCTCATTGGGAGGTCTCCTGGGGGTCATGGATACGGACCTGGTTGCTGCCGGGGACCGGCTCGATCGCGCCCTTCAACTGCAGGATCCGAAGCTGGCGGACGACGACATTGCGGCTGGCGAGGCCGACCGCCTTGCCGAGCTCGCTCACGGTCGGCGGGTATCCGCGGTCGGCCATTGACTTTCGGATGGCGTCAAGGAGGTCCCGCTGCCTGTCGGTGAGGGTGTTCATGCCGCCAACTCCTCTGGGTCGACAGGAGTCCACGTCTCCCCTGGCAGCGCCCACGTGCGGCCGTGGCGGAGCACGGGCGTGTGTGCGGGGTCGTCGGGACGGTGGACGATTAAGCCGGTCTCACGGGCCATCTGCCGGCAACGATGAATCTCGTCGTGACATGGGAACTTGTGGAGTGCGACGAGGTTCGCCATCTCATCCAGACCGCCCTGGGACCGCAGGCGGCGGTGGTGGCACTCGTAGTCGTCCCAGGGGATCCACATCGTGCAGAAGTCGCAGGTTCCTCCGCTGCGGGAGTAGACGTCCTGACGGAACTGCTCCCAGGTGCGGCGCTTTGCCCGCTTCTTCGCGGACTGCTGCGGCATCCGTGACTTCCGCTCGAGCTGGCTCCCGTTCGTCAGCTCGGTACGGCGCTCGAGGCGAGTCCGGCGATTCAGTCCCGTCTTGGCTTTGAGTTCGGTGCGCCTCATGCCGCATCTCCCGACACGAAGTAGAGGGAGAACAGCTCCGGGTTCCGCGGGTTACGGCGGAAGTCCAAAACCCGCTCCCCCGCCTTCACGCGCCCGCCGTCATCCGGGCGGATCGCGTCGAGGGCAGCCTTGATGCGCTCCTCACGCTTCTGCAGCGCCTTGATCTGCTGCCGCAGACCCCACAGTTCGTCCGCCCACTTGCCAGCGTCCGGGTCCTCCACGAACATCACGGACCATGGGTTCCGCTCGGGGACGTGGCCGTCCCAGCAGAGCGTGAAGAACGGGCAGTGGCCGCAGAACGAGCCGTCCGGTTCGTAGTCCCGCGGAAGCATCTCCAGCTCGCTGTCGTAGACGAGCTGAAGCCACTCCAGTGCGTCACGGACGTGCTGCGGGTTGAAGAGTGCGCCGCGTTCGTTCGGCCAGATGAACTCCTCGCCGGTGTCCCGCGCGAGGTAGTCAATCCGGACCCGGTTGATGGCGTGGCCTTCGAGCTTCAGCGCGGCGGCGTACAGGGACACCTGCCACAGGTGCGGGATCTCTGGGCAGTGCAGCTTGATGTGCTCCAGCCACCGCGATGAGGTCGTCTTCACGTCGATGACGACGTCGCCTTCGGTGCGGTCGTAGTGGCCGATGAGGCCCGCGAACCGCACCTCGCGCTCATGTGAGACACCGTCGATGCCGAGCTCTTCGAGGATCTCCGCGATGGCCTGGTGGATCGCCGAGCCCATCGCGGCCTGCACGCTCCCGGCCGGGTTCGACGGCTCGACTCCGGCGAGGCGGTATCCGGCTCGGCGACGGCAGCCACCGAGCTCGGACATGCCCAGCTCCTTCTGCTGGGACCGCGGCTTACGCCGGTCCCATTCGAGAAGGAGTTCGGATGTGGTCGTCATTCTGGCGTCGCCGCCTTCGGGCACTCGTCTTCGTAGTGCTCGCCGACGGCTTCGCAGGTGCTGCATTCATAGTCGGCGGGTGGCGGCGGAAGCTCCGCAGCCTCAGGCGCCTCACTGGCGTTCTTGGGCGGCTGGGAGAAGTCGAACTGCTGGGCAAGGTCCGCCACCTCGGCTTCGGCTTGCTCGGGTACGACCTCGGCGTCGACTACATCGCCATGGTGTTCGGGCGGCGCAACATCGACCTTCTCATCGGCGATGTAGTCGTAGTCGCCCTCGATGGCGAACCCGAGTGCGACCTCCGGGCAGGCGGCCTTTGCTCCGTTGGAGATGGCCCGGTTCCGGATCATCGTGCGCGTGTAGAGCTCCCATGGCAGTGGGTCGCCTTTGGCGCTCCGCGCATGCGGCCTGCCGTCTTTGATTGAGACGAGTTTCGCCGTGATCGCGTCCTGAAGCGTGAACGTCTCGGTGTGCGGACGCTTCGGATCGTCCTTGCGGGTGATCTCAATCGTGCAGCTCTCGTCTGTTTCGTCCAGGAACCGGATCTTGTGGCCGGCCTGCCGTGCGAGTGCGAGCCATGTCGTGCCCGCAAGCTGCGGCTTTCCCTTAACGACGTAGATGCCTTGGATGGCCTGCATCGGCGACATGCCCAGGTCTTGGCCATACAGGATGATCGCCAGTACGTTTCCGGGCTTGCCGCGCAACGCATCCGGGACGATCGAGGCCATCGCTAGGGCCTGGGACAGCCTGTACGCCTGGTCGAGGTCGCCGATCGGTGATCCGAGCGCTACTTGTGTCTGCTGCTTCGCGACGGCCGTGCCCGGCCGGGTTTGCTGCTCAGTCATTGGGGAGTCCGATCAGTTCGTGGAAGGCTTCGTCGACTCGGACGTCGCAGGCTTCGGTCCACTGCTCGTCGGTGCAGTCGACGGCGGGGATGTCTCCGTCGTGCGCTCGTTGCCGGTCGACCAGCGCCTCCTGGAGTTCGCCGAACCAGAACGCGCGGTCCTCGGACGTCCGGTGGCCGGCAAGCCGGGCGAGCTCGACGGTGACTTCGGCTTCGACCTCGGGGGTATTGATCTCGCGGATGGCGAGGTCTTCGATCTGCTCCCGAACGTCCTGCTCGATGACGGGAGCGATGGTGGTGAGCGTCATGCCGCCATCCCCCTGGGGGTGGTGTCGTCTGCTGTCGTCTTCTCGCGGCGCTTCCGCAGCCACCCGCGGCGTATCCACGACGACCGCATCTGCCAGGTAGCCCGCGTGTCGCCGCGGCCGAACGGCTTCAGCCACTCGTCCGTGTCCTCGCTGGTGGTGTCGATGTCGCCGTCGATGACGAGCGGTTCGCGAGAGACGAGACCGAGCCGCACCAGGAGCGAGACATGCCCCGTCGGCTGCTGGCTCTGCTCGGCGGGCTGCTCCTGCCCGGGCCTCCCGTGTTTGGCCGGCGGAGGGGTTGTTTCGTCCTCACGCTTTGGCGTACCGCGATGCTTGCCGGTGTGCGGTGTCAGGCGGAGGACGCCAGCCTCGAGGCGTACCTTCCTGGCTTCCTCATCGGCGACCGCCTGTTCGTAGGCGGTAACGAAGGGTTCGACGGCTTCGGTCACGTCCTGGACGTTGATTCCGTCCGGGCACGCCACGGCGGCAGGAGCAGGCTCGGCGTCCTCCACGACCTCGCGGGCTTCGGCGTCCTCGCGGGCGAGCGGGTGCCCGGCCGGGTAGGCGCTGTACGGCTCCCGCCTGGTGCCGTGGTCGGGGCAACGGTCCTGCCCGTACTCGTCTACCGACCAGCCCTCGCGGGCGCCGGCCGTCTCCCGGATCGTCGCGGACAGGTCGTGGGGGTAGTTCTCCGCCCAGCCGTTCGGCGGGAGATACTCGCGTTCACAACCGGGGGTTTCGCAGACGAGACGGTGGTCGACTTCGGTGAACGGCGGGAGGGTGTTCCTGGCGAACATGCGGGCGATCACGCTGCCTCCTTGATCGCGGCGGGGATCTGCGCGTAGATGCGGACACGGACGCCCCACTCGCAGGGGCCATCGGCGGCGACCGTGACGACGTCGGCGACAGTGGTTTCCTCGACGTCGATGTGCAGGTGAGCGGCCCATGCCTTGACCGTCTGCCGCTGCTTGTCCGGGCTCTGGCCGGAGGCGGGCAGGACCATGCCGTACAGGTAGTTGAGGGCGGCGTCGATCGACCAGAGGGAAACGGTCGGCAGGCCGGGGATCTCCAGCAGGTGCGTGAGAGCGCGGGAGCGGGCGGCCTGGTTTCCCTGGACGGTGAGGTCGTGGTCGCGGGAGTGGTCAACGAGCGCAGTCATCGGGCACTCGCCCTGGGGGCGCGGCGCACCATCTGGTGCGGCTCCCGCTGCAGCCAGCCACGCGTCGCAGGCGCACCAGACGGCAGCGATCCCGCACGCCACGCGATGTCGAAGATCCCGCGGGCGTTCAAACGCGGAGTGCTGGCGACGACACCCCAAAGGCTCGTCCGGTTCTCCAACACCAACAGGTCTCCGTCACGGACCTGGTCGGCACGCACCGACTCGCCGCGGGCGAGCAACTCGATCCGCTCCCCCGCGTCATGCACCCCTGAGCCTTCGATCACGGCGAGGCCGGCGGAGGTGGTGATCTGCGAGACCCACGACCACACGCTGTGCACGTCGATGAGTTCACTGCCGACGAGGACGACGGGAAGCGGCTCCGACTTGAGGCGGACCAGGTCCCCGAGGTCGAGCTGGGACGGGCACACCATGCGTGGCAGCGGAGCGTCCAGGACCGGAAGCGACACGAGGGCGGTCATGCTGCACCACCCACGCCCGCCTTGGATCCGTAAAGCTCCCCGCAGATCTCGATGGGCGGTGGGATGAACAGCGCGGTCCATTCGTCGTTGCGCAGTTCCTCCGTGGCGTAGATGCCGAAGGCGCGGCGGTAGCGGAGGCGATTGCCGGTCGTCGGATGCCATGCTTCGTGCCAGTTCTCGCGGTGGGTGCACGGCAGGACGCACTGGACCGGGAGCGACCAGTGGACGGAGATGCAGCGGCTCCACTCGGACAGATCGGGGCTGATCTCAGGCATCACGCACCGCCTGCAAGTTCGATCGGCGACCAGATCGCGGCGATGGTCTTCGCGCGCTCGGCCAGCCACTGCCGCACGGCAGGCTCGTCGGCCTCGGTGACGATGCACTCGGTGGACCGGAGGATGGCCTTGCGCTGGAGGACCCAGTAGACCCAGAGCTTGTCCGGCTCCGGTTCCTCGCCCTCTTCGAGGTACTCGCCGTCGTCTCGCTTCCAGTCCCAGCGGAAGACGAGGTTCATGTCCGGGTCGGTGTCGCCCCACTCGCCGACGAACTCCGCCCACGAGGCGTACTCGGTGTGGACGTCGCTGTAGCGGTCGCCGCCGACGTAGTAGTTGCCCTCGTTGCAGTAGTACGGGTGCAAGGCGTCCCACAGGTGAGTGGTGGTCGCGGTGTCGGTCACTGCTCCCCCTCTTTGAATCCGAGCCTGGCGATGACGGACAGCTCCGCGCTCTGCGAGGAGCGCTGGGTCACGTCATGCGGCAGGCTGTGTCGGCTGTCCACCGGGCGGGGGTCCGGGGCGCTGATACCTTTGGTGTCGTTCACGAGATCCCGCTCCTTTGCTTGTGTCTCGTGGATTGGCCCCGGGTGCCTCCGGGGCCATTTGTCTTGTCAGGCCGACTTCCTGCCGCGGTGCGCCTTACGAGCACGGCCAGGCTCGGCCTTCAGGAACTGAGTGACGTTCGACTGCGCAGCGCGCGGACGCGGGCTGCTGCGACGAGTCCCAGCGCGGGATGTGGCATCTACCTCGCGTTCACCGGCGGCGAGGATCTCCAGGATGTTCTTGCCGCTGAGGCCGATCTCCCGGCTGCGGCCCACCCGGGTGTGTGGGATGCGGCCGAGCTGCGCGGACTTCCGAAGCGCGCCAGCGGTGGTGGTTCGAAGCCAGGCGAGTGCCTCTTCCGGGCTGTAGACGACCTCGGGGATCGGCGGCCCAAGCGGGAGTGGCGGGAGTTCGACGGTCATGACGCCTGCCGCTTGCCATCAGCAAGTTCGTCGGGGGCGAAGTCGTCCAGGTCGGCGTCGAGCGCCTTAGCGATCCAGGCAAGCATCACGCGGGACGCGGGCTTGTCCTTGTTCGGGTTTTCGAGGTTCCGGATGGACTCGGGGTGGCGGCCGATGGCATCGGCGAGTTCTTTGATGCTCAGGCCCTTGCGCTCCCGCAGTTCGCGGATCTTTTTTCCGTCGTAGGGGACGGTCTGCGTTGGGGGCATGAGACGAGACTAGGACTCTCAGTCCTAGTTGTCTAGCCACTTCCAGGACTCAATTTCCTACAGGGCAGACCCAATAGGACTGACAAGTCAACTCTTACCTGACAGCCACACCGCTACGACCTGCGGTGACTCACCGTCCTAAGGTGGGTTGACCAGTCCTAGTGAGTCCAGCAAACTACACTTGACTTCCCTGGAGGAGACATGGCTCCCCGGCCCGATCCGGACCCACCCTGGCGCCGACTAGGCGAACTGCTGATCAAGCGGCGCGTCGACATCGACCACCGCTACCGAAACCGTCGAACCTTCTGCGACGAGACGCGCACCGACTACCGCGTCGTCTCGGACATAGAGGGGGCGCGGCGCGCAAACTTCAGCCAGCCGATGATCAGCCACCTGGAGGGCGCCTACCGGCTACGGTCAGGCAACATCCAGCGCATCCTTGACGACGGCGACCTGGAACCAGAAGAACCAGTCACGGAAACTTCGGCGCAAGGTGTCCAAGTCGAGCGATACGACGAACGACATGTCCACGTCGACGTCACCGTCGACACCCAAGTCACCATGGAAGAAGCGGTCGCCAGCCTCGGCGATCTGACTGCTCACGAGCGAGCGACCGTGGCGATGCTGCGAGACATGCGGTACGAACCCGCGGAGGTCGCTGGTGCGGTGCTGCTGCTGCGCGGCCTTGATGCGCGCCGGGCAGCCCAGTCCCCGCCGAGTCGCCGTAAAGCATGAGCCCCGCACGGCCCAAGACATGATCGCCTGGGGGGCAGATCGCGTCCGGACCGTGCGGGGTGGCAGCGTGCAGCGGCAGGAGACCAGCTCTTTGGCCGGCCGGAGCGTCTCAGCATGCCGCCGCACTCGTAGAGGGATCGCCGGGCAACCGTGATGGTCCTCCCGCGTCCAGCGATCCCAGCTCATGAGTCAGGCCCCCACATTCGCATCAACAGCGGCGGCCTGGCTGTCGGGTTGTGCGGCGATCTTCGCGAGGAGGTCCTCGGTGTTGTCGCCAGCGATGGTCATCTCGCAGCCCGCCCGCTCCTGCTCGGGAGTGAGGACGGCAGGAGTTCGCGTGGCGTAGGGGGAACCGGCGTCGCTTGACCAGAAATACCAGCCCGGGACCTTAATGCTCTCAAGGTCGGGCGCGTCGGTGGAGCCTTGAACGACCTCGGCGGATCCCATACCGTGACTCCCAGTCAGCGACTTGTGCTTGACAGCAGTCTGTACATGTCTACGTCACTTGCGCAATGACTAAGACAGATTTTTCTCGGGATCTGTCACACGGTGGTCACTGGCGCCCCAGGGAGGGACACTAGGCCGCATGAAGACCATCCGCTCGATCGAGCTCGGCGGGAAGCTCCGCGCACTACGCGTGAACGCCGGCCTCAAACCCGACGAAGCCTGCGTCCAGCTCGGCTGGGATCGACGCAAGCTTGATCGCACCGAGACTGGAACGACAATCCCCAGACTCGGGGATCTCCTCGCCGCTATGGACCTCTATGACGCGAGCGCCGAGGACAGGGGAGCGCTCAAAGATCTCCGCGATGAGGCAAAAGCCGGGCGGCGTGGATGGTGGATTGGCTTCGGTGACGTGTTCAACGGGCCCCTCCCCGCCCTGGAGCTTTCAGCGAGGAAGATCCGCAGTTTCGAGATGAACATCGTTCCCGGGCTGGCTCAGACCTCGGAATACGCACGGACGCTCATCGAGATCGCCCGCCCCGAGGACAGTACGGAGGCGATCGAGAAGCGCCTCCGCGCCCGGATGGCACGGCAGGACGCCGTGTATTTGCGTGCGGACGCCCCGAGCGTCCACTTCATCGTCGATGAAGCCGCCCTGATGCGCCCTGTCGGTGGCACCAAGGTGCTAAACGATCAGATATCGGCGTTGTGGGAGTTGGGGCAGCGACCGGGCGTTACTGTCCAGATCATCCCACTGGACATCGGAGCGCATGCTGCCCTGAAAGGCGGGTTCGAGATCATGGACTTCGCGGTGGACGCCTCCCCGCAGGTGGCGTTCACGGCAGGCCAAGAAGGAGACGTCTACCTCGAAGGTGCGTTGGACCTTCGCAGGCTGAACAATGTTTGGGACCGCTTGGCAACGGCGGCCCTAACGCCAGACGACTCGGCCAGGAGGTGCGCCGAGCTGACACGAAAGTGAGGATCCTGTGCAGACAGACCCGAGGAAGTGGCGCAAGTCGACCTGGAGTGACAACTCGCAAGGTGACTGTGTCGAGGTCCAAAAGGTCGAGACTGGGCGCGACGCCTAGTATCGACCGCCTAGCGCGACGAGCCCCCGGTAGCCGACCGACCGGCACCGGGGGTTTTGCCGTGATGAGCGATGGTCCTGTGCACCAACAGGATAAGCCTGGCCGCCCGGCCGCGGACATACCAGCTTCACAACACCCTGGTAAACCCGCAGCTCATCGGGGCCAACTTATGGCCATATGGCCAATGGGCCACAAGATCATCATCACCTTTAGCGTTGCCGACCATGGCGCGCAGGCGTATCGACCCGTACAGCGGACGGCCGCGGTACAGGCAACTAGCGGACATACTCCGCGATGCCATACGCAGCGGCAATCTCCAGCCTGGCATTACCCTTCCCCCGGAGAGGCGACTCGCTGACGACTACGAACTCGGCATCGATGCCGTTCGTGACGCACTTGCCGTCCTCCGCGGGGAGGGGCTCATTGAGACCGAGCGGGGGAAACCGTCCCGGGTACGCGCCCAGGGAGAGCCTGCCGTGGTAGCGGTTCATTCGGGTGCGCGAGTCACGGCCCGGATGCCGACAGAAGAGGAACGGCAGCAGTTCGGCTTGCCCGAGGGAACCCCGCTGCTGGTCGTCGAGCACGAGGGTCATCGAGAGCTTCTGCCGGCAGACCGGTTCGCCGTTGAGATGGTCGATGACCGCGCCGTGTAGTGCGTCCATCCGCCACGTCGGAAGTGTCCGACTCCGGTCAGTAGCGGCGGGAACGTATTTCGGAATGCCCGGGATTGTGGTGGTTTCTGCCGCCCAATCGGCCTACCTGCGGCTATCTGACTAGATAGCTTACTGACGATCAATCCAAGAGCATGGTGCAAACCCGGCGGTACGTGAGATCGTCAAACGTGTGCCTGGGGGGCAAGTCGCGTCCACGCAACGATGTGGCAGGAGACGCTGGGTTGGAAGAGATCGACGCTGAAGTGGTGGACCTGATCGTCAAACGTGTCACCGAATACCTGACGACCCACTTCGACGCACGCCATGACGAGCTCAAACGTCGCATGGCAGCCCTGGAGAGGCTTGTCGAGGCATCCACAATTGACATCAAACACGACACGGGGTTCACCAGGGCCATCGCGAGCCGGTCCTTCACGGATCTTCTCGGCGCGATGCCGCCGCCCGAAACCCCTGCCGACGACACACCCTGTCCCCCTGCGATCGGCCGCGCCGTCAACGCCGACCCCAGCGGGGGCGACCAGCGCGTCGACCTCGACCGCTACGGAGTCGTTGCGATCCTCCGCCCCGGCGCCGACGCGGACGACGCGTGGGACGAGGTGAAGACCAGCGCGCGCAGCGAGCGGGGGGCGCAGTGAAGGTCGTCATCCGTGAAGCCCGCAACGGCGTCGTCGCGGCCTGGTTCGCCGCCGGCGATGCCCTCGTGATCCTCCTCGCCATCGACCTCGACGACCTGACGCGGCAGCGGTACATCACCCAGGCGAAGCTCGAGCACGGCATCACCGAGGAGCATCGACGCCGCAGGCTCATCGCGCTTCTCCCTGCCGGCTGGGGGCACGCCGTCAGCCGACACAAGGCGGCCACAGCGATCGCGGTCGGGAGCGGCGTGCTCGTGGGCGGTGTTGCCGCCGCGGCCGTTCTTCCTGCCGCCCTGCGACATGACGACCAGTCGCATGCGCGGCATTCGCAAGCGGCTGCGCCAGCCCGGCCGCCTGCTCCACCGGAGTCCTCGCAGAGACCGCGGCAGACACCGCACAGCAAGGCGCCCACAAAACCAGGACCAGCGGGACCCGAGCCACCGGATCGGTCCCTGCCAGTCGTCCCAGTGTTGCATCTCCCGTCAATACCGAGGTATCCGGTCGCGCACACGGTACCCGTGGAAGACACCGCCCCGATTCCAGCACCGCTGCGCCTACCGAAACCGCCGGCGCTGCCCAGTGTCCCGCCAGAGCGGTCACGGCCTTTCCTGCGAGCCGACCTGCCGCCGGTCCTGCACGCAAGTGTGCGTATTTCTCCGCACCTCCGGGTGGAGGTACGCCTCGGAAGCAAGCCGACTGCCGCGTCCCGGCCGTAACCTCTGCGCATGGCTTCCCCTAACCGTAAGCGGCCCTTCGTGGAGAAACGAGGCGACCGCTGGCGTGTCCGCTGGCCTGACGCGAACGGCGACCTGCGCTCAGCTACGCGCGACAACGACGGCATGCCGTTCGCGGACAAGGTTGCCGCCGAGAAGTATGGCTGGGAGCAACTCGGCCAGGCTGCTCCCGTCGAACCAGCCGCTCCTGGAGGTATGACGTTGAACACATGGGTCAACATGTGGTGGCCGGCGCAGGACCTGTCCCGGAACACCACCAGTAACTATCAGTGGTACATCGAAGCGTTCATCCTGCCAGAGTTCGGGAACCGGTTCCTGGACACGCTCACCACACTGGAGATCGTCGCGTGGGAGAACGGCATCAAGAAGGACTATGCCGTAGCTACCGCCGCTGCGGCGCGGAGCCTGCTGTTCACGATCCTCGGGGACGCCGCTCTCGACCCGAACACGGGCCTGAAGACCAACCCTGCCGCCCGACCACCTCGAGCCCGCGGGCGCCGCTCAGGCCGGGTGAAGCGCGGTCGCGCAGCGAAGAAGTGGCCGACACCGCTCGAGGTGGTTCTCGCCGCGGAGCGGGCATCGGTGCTGTCCGGCCGGACCCTGGATTTTGTGATGGTCGTGACCTTCGGGTGGACGGGGATGCGGTGGGCGGAAGTCCAAGGCATGCAACGCGAGTTCCTGCGCAAGGAGTTCTACGAGCTCGACTGGCAACTGCCCGAGGTCGCGGGGAGGCTCCTCCGCGAGCCGCTCAAAAGCGACTCCTACCGCACCCACGACCCCGACGACGGCGTCTCACGGGTCGACCTGCCCCCGTTCCTCCACGACCTCCTCCAAGGCGTTGTGGACTCCCATAACGGGCGGTGTGAGTGCGAGGACCGCGGACGGGACTGTGGCGGCTCCGGTTGGGTGTTCCTCGGCCCAAGTGGTGGACACTTCCGTCGAAGTAACTACGCGCGCCGGTTCTGGCATCCCGCCTGGGACGGCATCTACCCGGCGCGGAAACGCGGGGACGCTGAGGTGCCAGCGAGGCCGGTGCTGGTCGACCCGCACCCCTGGCCGGGCCGCATCCTGCAGGCGTGGCCGATGGCCGAACCCGGCCTTCCCTACACTCCCCCGGCCGTCGGGCAGGGCAAGGGCCGCGCTCGGATCCCTGAGGGAATACCGCTCGCGTCGTGGCTGCCGGTGAAGAAAGGCATCGTCCCGCACGGGCTGCGGCATGGCCACAACACCTGGATGGAAGAAGACCGGATACCTAGGATCCTGCAGCGTGAACGCATGGGGCACCGGGAGCCGGGCATGGGTGGCCGGTACACGCACGTGTCCGACACGATGCGGGCGGAACTGATGGACGCGTTGGAGCGTCGATGGTTGGGAGCACTCGGTGCACGGCGGGACATCTGTCCGACGTCGCCCGTACCGTTGCTTCAGATGCTGCTCGACAACATAGAAGGGAGCACGAGATGA